ACCAATAGAACTACCAAGTGATGAAGAGATAGAGATGGCAGCACCTTATGTCCCAAGAGATGCACATGATTATTATGTTGGTGATAGAGATGGTTTTATTGAAGGTGCTAAATGGATGCGTGATAAAATACAAGGAGGTGAGAAATGAAAATCATAGTAAAACATTTAGCAACAGAAATAGAAATTTCTGACAACCAAGGAACAGATGATGGCAGAGGATTGCTATATCATAATTGGACTTATTCCAAAGAAATTCTATCAGAAATGGTTGAAAAAGTAAAAGAGTTAAGTAAAAATTAGAGAGGTGAGCAATGAAACGACTAATTGAATTTATCAGAGTTTCTCAATTTAGATGGGTTGAGTTTTGGTCTTATACTATATGCGGAATAGAATTTTATAGAAACTATTCCCGATTTTATTGGAATAGAAAAGAATCAAAACAACATAAAACAATAGAAGGTGAGCAATGAAAACAGCAATGCAACAACTAAAAGATAAGATTCAAGTCATTATTGGTGAAATGAATGGCGAATTTAACCTTTATGAAAGTGGCTATAAACAATGCCTTATCAACATTCAGAATGATATTGACCTTCAAATGTTAGCAATGGAGAAGGAGCAGATAATTGATGCGTTTGGTGTAGGATGCCAAGTTGAATCTACAAGATTGATTGGTTATCATGATATGGCAGAACAATATTACAACGAAACATATGGGAAAGATAGTACTGGAATTTGATAACTTTGAGGAATCAGAGGATGCAAGAGATGCTTTGAATGGAACAAAGTGGAGACTTGCTATGTGGAACTTAGACCAAAAGCTTAGAGAAACAACTAAGTATGGTGTAAGTATGTTACATAAAACTAATGAAGCTACACCTGCTGAAGTAGAGATAGCTGAAAAGATTAGAGATATTATTAGAGAAATATTAGATGAACAAGGATTAAATTTAGAATAATGGATATGAATACTTATACTGGAGAGAATCCATATGGTCTATCTCCAAAGGATAAAGCTTTGGAACTTTATGATAAGTTCCAAAGCAAAAGTCCTAAGATAGGAGATCATTCTACAATTTATATATCTACAGCAGTGCATCACGCAAGGTTGTGTGTAGATGAAGTATTATATTATTCAAAAGCTCATGGTTTTATTGGGTTAACAGAATATTATGAACAAGTTAAACAAGAACTAGAAGTATTATGACAGGTACTCTACATAAATCAAAAGATAAATGGCTTGTGATATATGGATCTGATCCTAATATGTCAGAAGTTTGGCCTATAGATTTACCATTACATCCGGATGATGTTAAGTCTATAGAAGATGATGCTTTAGTTTTTGATAATGTAGAGTCAAGAATCTTTGCATTCCGTAGAGTTGAGTTTGATATTATAGAAGAGTGTCCACATTATAGTGGTAAACATATGAGCACTGATTGTTCATGTAAATCCGGATTTATTAAATACGCAAAACTTAAACACAATGATTAAGAAATTATTATTTATAGCATCATTACTTATAAGTATTGGTGGATATTCCCAACAGTTTACATCTGACTATAGGGCTTATGTAAAAGTAAAGACTACTAAAAAAGGGAAGAGTAAACTTAAGGTAAAAGAAATACTAAGAGACAGAGATGATCTTTGTTTATCTAATACTCTTTTGATTATTAATTCTCAGACTAATATTTTTATAGATCTTGAATTACAAAAAGAAACAACTGACTCTAAACTATTTGAAGGTAATGATGATGGTACTCTTTGTTCTGTTACTTTGTTTAAACATACAGACCCATTAACTTTATTTATAAACTATGGTGAATGGGGAGTTATTTACTTCTTAAATAAAAAGTAGTATGAACTATTGGAAAGCATTATTCTCACCGTTTAAACTATTTAAACTAAAGTTTTACTTTGGTAAGATAGCTATTGGTACTCCTTATTTCTTTCCTAGAAAAGCAGTTAAGATCTCAAAGGATGATGCTATGCATGAAGCTTTTGTAGAGTATGCTAAGTTCAAAGAGCAAGGTAAGAACATATCTTTTGATGACATTTATCATAATAAATTAAATCAAAAGGTATTTGTTCCTAAAAAGTTTGGCTTTGATTTTGTTGGACTAGGATGGAAATCTAAATGGGATAGTATAGATTATAGATTTGAATGGCAACCACTTATGTCATTTGTATTTTATAAGTGGCAGTTTGTTATCTTTATAAGGGCACCGCATCCAGATAATTATTGGACTTGTTGGTTGTATTATGAAAGGAATACCGATAAGTCTAAACCCATTGCAAAGAGAATAGAACAAGCAAGAAGAGAGTTTCCTTGTACCTGGACAACTTATTATAAAGATCCTAAGACAGGTGAGAACTTATCACAAGAAACCATAGACTATTGGGATATAATACTTAAAAAGAAATGGATAAAAAATAATAAATCATGAAAAAAGTAATTTTAATTATACTAATATTTATCAGTTCATTTAGTTATGCACAAGACATTACATATCTAAGAAGTGTTAGCTTTAATATTGGTGAAGTACTTAAAGATGGAAATATTAATTTCCTTGGAGAGAATCCTTCAACAGTATTAATAGAACTACAGCCTAAGAAAGTAGTAATACATTCTAATGAAGTACAAACCTATAGAACTGTAAGTGATGTACATAAAGTTGAAGATATATGGTCTTGGGATGTAATAGATGACAATGGTATATATGCTAAATTTATTCTTACACCAATACCAGATTCTAATTATACTATGGTAATGATTTCTTATAGTGATTTTGCATGGTATTATGTTGCGAAAAGAGATTAAAGTTTGTATATTGCACTGTATTAACCATTTAAAATAAAAAAATATGATCACTTATTATGTAAATGTTCTTGGAAATACCACTCCGATTGATTGGCAATTTCAAACTGTAGCAACTCTTGGAGTTGGTAGTAAAATTAAAAACAGCGGTATTATCTATACCATTGTAAATACTCCGGTATTTGGTAATGCAAACCAAGCATGGGTTGACGTTGTTGTATCATAATTAAATGAAAATAACTATAAAAAGCACATCGTATTGATGTGCTTTTTTATTAATTAATAATTTAAGATTATGGAACTTTGTTGCTCAGTATTACAATACCTTTTAATATTAATACTGCTCATTACAGCAGGATATTTTAAAGGTAGAATGGACGCTATTGCTCATTCAAGATTAAATAATTTTGATTGGGAAAAAAAGTATGATTTTACTAAAGATGGAAACTATAATCATTGGTGGTACTTTGGTTTAGTCACTCCACGCTTTCCTGAAAAATTTCCTTTTAGTAGCACAGCACTTGTGTTTCTAACTGATGCATGGCACAAATATCAATTTTTAACATTGCATTGTTTTTATTTAGCAATTGCAATTGGAATAACTAAAAATATTTGGGTAATATTATTATTATCATTTATAATATTTCCATTATCTGTGGGTGCATTCTTCGAATACTCATATAATAAATTTAGAAAACAATGAAATTTATTCCGTGGATTGTACGAAACTCCTGGTTTCATTTAATAATTTTATTTACTTGTATTGTTATTGCGCTAACATGGCAATGGGATACTGATAAATTAATTGCTTTATCTTTTATAAGTATTGTAATTACTGTATTAATTACTGGTAAATATTTTTATTGGCGTAAAAATGTAAAGAATTACAAAAGAAAAAATGGATTATCATGAATAAAATACAGTTTACTGAAGAACAAATTGAAGTCATTGATAGTATTAAAAAAGAATCATTTATAACAGGATTAACTTGGGGCATAGTATATACTGTAATTACTATTGTAATAATTATGACTTCATTATTTATAGTTTCAAAAGTTTTTGAATATCTATGATAAAAACGCAAACAACGAAAACTCTTATTACTAAAGAGAATAATAATAGTTCTAATTGTATTGCTCCCAATTTAATTTATGGATGTTTTGGTGGATGTGTTGAAACATATTGTTATATGTCTCGATACAATGGTAATCGAGTTTATGTTAATACTAATGTTGAAGAGATCTTTCAATCTGTAGTTGATTGGGAAAAAACTTTTATTAAAAAACCTGATCAACAAGATCCTGTTTATGTTATGGTTGACATTGCATGTAATAGTGATTTAGTATTAATGCAAAAACATTTACCAGAACCTTTATATGACTATCTTAAACGATATGATAATCATCCTCGATTGAATACAACTATGGCAACTAAATATCCTAGCTTATTAGATTTAGATGTTACTTCATTTAATAAAAAGCCAAGGGTTAGAGTTAGTTTAATGCCTCAAGTTTATTCTAATATACTTGAACCTAAGATGCAAAAGATTTCAAGTCGTATTGGTGATATTAATCGTTTAAAAGAATTAGGATGGGAAGTACATATTAATTACAGTCCTTTAATTTTTTATAAGGATTGGAATGATGAGTATAAAAAACTCTTTCACGAAGTAAAACAAACTGCTGGTATTAATAAATGTGAAGTTATTGCATTAACAAATCATAAGAATCAAATGCAAAGATCTTCCGAAGAAGCAAAAGAAATAATGAAATACTCTTGTGAAATAAAAAATGATTCTGGAATTATGAGATATCCAATTATACATAAAACAAGACTCATAAATGAATTTAAAGAGTTATATTCGCAGTACTTTCCTTTAGATACAATTAGATACATTTTTTAAAACCAACTAATATGTATAATGTATATGTTTATCCAGGTTTAGATCATCAGAAACAAACTGCTTATAGAAGGAAGTCTTTTATAAGTAGGAAACTTTTAACTTATGATCAAATAATAAGTATTGTAGCTGATTTTTATAACCTTTCTGAAGCTGATATTTTAGGTAAGTCTAGACTTCATAATGTTGTTAAAGCAAGAACTTGTACACAAGCTCTTATTAAAGAACTACTTGAATATTCTTACGTAGAGATTGGTAAAGTATTTAAGAGTAGTAATCATACTACTCCTTTACACAATGTTAAGAAATCAAATAATTGGTTAAAGGTTTATCCTGCTTATGCTAAAGAATATAATTTAATTAAGCAATATTGTAAGACATTACAAGAACAATATGAACAGGCTTCCACAATCATTTAAATTTAAGTTTATTGATGGTGAGTTTAAACCATCAAATGCATTTCAACAAACTAAGTTTAGTTTATTTTTATCAGAACTTAATGATAATGAAGAGTTTGAAATAACTTATGAATCGATTGAATCAAATCATAGTTATGCTCAGTTATCAAAGGTTCATAAAGTAATACGTGAACTTGCTTTGTATACAGGTGTAACCTTTGAAGAAATGAAAGAGCTAGTAAAGCAAAGAGCTGGGTTATGTTCTAACACAGCTCTTAAATCTTTTGCCGATTGTAGTAAAGATGAATTATCTCTAGCTATTCAGGCATGTATTGAAATTGGTGATGATGTTGGTTTTAGTCTTCATTAATAGGCTCACCAGTTTCTTTATTAACTTTTATTTTTTTGATTTTATTTTCTACTCTTGCTTGATCTTCAATTAAAAGTTGAAGACTTAAAAGTGTGCGTAGATGATATGTCTCCGGAGTATCATCTGTTTCTTCACTAACTTTCTTTATTGTTTCCTGCATGTGTTCTTCATCACGAAAAGGAAAGTAATGATAAATTAATTGATTAACTCGAATGTAATAATTAATTGGTATCTTAATAGTTACCTCTTCGTTTTCTGACATTACTTCGACTTCTGTGTATTCTATATTATTTTCAGACATATTATAATTTTATGGAGATAAAAATAACAAAAAATCCAAAGATCAATGAGGTTAAAGAAAAAATAATTTATAATCTTAAAAATTGTGGTTGGTATGACGTATTAAATGAGTATCTTGATTCTGATGAATTTTATGAGATAATTAATTTCTTATATAAGGAAAGCGTGCAATCAAGAGAATTTACACCAAACTTGTCTAAAGTATTTAATGCCTTTGTGGAATGTCCCTTTGATAAACTAAAGTGTGTTATAGTTGGTCAAGATCCATATCCTCAAAAAGGTGTAGCTGATGGTATTGCTTTTTCGTGTAGTAATAAAATGAAAGCTGAAAAGTCTTTACAATATATTCTAAAGTCTATAGAAGAAAGTGTAAAAGATTATACTAGTTTTAGTCCTGATTTAAGACGATGGTCTAACCAAGGCGTGCTAATGTATAATACGGCTTTAACTACCCAAGTTAATAACATTGGAGCTCATAAACTTATTTGGGATGGCTTTACATGTCATTTACTAACTAGAATTTCTCAAACAAAAGTTGGTGTACCATTTGTTTTTATGGGTAATATTGCAAAAGAATTTAATTTAAATGTAAATAATCGACATCCAAAGTTTTTTATTCCTCATCCTGCTAGTGCTGCATATAAAGGAGGTAAATGGGAATATGATAATATTTGGAATAGAGTAAATGAAAATTTAATTGCGCAAAATAAAAACCCTATAAACTGGTAACCATGCATAGAATATTTGCCTTCTTTGAACTACATAAGATAACTCCAAATATGTTCTATACTTTGATTGCTATTCAAAATGAAAAGCGTCCAAGTATTATGAATGTGCATTTGGAAATAAGACATCTTAAAAATGCTAAACTTATTACAGATAATAATAAGTTAAGTGCAAAAGCTAATGAATTAATAAAAGAAGGCTTAAAAATTTTAGACAGTAGTACCCCTACTGTAGAGCAGTCTCAAGATATGATTAGAACATATATTGAATTGTTTCCTGCCAAAAAATTACCAAGTGGTAAACTTGCTAGATCAGCATATAAAAACATTGAGAATTGTTTTAAATGGTTTTTTAGTAACTACGATTACTCTTGGGAAATTATTTTAAAAGCCACCGCTTATTATATTGACTCTTACGAGAAAAAGAATTACCTTTACATGCGCAATTCACAATACTTTATTGTTAAAACAAACCCTGATAAGACTAGGGATTCTGAATTAGCAAACTATTGTGAAATAATACAAAGCGGCATTGACGAGGAAAACGATTCGTTTTTTAAAGAGAAAGTAGTATAAGTAGTTAAATAACCTTGTATGTCAGATAAAAATCTTCCTTGGAAAAATCAAAAGGAAGCATATCGTGAGTCACTGTATTATCTTAAAGGGCGTATGGATGGTCAAATCCGTAGCCTTAAAACTCCATGGTTAAAATTTAATGATGCGACAACAGATGGATTAGAGTGGCATTCTATGACTGTGATTGGTGGTAGACCTGGTGCTGGTAAAACACTACTTAAGGATCAAATTATTAGAGAGATTTTTGTTTTAAACCCCGAAGAAAAATTTAGGGTGTTAGAATTTCAATTAGAAATGGTTGGTAGAACATCAGCTATTCGACAATATTCTAGTGTTATTGGTAAGAGTTATAAGTATTTATGTAGTGCTGAAGGAACATTATCTAATGTAGATTTAAAACTTTGCGCTGAATATGCTAAACAAAGAGCTAATGATCCTATAGATATTGTAGAAGAAGCGCCAACTGTACATGAGTTTGTTGATATTGTTACTAAGTATATGAATGCACACGCAGAAAAAAATGACGAAGGTCGTTACGTGTATGTAAATACTATTGTAACTTTGGATCACTCACTTTTATTAAAGAAATCTTCATACGAAAAAGATAAGATGGAGGTATTATATAATTTTGGTGAGGCATGTACTGATTTGAAAAGAAAGTTTCCTATTCATTTTATTATTTTAAGTCAGCTTAATCGTAATATAGATAATCCTGAGAGAGCAGAAGAAGGTAAAATAGGTAACTATATTCTTACTTCTGATATTATGGGAGCAGATGCTTTGTTACAACACGCTGATTTAGTAGTAGGTTTGAATCGTCCAGGTCTTATGCGTATTCGATATTATGGACCTGATAGGTATATAATTGAAGATGATAACATACTAGTAATGCACTTTCTTAAGTGTAGAAATGGTGATACTAGAATGAGTTTCTTTAGAGCTCAATATGATAAGATGAGAATAATTGAAACAGCTACACCTGCACAACAAGAAAAAAGAATAAATACTTATAAATGATGTCAATAAGCACTAAAAAACCAAATCAATCTAATTCTGATAACAGAGAAAAAATATCTGATCTCAGAAACTATCATCAAATTACATTTGATCATATTGGTGAATCAAATGCATATTTCTATCCTAAGTTAGCCTATAAACCTCACGGTTTTAATGAAGTATGTGTTACATTTTTTCCTAGTGAATTAAGAAAAGGTGTAGATATATATACTGAATTTATTGATAGAAACTATGAACCAGAAGATCCCAATAGAACATTATGGAAGTATCATTTTAATCCACATTGGGAAGAAGAATATGGTCAAATAGAAGCTAATAGTGATGGATATGTAAGATATGCTGTTCCTGTTTCAGAATTAAGTAAAGTCGAGAGACCTCTACCAAGTAAAGTAGAGATCGTAAATACCTTTGAAGAAATACTTCAGAGCAACAAGGAAACAACCGACCTTGTTAAAGTACTAGAGAAGATTAATCGTAATCTTGAATTAATAGCTAAAAGCCTAAGTAAATGAGTGAAATAATTTTGCCTACGCAAATTGTTAAAGCTTCAACAAAAAGTCCTAAAAATTTAATTCTTATTGCGAAACCAAAAGTTGGTAAGACCAGTTTGCTTTCAAAGCTTGATAACTGTTTATTACTTGATTTAGAAGGTGGTAGCGATTATGTAGATGCATTGAAGATCAAAGCATCGAGTGTAAAAGAAATTAAAGAAATAGGAGTTAAGATTAAAGAAGCGGGAAAACCTTATGAGTATATTGCGGTAGATACTATTACTGCATTAGAAGATATGTGTATTCCGTATGCAGAAGAACTCTATTCTAAATCTCCAGGTGGTAAAAATTGGTTTACTGATGGTAAGATTAAATATGGTTCTATTATTAATCTTCCTAATGGATCAGGTTATAACTGGTTAAGAGAAGCTTTCTTTAAAGTAATTGAATACATCAAGACATGGGCACCAAAAGTTATTTTGGTTGGTCATATTAAAGATGTACTCTTAGAAAAAGAAGGTTCCGAAATTAATTCAGTTGAGCTTGATTTAACAGGTAAGCTTAAAAGAATTAGTACTTCACAATCAGATGCCATTGGTTATCTATATCGTAAGGGAAATAAAAATATGATTAGTTTTAAGACTAGTGATACAGTAGCATGTGGTGCGCGTCCCGAACATTTGTGTAACCAAGAGTTTGTGATTAGTGAAATAAATGAAAACGGTGAGTATATTACTCACTGGGATAAAGTATATATTGATTAATTAATTAATTTTTTAAAAACATGATTAGTACAAAAGACATCGAGATTAAGAATTCTGGCGATCTTATCTCTAAAGTAATTGAGCCTGGTAATTTAGATTGTACCATTTACAATGTTGAATTACGTAAACCACCTTATGATCAGAAGGCATATGATATTGTTTTATCGTGTGAAGGTCCTGATTTAGGTCCTGATTTTGAGGGTTTCTTTATTGATAAGGATAATGAAAGTCTTGGTCGACATAAAGGACAAGTTGGTCGTGTAAGAATGAGTCAGTATTCTTTCTCAAGTGGCGAAACTAAAACAGGAATTAAAGTAGATCGTGACGTTTCAATGTTGCGTGCACTTAAAGGACTATGTGTAGAATTAGGTTGCGAAGCTTGGCTTGAAGCACAAGATAATCAACATGATACTATTGAAAGTTTGTTTACTAAATTTAATGAGGATAAACCTTTTAAAGGAATTCCTTTGAGAATGTGTATTGGTGGTAAAGAATATACAAATCGTAATGGTTATATGAATTATGATTTATTCTTTCCACGAGTAAGCAAGCAAGGTAAGCCATTTGAATCAACAAAGGTGCAGAAAGAGTATAGTAAGCTGATTACTTTTAATGAAAGTACACATCTTATTAAACAAAAAGTTTCTGAATCCGTTGAGACATTCGGTAACACCACTATGACTGGTGATGATTTTGATATATAATTAGGTTGCCCTAGGTTAAAAGGGGTGGCCTAATAAGCTACCCCTTTTTAATTCTTACTACAGTGATTAGAACAAAGATTATTACTGATATAGAAGAAGTACCACATGCATGGGTTTATGAGTATTATTGTAATTTACCTATTACTCTTGCAGGGCAATCTATTAAAATTAAATCTCTTTGGAATAAAGAGAATACCCCAAGTATGTATATTGCCATGTCAAATGGTATTTATTTCTTTAAAGATTTTTCTTCAGGTAAAGGCGGTAACCACATTAATTTAGTTGCTGAACTATTTAATGAATCGAATCATGCAGCGGTTATAAGAATACTTAAGGATTATAATAACTACATAAAAGATAAAGGTAAATTTAAAGTTATTGAATTTAAACCAGAAGAAAAGTATAAACTGGATGAGTTTAAACTACGCTTGTGGAATAAACTTGATGAAAAGTATTGGACACAATTTGGTATTGGTTCATATTTATTAGAACAATATAACGTTAAGCCAATTGCTGAAGCTGTACTAAAGAAACCAGAGTATCCCGATATTAAAATAGCATCTGCAAATTGTTATGGTTATTTTAAAAATGATGGGTCTCTGTATAGAATTTATCAACCATATTCCACTAATAAGTTTACTATTATAAATGGAGATTATATTCAAGGACTAGATCAACTAAGTTTTCAAAACGAGTATATCATTATTTGTAGCTCATTAAAAGATATTATGTCTTTTAAAGCGACTAAAATTAAAGCTGATGCTATTGCACCAAATAGTGAGAATACTTTACTTAAAGAATCAACAATTAAATGGTTAAAGAATAGATATAAACACGTTATTGTTTTATTTGATAATGATAAGCCGGGTAAAGAAGCCGCTAATAGATATCAGATTTACAATATTTATTCTATAACTTTGAACTTATCTAAAGATATCAGTGATTCGATTATGAATTATGGTATTGATGAGGTAAGATTAGAATTGTTAACTGAATTAAGAAAGTACAAAAATGAAAACTTTAGCTCTTGATGTAGCGTCTACTACAGGTTGGTGTTTAAATAACTTGACTTATGGTACTTGGGATTTAAAAACTAAAAAAGATGAATCAATGGGTATGAAACTAATTAGATTTAAATCTAAGTTATCTGAAATTCATTCATTAGAAAATTTAAATCTTATTGTGTATGAAAGACCAGCAGGTAGACATGCTAATTCAATTATTCACCAAGCAAAATTAATTGCAATTCTTGAAGAGTTTTGTGAAGTGAATAATATTCAATATTCAGCATTATCCGCTAGTGAAATTAAAAAATTTGCTACTGGAAAAGGTAATGCTAGTAAAGAAGAAATGATTGAATCTGCTAAAAGTAAGTATGGTTATTTAGGTAATGATGATAATGAAGCAGATGCAATACATATGTGGAACTTAATGAATAATCAATTATGAATAAAGTATTTAATGATGCTGACAATGATAATAATTTAATGTTAGCAGAAATCTTACAAGCTAAAGATTTAGGATATAAGTATATTGTTATTGCATATGAAGGAGCTGGAGATAGCGGATCTATTGATTATGTTGGATATTCAAATGAAGTTGAAATAGACTATTATAATCAAATAAATCATGAGCCTATTCCTACAGGTAATGGTGTTTTAGAAAATTGGGCTTATAAAGTTTTAAATAATGTAAGTGACTGGTATAATAATGAAGGTGGTTTTGGAACAATCATTTTAGATTTATATGCAAACACTTATACTATTAATAATAATGTTCGAATTACAAATATAGAAGAAGAAGAATATACGGATAATATAATTTAATTATGGCTCATCCACAATCACATGCTAAGTCATCGGTAAAAAAATTTGGTGGTAAAGAAGAAGATTATATAAGAATTCATGAGTGGTTTGATGAAACTAAAAGTTGGTTAGGACATAGTGCACATCGTTGTTTTAGACATCATTCAGAAGGTATATTTGAAATGGAAAAACACTTTGGTTCAAAGTTTATTAATTCAGAAGGTAAGGTAGTTTATACAAGATATGTTGGTGAGCAACATGTTAAAGAAGATTGTAACGGATATATACCTTCTGCTAAAGAATGGATTAATGCATTTCATGCTGAAACAAAACCACAATGGATGTTAAGAACAATTAAAATTGAAGACTGATGGAAAATATTAATTTAAAAGATAGAGACCAGTATAATCGTATATTAGAATTATTATTAAGTTCTGATAATGAAAATAGAAATTTAGCTTTTACAATTTTAGATCAAAGTGACTATCTAAAGTATAAGAATCAGATTAAGTCATTATTTAAAATTGCTAAAATAAATGCTGACTTAGATAAGTATAATTTTTCAAAGGATTTTACCGAAAAAATATTGTTCACTAATAATAGGTGGCAAAATATTTTATTAGATGAAACTGAAAATGGTAATGAAGACTCTGTTCAAATGCTAGCAGATATTTTTGCTGATGAATTACAGAATACTTTATTCTCATCTGATGGATATAAGATTTTACCTATAGAAAAGTTTAAATTAAAATTGATTTATAATGGATAAACATAAATCATTATCAAAAATAGCAAAGACCTTGATGTTAAAAGAGCCTTTTTATGGGCTCTTTCTTGTTTCATTGAATAAAGAATGGGACGAAAGAATATCTACAGCAGGTGTTTGTAAACATAATATTGGATATAAACTAAAGATTAATACTAATTTTTGGAATAACTTAATTGATGATCACAAATTAGGATTACTCAAGCATGAACTTTTACATATTGTATTTTTTCATGTGAATATTCACGAAGAGTTTAGAGATAAACGTCTAGCTAATATTGCGATGGACATTGAGATCAATCAATATATTAATTCTGAATATTTACCTAATGGTGCATTACTACCAGAAACTTTTCCAGAACTAAATTTACCTTTGAAAGCTGGTTGTAGAGAATATTATAAATTACTTCAACAAGAAGTTGATAATAATTTTCAAAACTCTCCAGAACTAAAAAGTCTAATGGATTCTCAGGGAGGTGATAATCAAGAGGTTACTGATTCTAATGGAAATACTATTCCAAATCATGATTGGAAAGATTTTCAAGGACTTTCAGAAGCAGAAAAGAAATTACTTGAAAGTCAAACACAACATATTCTTACTGATATTGCAAATGCAGTAGCTAAATCATGTGGAAATATTCCAGGTGAAGTAGCAGGACTATTAAAACTACTTGAAAAAGAACCACCAAAGTTTGATTGGCGCAGTTATCTTAGAAAATTTTCAGGAGGATCTCAAAAAGTATTTACAAAAAAACTTAAGAGAAAACCTAATAAGAGATTTGAAGAAAATCCAGGACTGAAAATTAAGCAAAAGCGTCACATGCTATTGGCTATTGATACATCAGGTTCCGTTAATGATAATGAACTGAAAGAGTTCTTTAATGAGATTGATCATATTCATAAAACGGGATCTGATATAACAGTAATTCAATGTGATACAGCAATCAGTAACATAGCTACGTATAAACCAAACCATGAAATTAAAATATATGGTAGAGGTGGTACGAGTTTTCAACCTGTTATTGATTACTATAATGAAAACATACATAAGTTTACATCTCTTGTATATTTTACAGATGGAGAAGCATGGGCTCCAGATAATGTAAGAGGAAGAGTACTATGGGTACTATCTTCTTCATCTCCCATGAATGATAATTTACCAGGTAAAGTAATTAAACTTAATTAAAATGAGCAAACAAATTAATTTGAACACGGACGAGCTGAAAGATTTTATTAAGCACATCGTAAGCAACAATCGCTATTTACAAGAAAGAAATAAGATGCCCGTCGCTTGTGCGGTAGAAGGTGAAGCTGGTATTGGTAAAACATCTACAATATTGCAAATTGGAGAAGAGCTAGGTCTTAATGTAGTTAAGGTGAACCTTGCGCAGATTGAGGAAATTGGTGATCTAACTGGTTTTCCAATGAAAGAGTTTGAGCTTATTAAGGATGAAGATGGAAAACAAAATATTAAATGGGTTCCAGAATCAATTATGAATACTTACATCCAAGCAAAGTATCGTCCATCTGGTCGTAAGCGTATGACACATGCTGCACCAGAATGGATAGAAGGTAAAGGAGAAGGTGGTATTCTAATTCTTGATGACTATACGCGAGCAGATCAAAGATTTTTGCAAGCATGTATGGAATTGATAGATAGGCAAAAATATTATTCTTGGTCTCTTCCAAAAGATTGGCATATTATTTTGACTACGAATCCAGATAATGGTGAGTATCTTGTAAATAGTATTGACTCTGCACAAAAGACTCGATTCATTACTGCTAATCTTGAATTTGATATTCAATGTTGGGCAAGGTGGGCAGAAGAAAATACTATTGATTCACGCTGTATTAATTTCTTATTGTTACATCCTGAACTTGTAACGAAAGATACTAATGCTCGTAGTATTACCACTTTCTTTAATTCTATTAGTTCATTTGAAACTTTTGAAAGCAATCTTCCTATGATTCAAATGATTGGTGAAGGTTCTGTTGGTCCAGAGTTTACTACTATGTTTAATATGTTTATTAATAATAAACTAGATAAACTTATTACGCCAATAAAAGTCTTGACTGAAAAAGATTGGCCAAGTATCAAAGGTCAATTGATGAAAGCTGTAAATGAATTTGGTAGTTATCGTGCAGATATTGCAAGCATAATGACAACCCGTATACTAAATACGGCATTGACATATGCAAAAGATAATACAATCAATCAATCATTTATTGATAGAGTAAAAGAATTAATTAATGATCAGGACATCTTTACAAATGATCTGAAATATTATTTGATTCGTGGTATTGTTAATGGTAATAAGAATAAGTTTCAAAAATTATTACTTGATCCAAAAATTGTAGAAATGACAATTCAATGACAATAGATAATGCTTTAGTTAAAAAACTAAAGTTTGTTGAAGGATCATATTGGTATTTAGAAACAATGAATAATCACTTATACTCTAAGGTTATTCATAAAGTTTCTAAAGATGCTATTGATAAGATTGTGGCTCGCTTAAAAGGCGGGTCACAATCTATTTCAACAAATGATAGGGTGTATATATTAGATGGATATAATTCCAAACAATCAGATTTAAAAGAATATATTAGACAAGCTGGAGCTAGAATTACAAATAATATTACAAAAGCTACAGTTATACTAAGTAATAATACTATTGGTAATACTAATACATATCAATCTACTTGTAACTATATTATAGAATCTAATGGAGTTAATCTTCATTTTAATGTAACTGAAGAAATTGATTCATTTAATCAAGCGGTATATAGAAAATCAGATATATTAATATCAGATTTAGATATTAGTTCTGGTTTATTTTATTCAGAAGATGTCTCAGATAATTATAGTTATAGTATTAAAAATAACAACTATAATAATCGTTGTGATAATTCTTATTGTTTTTTAACCAGTGAAGGATTAGTTATATTATATAATTTACTTCAGAATAAACTTAAGGTTATTAACGAAAACGATTTTCTTAATAATTGTGCAACTTTTTATATTAATGAAGAGAATTATTACACAATAAGAAATATGTTGCGTGGACAACCTGATGATCAATCAACTGCTGCTTCTTTAATATTTACATGTGATATTAATAAATCATTTTATTATCTCTGGAAATTAATAAAGGAAGATGGTTGGAGATTAAATAGGTTTAAAAAACTTAAATTATATCAATCATTTGAAAAACGAGCTTGTGAAATTTCAGATTTTCAATATATGACAGTACTAAAATTTATAGGGGAGTGTATAAAAAGAAAAGTATTAACAGATGATGTTAAAAATATAATAATAAAAGAATTAAATGATGAGATTCAATATGATTTAGATAGAATAAGCGATAAGTATTATAATGGTGTGGATATAAATTTTAAAGTGGATTTTCAAAAAATAGAAGCTTATGTTAATGCCCAAGATAATTAATATAACAGATGACTTCCAATTAGTTAAAGTTGCAACACAAAAAATCGGAAATCATTATGGTGTATATAATGTAAAGGAGAACTCCTTTACATCAGGTTATACTGATTTAATTGATATTTCTAATCTAATTGTAGATAAAGTTAGTAATGAAAATATTGATCTCTCTAATTGTTATTTTGATAGAAATTCTAAAATACCAAGATCTAAGTTTAGAGAATATGGTTTAAATAAAGGATGGAAAATATCAAGAAAAATTGATGAGGCAACGGCTTATGTTATACCGAATGATTATTTTTTCCCAAAATATCATGGTAGTCAAATATATAATTATATAACTATTCTAGCTTCTGAATTAGAAAATATGTTTGATGTAACCAGTAAGCTTTATAATGAAGTAAAACAATATAAATTATTTTCAAATTATTTTTATAAGAACCATACTTATAATTCTATAATAAAAACTATCGAATATGATTGTCCAAACTTTAATATATCGGACTATCATTATGTTTCATTTTTATTATATAGTGATAGTAGTACTGGATATAATGAAAGAAATGCAATCAATTCAGAGATATATTTATTTGAAGAAAATAATAAATGTTTAATATCACGTGGACCAATATATTCACTAAGTAATGATACAATTTCTACTATATTAAATTACAGAAAGAAATTAATTTCTGATGCAGTAATTTCAAAACATATTGGTGAGACCGTATTAACTCGTGAATCATATCAAAGTATTGCTTTAATGGTTGAAACAGGAAGTTTAGATAATATTAATGTTGTTTTAGGTATTATTACTCAATGTAATTTTGAACAAAGCGCATTATACCTAGCAATGTTTATTTATAAGTATAATAATATTATATATAATTTTCCTGCATATAGACATAAGAATTATAAGAGTCTTTTAAATTACTTTAATAAATATGGTGATGCAAAACATTGGAGAATAAATACACTTCTTACTATTGTAAAAGAAAAAAAGGAGTTATTAACTGATGAGTTTCAAGATCTTTTAGATCAAGAAGTAAGAGACTTTATAAATAATAGAGTATGTAATATTACAGATATTGTATCAATTAATAAACTAGATTATAATTATGATTGATTATTCAGGTCAAGGAATTTTAAGTGATGTGATTGCTGAAGAGAGGTTCTTTTCGAAGAACTTCTCTTTTAGTTATAGTAGTTTAAATAAACTATTATACTCACCAAAATTATTTTATGAATATTATATTTTAAGACAAAGAGAAGAAAAGCTCGATGCCCATTTAATTGAAGGAAGACTTATTCACTTATTATTTCTTGAAGAAGATAATTTCAATAATAATTATTTAGTATTGCCAGGTAATTTACCAGCTGCAAATAATAAAAAAGTTGTTGAATTAATTTATCAAACATATGGTAATAGTAATCCAGACTTAAGTAGTTATGAACAAGAGCTATTAAGCATATTAATTGATTTGAATTTACATCAGAAATTAAAAACTGATGAACAGAGACTTGAAAAAGTCTTGGTCGATGAGAATAAAGACTATTTTAAATTCTTATGTGAGAAAGAAAATAAAAGTGTAATTGACCAAGAGACATATGATCGATGTAAAGATGTAGCATCTCAAATGAAATCTAATTTAGAAATTAAACGAACTTTATTTTTAGATGAAGACGTTGAAAAGCTAAATGAATTGCATTTAAATGTTGATAAATTTTTGCAATATTCTTGGGGATTGCATGGTTATTTAGATAACTTAACAATCAAAGATGGAATCTATTACATTAATGATATCAAGACTACATCTAAATCATTATTAGAATTTCCAGACTCTGTTGAATATTATTCATATTGGTTACAAGCTGCAATATATGTTACACTTGTTTCAAAAATCTATAATGTGCCCTTGCAAAACATTAAGTTTAATTTTTGTGTGATTGATAAGTATAAGCAAATAAAATGTTTCCCAGTAGCGCAGGATGTATTAGTGAGATGGCAAGCCAAAGCAAGTGATATCTTTAATAAAGCGGATTGGCATTATGCAAATAGAAATTTTTGTTTACCCTACGATGTCATTCACAATTTAATTGAATTTAAATGAGAATTAAAAAATTGTATACGAAGTATGCACAAAAATCAAAGATCTTTCTCTATCCACTTTTAGAAATTAAGAGAGGAGGAAGTGTTACACCAATTCAAACTTATATGGAATGGTTAGATACTTACAAAGTGACAGATCGAAAGTTATTGTGCTTGTATTATTTACGGGATGATTTAGAATTTAAGAACTTTGAAAAGAAGGTTTTACTATCTCATCCAAAATTTGAAAACTTTTTTTATATATCTGAAGATAGAGGTCTTTATGTCTTTGATTTTTCTGATGAAAATGATTTATTTGATAAAATAATCGCTGGTAAGTATTCCACAATAAGTAAAAACCATAAAGATAAAATTCTACAGTTCTTTTCTAATAATAATAGTAGCCTTATTTATATTGATAGTTATCTTAATCCACAAAAGTATATTAAAGACTATGCAAATTTACTAGGTGTTACTGAAGAACTGTTGAAATCTGTAGGTGAATTATGTGCTTTACCAGATTTAGATCAAGAAAAATTTACAGAACCTGCAGTCAAAATTGATTTGATTGATTATCTTTGACAAAAATTTATTATGAACAATATGATGCTAATTAAGTCCTCGTGGAAAGGACATCCAACATTTAAACTAATTCCAACAACTGAAAACTGTGTTTATGTGGAAGGTATTTATGACCGGGAATTAAATGTACTTGCTCTTATTGGTAACATTAAAAAACAACAATTTCATATGTTACCAAAGATTGATGCAAATGGTGATCCTGAAGTTCGTAAATCTTCAAAAGAAGGTAATCAACGTCCTTTTAAAGAAGAGCGTAGAGCAATTGAAACCTTCCAGGAATATTACTTAGAAGATCCTGCTGACATAGATTATTTTATAAATAGCTTTGCAGTTAATAAGGATGGTTTTAATTACAAAGAATTTTTTGCACCACTACCACAACCAGATGCGAGTCAATTAGGATCTATTCCTAATATGATGAAGCTTGTATCTCAACAATAATTGTAAGTACATACAATAAATATAGGGGAAGCAATTCCCCTTTTTATTTCTCTATTTATGTATAAAAGAACAAACTGGGTAATGGACTATGAAACACTTAGTAATTGTTTTGTAGCTGTATTTGTAGATTATAAATCAGATAATACAAAAGTGTTTGTTGTTCATGAACTAAGAAATGATTTAGAGGATTTTATAAAGTTTCTACATAATAATATTCGCTATACAGAATGGCATATTTCTTTTAATGGTTTAGCTTTTGATGCTCAATTGACGCAGCATATACTTGAGAATCAAGAATATTTGATGTCTCTATCTCCTACAAAATTTGCGGAGTGGATTTATCAAAAAGCACAATACATTATTACTGCTAGAAATAATAATGACTTTCTTGATTTTAAAGAAAGTGATATTAAAATTAAACAGTTAGATGTATTTAAACTAAATCATTGGGATAATAAGGCTAAGTTATCTAGCTTAAAATGGATTCAGTTTTCAATGGATTGGTATAATCTACAAGATATGCCAATACATCATACTACTAAAATTCAAACATTTGAAGAATTACAAGAAATAATTGACTATTGTAAAAATGATATATTCAGTACTAAACAAATAATGGAGTTAAGTAAAGATCAAATTAATTTACGTAAAGCCTTATCAACTGAATATAAAATTAATTTGTACAATGCTTCAGAGCCAAGAATTTCAAAAGAATTATTTCTTCACTTCTTAAGTCAGGCAACAGGGTATAGTAAATATGATTTACGTAACTCAAGAACTAAACGATACAACATTGCAGTCAAAGATTTAATACTACCATATATTAAATTTAACACACCGGACTTTGATGAAATACGTCAAAAGTTTGAAGAGCTATGTATTAATCCTGAAGAGACTAAAAATGCTTTTCATTATTCACTAAAACATAAAGATGTTGTAACCGATTTTGGTTTAGGCGGACTTCATGGTGCTAGAACTTCTGGTATATATGAAGAAAGCGAAGACACAATTATTATGTCTAGTGATGTTGTTAGTTTTTATCCTAACCTTGCTATTATAAATAGGTGGTCTCCAGCACATATTCCAAAAGAAGCATTTTGTGCCCAGTATGAATGGTTTTTCCAAGAAAGAAAAAAGATTCCGAAAAGTGATCCACGTAATTATGTATATAAAATTATTCTCAATAGTACTTATGGTTTGAGTAATGATAAGAATGCTTTCTTATATGACCCACAACTCACTATGAGTATTACTATTAATGGTCAGTTAAGTTTGTTAATGTTATATGAAATGTTATCTACTAGAATTCCAAATTCTATTCCGTTAATGCAGAATACAGATGGTCTAGAGATGATAATTCCTACAAATCAAAAAGAATTATATCTAAGTATTTGTAAAGAATGGGAAGATATAACACAACTACAACTTGAACATGATGAGTATAAAAAAATTATTCTTGCAGATGTAAATAACTATATTGGAATTTTTAAAAGTGGTAAGACTAAATGTAAAGGTAGATTTGAATTTGAAAATCTAATGTTACATAAGAATAAAAGTTTTCTTATTATTCGTAAAGCTATCTACAACTACTTTATAAATAACATTCCTATCGAAGAAACTATAATGTCTTCTAGAAATATCTTTGATTTTTGTGGTGCAGTAAAAGCAACGCATGGTTGGGTATTTAATGAATTGAGTTTCATAAACAATGAACTAACTAGGAAAAAATTACAAAAAACAGTTAGATATTATGTATCTAATTCTGGCTGTAAGTTAGTTAAGGTTAGTAATGATGGTCGTGAAATTCAAATAGAAGCAGGAAGATGGTTGCAAACGGTATATAATTTACATCAAGAAAAAGAATGGCATGAATATAATATTGACTATGCTTTTTATATACAAAAGTGTAATAAAGAAATAGAAAATATTACTCATGTAATCGAAGATTCACAATTAAAATTATTTTAAAATGCCAAGAAGAACATTATTTTCAACAGAAGCAGAATTAAAAGCAGTAGCTACTCCCAATCATGGGGGTAGATATACTGTAATTACTCATGGATTAATTATTGATACCATTAAATCTAAACTTGAAGCAGCAGGTTTAAGTATTGTAAATGAATTATATCGTTCTACTAACGATGGACAAATTGCCACAGGTACATATTGGTTAAGTCGTAGTAATGATCCAGATATATCTATGATGATGTCATGGACAAACTCCTATAATAAAATGGTAAGATTCTTATCTGTTGTAGGTGGTTATGTACATGCTAACTCAAGTCATATTGTTGGTAATAACTTGAATACATTTAGCCGTAAGCATATGGGTAATGCTGATCAAGAAGCTATCAATACTATTGATCAACAGATTAGTAAAGCTGATCTATATTTTAATACACTGGTTGCAGATAAAGATGTAATGAAGCAACACCTCTTGACTAAACAAGAGCAAGCAGAAATTGCGGGAAGAATCTTTATTGAACTAGAGGATATAAATAAAGAGCAGCTTGGAATCATTCGAGATCAAATACGCAAGTGTGAGTTTGATTATAACAGTGATCCAAATTCTTTTTGGTCATTCTATAATCACTTTAATTATGCACTACGATTTGGACATCCTAAAACGTGGATGGTACAGCAATCTCAAATTCATAACTTCTTAATAAATTATATGAATGAAAGAAAAAATGCTGATTTAGTTGACACGGTTGTTACTCCTATTATTGTAGATCCAAATCAGCTTTCAATATTTGATTTATTAAAGAATACAAGTGAGAAATTATCTCAAGATTTAGAAGTTTTAAAATTAGAAACTGAAACATCAAATGATAATGATGATGATGTTTTTGATATTGATGATTTAAATTTCGAAGGAGACGAGATCAATTTATCAGATTTATAATTATATTAGTGGGGTGGCAATTCGTCACCCCACTATTAACTTTATTCTATGAAACAAGAAGATTTTAACAACATTATTAGAAATCGTTTGCGTCAAATTAAATCATTACTCTCTAGAAAAAATAGTGAGTATGCTAATATAGATGACGTTCATATTAATTTTAAAACTGCAACTGGTTTATCTTTTCATGATACTCCACAAAAAGTACTTTGGGAATATTGTGTAAAGCATTTACAATCCATTAAAGATATAGTTGAGGGAAAAGAAGCTAGTTATGAAACAATCCAAGAAAAGATTGGAGATGTAGTAGCATATATGCTAATCCTAGAAACTATGTATACTCCGGTAGATAAGTATAAATATTATGATTCTAGCTGTGATTTTTATAAATATTATATTACAAATACATTAAATAATTCCAATGAAGGAAGCGATAAATAAAGTCCAGTTATTTCATGATACCTTTAAAATAATTAATAACAATACTCCACAGTTAATTGGAAGTAAAGGTTATCAATTAAGATATGATTTAGCACTTGAAGAATTAGATGAATATAAAAAAGCCTGTCAGGATGGAAATCTAATTGAAATTGCTGATTCATTAGGTGATCAGTTGTATATATTACTTGGTACTATTCTTCGTCACGGAATGCAAGATATTATTGAAGATGTATTTAATGAGATACATGCAAGTAATATGTCTAAGTTAGATGATGAGGGCTTACCAATTTTTAGAGAAGATGGTAAAATATTAAAGAGTCATAATTACTTTAAACCAAATATTCAAAAGATATTTGATAGTCATTATGAAATTAAAGAGACAGCGTTTTTAACTAAAGATGAAATATTTAAGCAATGCGTAATGCTCTTTGCTAACCTAGGCAAAGAGAGTACTGCTGAAGAAAAAGCAGAAGCATATCGTAAAGAAGCAGAGCTTCTCGAACAATTGAAATATATTGATCCTGAAGAATATGAATTCTTTATGAGCCTTAATAAAAAATAGTTATTAACCTTGTCCTCTGTAAGCTTTTACATAGTTCTTACTAGACTTCAATTTTGAAGTCTTTTTTTTGGAGTGGACGTTAGGGTTCTTAACTTTTGGCTTTGGAATAAATACCTTTTCAGATTGCTTTTTTGTTTTTGCCATTATTTTATTTTGTATATAAAATAATATACAAAATAATTAGTTACCTTTTAAGTTCTGAATAGCAACAAAATCTTTAGTAGCTTTAACTGCATCGGTTTGAGATCCGGTAAGACCAATAAATTTAGCTAGGCTATTTAAGATCTTTGGTGCACCTTCCTGTTGCCAAGCGTAAGGACCAACACTCCTCACATAAAAAGCACTATCATCTCCTGTCATTAGATTGACAAGTTGGTTACTTGTTTTAGCCATATTGATAATTGTATTTCTCATTGCAAGTGGTTGTAATTCAAGCCATTCCATATAACTTGAAAGTCCAATTCCAGGAATAGGTATCCATTGTAATTGCTCTTGTCTAATACCCATCATAGTAATTAAAGCATTATTAGCTACCCATCCTCCAAAATTAAATGGATGTTCAGAATCGGCTGTAAAAAATATTGGGAAAGGTCCACTTCTTTCACGAAGTTTTTCATATTTGTCTTCATCATCTTCATTAAATCCAAACACCATAGATATAAGTAGACTAAATAATATTATAATAGCCACATCCATACCAATTCTTTTAAATGCTGCTTTCTGTTCTGGAGTCATCATGTTAAATGCTTTGCCACCAGTACCAAGTAAATCTACTAATAAGAATTTAATAGCTTCAGTATAATAACCCATGTAAATATCATTACGACCAACATCATATCTTGGTCTCCATGATCTTGGATTCAATGAACCTGAAGCCTGAAAACGATTCATAAGCATTCGCGTGAACCATCTTCTTAAGAACATTAATTGTCTAAATAAGAAATATCTATCTGCTTCTGCATAATCAAACTTAGCAAAGGCTCCATTCAAATCATTAGATACTGCATGGATTCTATTCTTCATCATCTTAAACTTCTTACCGCCAGCACCCCATTCTTTATCAATCCCTTCTTTTAGAACTATTGTACCATCTTTAATTTCAAATGCATCTATGTATGATATCTGTTTTGTAACTCCATTAATTGTTTGATCTACTTTTTGTGAGTACATCATTGCAGCAAATATGCTATACTGTGCATTTAATTCGGTCCACTTACGAGTGTTAGTTAATAATCCAAGTGGATTATTTGCAACATCGCTAAGACCGGTACGCATTATTTTTTCTCCTGACCAAAGTTTTTCTTCAAATCTACCTTGAACAGGATCAAATAATTCTGTAATCTGAATATTCAAACTCTTAGGTCCATATTTATAAATTTGAAATGACACTTCTGCCATTGTTTTATTTGCCCAATATGTACCTTTTGCATAATCCCTATTATTATAATACTTACCTGCAGCACCTTCTATTAGTGCTTGCATTCGAGCACCCATTGAGTTTTTAATTGCTGACTGAATGTTTAATGCAAAGTAACCTAATGCAGAAAACTTCATCATTGAATTTGATAATGATTGTAGAAATGCGTTTTCAGATCCCCATCCAGTTTGAACAATACTTTCAAACTCTCTTTCTATAAAATTATCAATAGCATATTTTCTAACGTATCTTCCTTTTTTTGGAAGATTAACTAATACGTTTTGATTTTTAAACTTACGTTTATCATATTTATTTAAATCTTTAACAGCATTTTTAGGATCACTTAGTATTGATTGTAATGTTCTTGCAACAGGATTCATTTCAACCAACTTTGCTTTACGGTCAAGACTATATGAATATCGAGTAAGACTAGTAAGAATATCTAATGATGTTACATCTAATTCCATATCATATAATCCACGCACTTTAATCTTTGATGTGTCTTCATCAATTGATTCGGTGTAGATCATTACTTTAGCATTATCCATAGGATTCATTCCTTCTTCCATGTCTTCAGAAGAACGAGTGAAAAATCTTCTAATCTTGTTTGCAAGAATAGAAAATGGATTATCTTTTACTGGTTCACCAGTATCAGGATTAATCGGTCTATTTTTTCTACGTTGTAATGTTTCAAGCTTTGATCTTATAAATCTAGGAATTTCAAATCCTAATCTATCAGCTCTACTATGTCCTTGCTGATTAGCAAAGTGAAATTCAAGCAGCTTCATTAAAAGCTGATATTCCGCAGGCTTTGTAGATTTTAATAGAAAAAATTCATTTGATACAAAGTCAGTAAGTAGTTCTCCTGTTTCAGGATCTACTGCATCAAGTTTTGGTAACCAATTATCTCCATCCCAATTTGCTTTAGTAATATCTCCCATTCTAATAGCATCTAGAATAGAAATCTTTGGTGTTACATAACCATCTTCTGGTTTATCTTTAAGCTTATAAGTAATATACTTTCTATTTGGAACTCTTGGTATAACTACTTCTTCACCTAAACTATTTGTGATTGTAGTACTATTTATAAAATTAGATTGTGTAGGAACAATTCTATTCCATGCTTTTGAACGAACATAGTACTTAACTTGTGTTTCAGAGGTTATGTCATAATATTCTTTTAAGTAGTGATTAGCATCAAACCATTCTTTAAATTCTGGAGATGCGTTTCTCATTGTATTTATTAGATCATAACCGGATTCTAATAGTTCATTAGCAATATCTTCAGTTATTTCTTTATGAAGTGTTAGATCTTCAAGAGTTTCTCTAACATCATCTGGTAATCCAGCAGTAAGATTATTAATAATATCTAGATAATCTTCTGTTGGAACATTAGTTTGCATGTCGCGAAGCTCATCAAACTTTGAGTATATTAAATTTTTAATTTCTTCAGCTTGATCTGCAATTAGTTTTTTATCATCAGAAAGACGATTATACTTTTTACCTTTTAATGATACTTTCTTTTTATTTAACTCTCTTGCTCTAGCTTTATCTTCATCTGATATTTCTTCACCAGCTTTAATACGATCAAAGTAATCTCTTAACCAAGAATTTTCATCTCGTGTAAGATTATTAAAACTTGGAGCTTCAGTTTTTATACGTTCAATTTCACTTTCTAAAAAGAAAACTCTTTCAAGTGTTTCTTTATTCATTAGTGATCCCTGTGGTTGACCACTTTCATCTCTATGTCTATATAGAATATCATTTAATTCTTTATATAGATCTAGCATTTCTTCTTCTGTTCTCGCTATTCCTTGATCGTATCCAAGTTGAGATACGAGGTCTCTATATTGTTCTTCAAGTTCTTGAATCTCAGCGTATAAATTAGCACGCATTACATAGAAATCAGAACTTAATTCTATTTTAGAATTCTTTTTTAACCATTCGTTCATTAACTGCTCATAGGCAGGCGTACCTCTTTCATATCCTTGATCGATAAAATAGTTTTCTGCTTCACGATATGCTTGTTCAAATAATCCTGGAAAAGTTATTTTAGTAAACATATCTTTTGCAGAAGCATTATACTCTTGTAAACGCTTTGCAATTTCAAGATCTCTACCTGACTTTAGTTTACCATTCTCATCAGTAAGAGAAAAAAGATATTTTCTCTCACGCTGTAATGCATCAAGTTCATCTAGTCCAACAATATCTTGAGTTGGTGAAAGAATAGAGTTTTGTAATTCTTTTATTTTAAAATCAATTGTAGTTAATAAATCTTTTGCTTCTCTACCTAACTCGTCTTTATTTAAGATGTTATATCTATCGTAATATTTTTGAGTGTACTCTGTATAAAAATACTTACGCTGAAAGTCTTCTTTCTCTTGCATTAATCTTTGAACTTCTGTGTAATCACCTGACTCTCTTGCTACGTTACGAGCATTATTAATTGCCTCGTTCATTTTTGCAATTGCTTCATCTTGACCTTTCCAAGGATTAATGAACTTATATACCTTTTTAAATTTTAATTCTTTTCTTTCTCTATATGGTGTTGAATCTATTTGAGTTAAACGCTCACCTAAATCAGATAATCTGTTACGATTAAATCCAGCTGCTTGTAATAATGGTTCTAGCTCAACTAGAAACTTATTCATTTTTTCTAATGAATTAGAATTAAGATCATTCAATCCATTTTTAACATAAGAAGCAAATGCAAATACAACCGGATCTTGGTTATTCATATAACCTTCTAAAAATGAATTCAAGAAATGTGCATCTCCTAAATCTCCTTTTAGCATTTCCTGGATTTTTCCAGGATTAAGTTTTATTTCTGCATATTCTTTTTCTACATCTGCTATTTTCCATTGTGGCGCATTACGATCTTTATAAAATTTTAATAGAGCTTCATAACGCATGTCAATAGCTTCCATCAATGGTTGAATTTCAGCACTTAAAACATCGGTAATTTTATATGTGTATATGTTATTTGCAATTGATTGTGTGTTTTCTATTTTTCTTTTTATTGCACTAAGCATTTTATAGAAATCATTTTCTATATCTACATTATTCTCTTCAAGTGTATTTATATATTCGTTTATTAATTCATTCCAACCGTTTAAAAGATTATTGAGATAATAAACATTCTGAAGAACATCTCGGTTATCTCTATTATTATTTTCGTTTTCTTTTGCTTCTTTTTCGAGTGTTCTTAAACTAGCATTAGTTTTTTTAATCATTTCTTCTAATAGTAAAATAGATTTAAGAAACTCACTAGCACGAGCTCTATCCATTTTAGCCTGATCTTTTAAAGCTTTTGCATCATCTTTAACACGATTAATATTTTTAACAATATTTTGAACTTCTAATTCACCATATTTATCTTTTAATATTTCAGCTGCAAAACGATAATTAGGATTATTTTCTAATGCTTTTAATTGCTCAATTACAATATCATATGTATTAAGTAATGCCCCCTGTATATCCGCAGGACTAGCAGCTTTTCTCAATTCATTTAAATAATCATTATATGTCGAAGCATATGCTGCAAAGTCACTATTAGTAATTATTTGATCATCTAACTCAAATGTAGTATCATCAGTCATTAGATTAGCTAGGTCTTCTAAAGTTGAGAACTCATTTATATTTTCAACCTTTACTTTATTATTAGTAATCTTTCTTAAAAATTTTCTTATAGCATAAAGTATATCATTTAATAAATCTATAAATGGACCTTTTGCTTTAGGATTTTCTTGTTTTATGCTATGAAATAAATCAAGTGCAGTAACAATTGCTTCTTCTTTAAATTCACTTGAATTAATATCTAGATAATCATATTCACTCTTAAGGTATTCTATTATATCAGGATATTGATTTTGTATCTGTGTATAAAGATTATTGAATAGTTTTGGATTATCTACAGCAATTGCTTTAATAATAGGGTGTGCAAATTCGTGTAGCACATTAGTTGCAGAAACAAAATCACTAACTAAATAAGCTACACCTCCTAAATAAAATGCTGGCTTACCAGTAACATATTGTTGTTTAATATCTAAATGCTTTGTTAACTCAATTGCTTGTTCTTGTGAAATAATTTCATAATTAATTCCAGTTTTTTCTTTTAGCCTATCTGCTAATTGTCTTATAGCAGAAAGACTAACTGCATCATTATGACCTTTAAAATCATATTTAATTGGATTAGCTAAAAGATTATACTCAGGCCATGAATTCATTTGTTGTTGAAAACCATCCATTCTATCTATCCATGGTTCACCTGGTTTTTTATTTAGAAATTGTCCTCTATACCATGATTCTTCTAGCACTGTTTCTGGAGAGCGCATTGCTTCTCCAGTAATTTTTGATCTAGCAAATTCTTTCCATGCGGTAGCACTATTAGTTACTTTTTCTATTGCTTCAAATTCAGGAGTATTTATTACACATGTTGCCATTATATTCCACAGGATTTAATATCGTTAATTATTGCATTGTATATTTCTAATGATGTTAAAGGTACTGAAATTTTTGATGGAGTTATTGAGGATGGAGCGTTTTGACCAAATGTATTTTTTAGTACATCTATTATTGCTTGTCTACCATTTTCTTCTAAATTTCTTGAACCGACACCAGCAAAATTTTGAGTAAGTTTTGGAATACCTGTTTCTTGCCATTTTTTTGTTTCTCTATTAAATGTACGCCAAACACTTGCCATCTGATCATATACATATACTGGTTTACCATCATAAATAGCACCGTAAATTGCATATAAAGTACCTCTATCTAATGGTGCATATCGTTTTTTAGGATCCTTAGGTCTTACACCAAAACCTTGTGATATTGCAAATATGGCATCTGAATTTGCAACTTGAGCATAATTACGATATCTATAATGAGAACCTGCTCTATTTGGATCTTCACCAAATGATTCATCAATTATATCTGCTATTTGTTTACCTCTAGCATATAGTTCAGGAGACATTGGAGTAGCTGTTCGTCCAAGTTTTTTTAATTCTAGACTATCAATTTCAGTTTTACCAGGTTCACGCCAATGAACATCATTTGTAAGGTATCCTAATTTTTTAGCTTCTACATCCCATGCAGTATCTGCACCTTTAGCACCACCTGAATGATTAGTATATTCACTAGGTTTATTTACAGTTACTGTTGTATTAGTATTTGTAGTATTAAAATTAGCGGGTGTTTTAGGCATACCCGGTTCTAAATCAGCAGCTCTTCTAAATGTAAAAGTAACAGTATATTTTTTAGTTGGTTTACCATCACTTCCTATTAATTCAGGAAAATTATCATTTGTTTTTGGTGAAGCCACTACATCATGAACAGTTTCAAATCTACCTTTACCATTTACACCAAAAGCATATATATCTCCATTTTTTAATGTAAGAGTTTTTGGATTTACCATTTTACCCATCGCTCTTTTACCACCGTTATCATCAAATCTTACTTTATGATTATTGCCAAAAACGTATACAATTACAGGATAATTTTTAGCTGTGTTTGATTCATCAATGTCAGTATGTCTAAATAAATCATGACCTTCTTCATATATGTTATTTAAGCTTACATCATAGTCTGACATATCAATACCCAAAGTATTTTCAATGTGTTTTTTTAAGAAATCTAAGTTAGTTATTGGTGCTACCGGTGTTCCATCATTGTACTCAGAATCATAAAAATACGGGGTTTTTACAGGAGTAAGTTTACCATTAGCATTATAATCTACTTGTGCTGGTTGAACCTTTAAAACTTGACCTGTTGGTTTTTTAGTGTTATTACCTTTCCACATCAATCCATTAGCCCACATTCTTTGTGCAGTGTTACTACCATTTTCAACATAAGAATTATCTTTAACATCTTGATAAATAGCATCTGCTAATTTTTGATCAAATTCTTTAGTAGGATTAGTTTCAGCTTGAACTACCCCATAATCTGTTGATATAGTTTTTACTTTGGACTCATCAACTGTTGATTGTAAAGTTGAATTTGGATTTACAAAACCAAAATGTTGTGCTAATTTCTGAGATAAGTATTGGAAAGTTTTTGGTGCTGTAACTTTACCTTTAAGTTCTGATGCATTATTTGGATTTCTTCCAATTAAGTTTTGACCGTATCCGTTTTTATTAAATACTAAAAGCTTATTAGACCTACGATTAAGTATATTTTGAATAGCATCATCTATTAATTTTTTATTTTCCTCAAGAGTTTCATCAGTTAAATCTCCTTTGATTTTTCTAGAGGGAACACCAAGAAATGCTTGACTCTGTAATAACTTTCCATCATCTACTTTAGAAATAGTTCCATCAGTAAAAGTTTCAGTTCCAGTATTACCAATAAATAAATAATCATCTTTTAAGGTATCTAGATTTTCTATTACTACAGCATCTAAACCTTTAGCTTCTGATTCATATAAATAAGCTTGACCAAGCGAATTAGTAATTAAAGAAAATACTGTTTTTTTACCTTTATTTTTAATAATATTTTTTTCAGCTTTAGTTGGTACTTCAACTAATCCTAAAGGATTTTGAGCTTTTAATAACTTTAGATTATCTTCTTCAGCAGCTTGTTGTTCTTGTAGTGATAATGTATCAGCATTCCATTCAAACCGTTGTTTTATTAATGTGACATGATTAGTTTTAAATTGAGCCGATAATATATTATTATAATTTTTAATTGCAGTTTCAACTGTTTCTATTTTATTATCCCGCTCAATAATGTAATTTGTTACTTCCTCATTATTTTCCGAAAACTGATCATATTCAAAACTAGCAAAGTCTTGAATTGGTTGTGCAATTAAATTTTCAATTACCATTGGGTTAGCAATTGGTAATAAATTATATGTGCTACTAGTTGAATTTGCAGCACTTTGCAAATAAGCAAATACATGAAACCTTTTAAAGAAAGATGTTATTTCATTTATATCTGCTTCACTTAGACTTGATTTTATTTCTAGCAGTTTTTGAGGATCACTTAACATATTAATCTGGCTTTGGAATATATTCTTTTCACTACCAGTAATACGTGTGTCTTTCAGTTTTATATTAACTTCATTAGTATTTTTATTTCTTCTAACTTCAAGTGCATCTAATACAGAAAATTCTCTTTCTAAAAAGTTATATTTTCTTTTAATATAATTTAATTGAGAACCATATGAAGTTTGTTCATTCTTAGTATCATAGAAAAGCCAGCCTGGGAAATTAAGATTATTAAGACTTTTATCTCTTAACACTAATTCATATGCTAATAAATTATAGGCTTCTTCTTTAGAAATATTTAATTGACTAGTTAAAGAAGTTAATTGATTATTTACTGACAGATATGGATTATTTACATCTTCTATTTTAAGCTTATTTTTATATGTCTTATATAATAATGACTTTGAAATTTTTTCAAAACTGTTTTCATCTAACGTTCTTTGAATTTCTCTTTCAATTAAATATTTTCTTAAACCAATATTTTCATTAATGTTTTTAAATGTATTTACCGGAAGTGATGCTACACCGTAAGCAGTAAGCATAAACTCTGGCATATATAATTTCTTAGAATTATTATTTGTACTAGTAATTAAGTTATCTACTGCAGTCTGATTAATTAATATTACATCTGGTTCAGTAGGAGAAATAACAACAACTCTATCTGCATAGTCTGAAGTATATTTTATTTTATATCCTCTATACTCTTCTTCATTTAGACTATAATATGATTCTTGAAACAAATAGGGAATTAAAGCATTTCTGAATGCATTTTTTGCATCAACAATTTTTGTTCTATCATCAAAGTTTAAATTTTCACCAATGTTTTTCCATACAGTTTCATCTGTATCATTTATTGCATCCTCAACTACGTCACTCATTCTTACTGGAAATAATGCTTCCATCATTGCTACAATATCTTTTTGGATATTAAAGCTAGATATTGGAGATTCATTTAATAACTTATTAATAATCTCTTTAGGTAAAATTGATCCGTATATTTGACCTCTTTTATTTAGTTTTTCTTTTACTTCGTCAATACTTGTTTCTCTTTTTGTATCAAAGTTTAATGCCATTTTAATATTTGTTAATGAATTGGCATTTTCTCTTAATTCAAAAAAGTGTCCTAAAATAGCATAGTCGTCTTGACTATAAGTACCAATTGGATTAGATAGCTTGCTCTCTAAAGACTCTTTATTAAACTTATATTTTTCTGCTATAGTTGATATTGCATAAAATCTTCCTGCTTTTGAAAATGATTTTTTTGTTTTTTCCTTTTCACCATCATAAATATTTCTGTATATATCATTATTATACATTAAGTCATCAAATACTTTATTTCGAACATACTTATCTTTTTTACCTTCTTCTAAAATTTCAGAAGCTGGTGAAAGTGCTAATCTTACACGATTATAATAATCTCGTATAATTGGTTGATTTAGAAATACCACAGCATCGTTTAATGGGATACCTGCCTGTATCATAAAAAGAAGTGTACTACTTAATTCTTTATTACCTTGAATAAAGAATATCCACTCATCCTTTTCAACATCCACCCAACCATTAATAAACTGGCTTATAATATCAGATATTTTAAATTCATTGTTAGCATCGTATATTTTACTTAATGATATGTTTTCTGTATCCTTATATTTATTATGCTTTAAACCACGAATTACAATTCTACGGGAATAATCCTTTGTTATAGCGACATCATTGTTTAAATATGCTCCAACATAATTTAATAATACATTAAAGGTATTATCTACTGCACCAATACCAAGTGAATCTTTACCTACTTTATTGTAATCTAATTTTTCTCTATTATATTTTGGTTCATATATACGAGTAGGTGAAAACCCTTTGTTCTCTTTAAGAAAGTTATCTTCTGTAGAATATCCAAAGTCTACTCTTTTACGCATTTCTTTTGATAATCCTTTTGCGTCTATGGTTGTATTTGGAGTAATTAAGCTTACAAAGTTTTGTGGTAATAATAGTATATCAATTGTAGATTTTAATACATCATATTCTGCTGCAGCTATAGATATAGAATCAATCTGCTTAGTAACATCATCTATCTTATTTTCAATTGCTTCTAAATCATTCTTAAAATCTTCGTCAATAAACGTTGACTTATATAGATATCTATTATTTTGGAATTGCTTTCGTATTCTAGCTCTTTCAGCATAGGTATTTAAAAGAGTATTTTGTAATGAATAGTCATCAGGAATAGTTCCCTTTAATAATACTTCAGCTCCTCCTGTTTCTTCCCATTGTGCTTCAAGTTCTTTAATACGTATATTAACTTCAGCCATTTGTTCTTTATGTTCTGCGTATAATCTTTCAAGTGCTACTCTTTGTTCATCTGTAAAGATTGCATCGTCTTTTATCATTTCATAAAGACCACGACGAGTTTCATATGTAACATCAACAAGTTTTTCTAATCTTACTTTTTCTTTTATTAATTGACTTCTAGTTGTTTGCTTAAATAAATTTTTATTAAAATTAACTACTTGTGGTACTCCATTATATACTTTAATTCCTGGGAATACAATACTAAGTTTATCAACGTCAAAGTCTGAACCTGCTTTACCAACAATTTCTGATGGCACAACAATAACGTTTCCATAATTGCGTGGTAAGAATTCAGCAATTTCCATTACTTCCATGGAGTTCAATCCTTGTACTGGAATACGAGGACCCATTAAAGTAATCATCTCACGGTTTTTATTTACCCATGCTTCATCTTTTAATAAACGATTTAAGGCTTGTAATTCAGTTATATTTTCTTCTGCACTAACTATATCTAATACATCAGGATGTTGTAGAAGATTAAGAAACTCACCTTGCATTGCAATTTTAACTTGCATTGGTTTAACAACACCATTTTCTGTTCGATAGAATTTTAGGTTGTCATCTTTTTTAACTGCCCATCCTGCAGTTGAAACTTGAATAAGTCCTTCACCATATACTTTTTGATTAATAACTTTCTTATATACAAGACCTGTTATAAGTTTTTCAATATCACTTGCTTGAATTAAATAGTCAAATGATATTCCGGTTTGTAATCGAGTCTTAAGACTTGCTATTTGTTCAATTATATGATAAGGTGTATCCTTATTTTCAAGAGCATTAGTTAGATAATCAATAAGTTTTACTTTATTTTCAACCTTATTTGTCTCTGGATTTATACCTGCTTTATCTTTTAATTCTATAAATAGAAGTTCAGTTAAGTTATTAACTGCATTAATATATGCTGCAGTTTTTTGTTTTACATTATTTTTTTCTTCTTCATTTTTACCAACAGGTTCCCCTTCTTCCCATAAACCTTCAATCACAAGTTTTCTTAACTGCGTAGAGAAGGTAACAGTCTCTTTAAATTGAGGAGCAATAGATAACTGTTCCTTTAAAAATTTTGCAAATACTACATTCTTTGTAAACTCTACTGGTAAATCTAAAATACGATCGCTTGAATCTCCCTTATAAAGATTATCAAGTTTATTATCTATTGCGATTGTACCTGCTTTAGATCCTGTTTCAAATGTTAAGTAGTCAATACCTTCATTTTCCATTTTCATTCGAAGTGCATTCAGGTGTGGTGCATTCTCCGTTAATGTTGGAATTAGTGGTAATAATGAGAATTTATGAAAGGCTGTTGCTGGTAATCCTTTTGTTTGTAAAGATCCCCAATATTGGTATTTACGAACAGGATAAAGAATATCAGCATTATCTATTTTTTCACCATTCATTATTTTTTGATATCCAAGCTCTTGAGCTAGGGTCCATTTATTCATACCCCAAGACAAAGCTCTATATGCAGAAAAAGAAATATATCCTTGGGCATCTGCTTCTTTCATATTTTCATATGCCTCAGAAAACTTTTCTTCTATTTTTTTAAGTGCTATATCTATTTCTTTCTGTGATTTTTTAAGCTTTTTTAATCTTTCACTTTCTTTATTTTTAGCTGCTTTTATATATTCATTATATAGTTTTGCAGTAGTCTTAGGATCATTTAATACTACCGTATTTAAGGTACCATCAAAATTTCTTTGTTCATTCTTTACTTTTCCTAGACCACCTTTGCTATTAATGAATTGTAAATAGGCATCATCTGTACGGGTTACAATACCTGTTGATCCTGCACCCGAATTTCGTTTCTGATAATCCTGTTTATTATTATTAAATATTGCTGGATCACCATAAAAAAGTAATCCAGTCTCAATGTTATGTATTAATGAATTTATTGTATAAGCAGTAATAGCACTATTGCGTAATTGATTATAATTGAGTTCTGTTTCTTTAGTTATTTTACCACCCTTTAATGCTCTTTGACTTGCTGATTTCATTTTCTTATGAAGAATATCATTGAATTCTTTTTTAACATTTAGTTTATTGAAATCATTTAATTCTTGTTTAACTACGTTGTTTAAGTAATTATATATGTTTTTCTTTATAGAGTCTCTTAAAGAAACATTATTATCTAAATGCTGTAAAAAATCTTCATATGTTTCAACACCTTCAATAGACTTAATATTGTCTAGTATTGATTTAGGTATAATATCTTTAAACAATAAAAATTCTGATCCTACTTCGGCCATGGATTTACCATTACCAGTTCTTATATTTTTATTTTCTGGATCATTGGTTGCAAGTTGAATGCGCTCATATTCTGAAGCTAAATAATTTACAAAAATATTTACGGCATCTACAATACCACTATTAAATATATTTTCACCTTTACTAATATTTCTTGTAAACTTTTCAAGATTAATATAATGTTTAGAGCCATCACTTCTTGTTATCTCAAAAAGGAATGTTGAACTTTTACCCGCGTGTCGTGTTGCTTCAGATACACCATATTCTAATGTGAAAATAATATCTAATAATTGTTTTGAGTATGGATCTGAGTCTGATGATTTAATGGCAGCTAAATCTACTTCATCTAATCTTATTTTTAATCCATCTAAAGAAGCAATATCTATTCTAGCACCTTCTCTTTTATTACCCTTTTCATCAAACAAAACTTTGTTTAATAATTGAGATGCCTTTGACCAAGGGTTTTTTGTTTTACCGTTTATTTCTTTTGCTAAATCTTCAGTTTCAGGAATACTTACTAAATTATTAAATGAATCAGCACTATTTATAATTTGTGCTTTCATCATTAATGTATTAGGCAAAGATCTTTGGAATACAGTTTTATCATCAACTGTTGTAATACTTAAGTTATTTGATTGATCAGAATACTTTAAGTAAAGTTTTGTAAAGAATTTTTTGGCAACGCTTTGTCCTTTAGGAAGCTTCTTAACATTTTTATATTTTGGATCTTTTGAATAATCTTTTAGTATTTCTTTAATACTAAAGACTTCTATTTTGTCACTTTCTTTAGTGCCTTTACTATAATTATAATTTTTAATTTCTAAAGCGGCATTATATAAACGATTTATATATTCCTGTGCTTCCTCTGTCATTAACTCTTTTATGACATTAGGATCATTTGGTAAATATATACCAATGGCTCTTAAAAATTCTAAAGGGTTTTCTTGAGCAGCTTTACTGTTACCATAATTTTTTGGTCTACCCTCTGTTGGTACAAAAATAGATCTCAGGTCTATTATATTAACACCATCAGCATTCTCAAATAAAAAGTTATTTGGATCTGAGGAGTCAAGTACAGCAGTATAGTTTGCAAATGAACGGATTGCTGATTCTGTTTCAAGCGAAGCATTTGTTACAAATACAGCAGATATAGAATTGTTATCTCCCTTTACAATTTCAGCACGCATTACATGTGCTACAGGTAAGATTAAAACTTCTAAAGCTGACCATAAGCTATTAACATTTGTATTAGTAGTATATGGACTACCTAATTTATTTAGTATGTCCTTAATAAATGGATCTGTTTTTTGTAAAGATTCCATTTTTTTATAAAGCGCCGTTATATTATTCGGTCTTTTTTCATTATCATTTGTCTCCAGTATGTTACTAAGCTTGTTAAATACACGCTTAGGAGCCATTGTTTTATTAAAACCTAAAGAATTTTTTATAATTTCTCCTTTCTCATCTCTTTCAAATACACCACCAAATGTATATAAGAGTTTGGGATCTGTAAGTTGTTCAAATGAGTTTGCATTACCTGCTCTATCTGCAATAACATTATTATTAAGAATGTTATATTCTTCTTCTAATTGAACAATATCTTTTAAGTATTCAGATAATTGTTGGTGACTACTAATAATTCCATCAATTTCTTTTGCACTTTTTACATTGTTAAGATTCTCAGGAATTATAAAAGCTTTAATCGCTTTTTTTAATAAGTTGATATTTTTAATGTCTTTACGAAATAAATTGAGTTCTTCTGTATTAAGATCATCAATTTTCTTTTCACTTAGTTTTGTTTTTACTTTTTGAACTAATTCATTTTTCCTTTGAATTAATCTATTCTTTGCATACTTATATGCATTTAATTGGAATGTTGGACTTATTTGTAATTGAATAGATGCTGATTTAACTTTTGTTGCGTTATTTACTTTATCACTATACTCACTAAATAAACTATCTATTGTATCACTTATAGTTTTACTCTCCTCTATTGTAAATGTATCGCTACTATCTTTTACTTTAATTACTCTATCTAAACCTTTAATAGCAAAGTCTGGATCAACTTCATTTACAGGTTCTGCTAACTCTCCAATACGAAGTTCATTAAAAAGTCTTGAAATATTTCTAGTTGCTTTACTATTATTGTAGACATCATAATAAGTTGTACGATCAAATAACCATAATAGTAACTCACGAATTTTATTAAAGATTTTAGAAAAGATTGATTTCTTTTCATACATACCTTTACCATCTCGCAACATGAACTCTCTAAATTCTTCTGCAAGAAATTCTTCTATTTGTTTTTTTGAGGCTAATGAAAACTCAACAATATTTCCATTGTAGTCTTCAAATGTTCCTGATTTACCACGAACAGCATTATATAAATTATTTCTTTCTTCAGTAGTTAAAAACTGCTGAGTAAATGCGTGCCAAGCTTCATGATATAAATCAGAGTAATCACTACCATTAAATAATGTTATACCGGACATTGACCAGTGTGCAACAGCATTTGGATTTGATGTATTAACTGCATCAAACATTTCTTTAATTGGTAAAAAACTAGAGAGTTTTTTACCGCTCTTAGTTTTTATACTATTATACCACGGTAGTGCTTTTTTAATTTTTTCATTTGTTGCTTTTACTTCGCTTTCTTTTTGAAGAATTCTTTTTTCTAATAAATTCTTTAAATCATTAGGATCAATTTCACCTAAATCAATGTCTTCTTCTTTAGTCTCAGATTCATTAACAATTGATTCTTCAATTGATTCTATTTGAACTGTTTCTTGAGGAGTAGAAACTGGTGGCGCTAGTTTAGCATTTTCTAATTCAACATTTAACTCATCAAGTTTTTTTGATATATCATTAATTCTTTCTTCATAATATTTTATATCTTGAAGATTACCACCTTGTAATTCTTCTTTATATTTAGCTTTACCTTTTACTAAAATTTCAATAATTTGATCACGGATATAATCATCCTCTGCTCTAAAATGATAAGGTACTCCTCTTGCTAATGAACCAATTTCTTCAGCAAGTCTTTCAACACTTGGACCTCTTTTATTTAATAATGCTGGATTAATATCTTGTTTTGTTCCAATGTTTGTTCCTGTTTCTTTTCTAGCTGACTCAGGATTAACAGGAGTAAATTGAGATAAAATAAAAGATTCAATAGTTTCTTCATCTTCTACAAGCTCCATTTTTGTTTGAAGCTGTTCTAATTGGCCAGCTGCATATCTAATTTCACTTTCAAATGATTCAATTTCCTTTTCTATTTCTGAAATCGGACGAGTTGGTATTAAATCGAATTTTTCTTCAGTAGTAACTTGAGGTTGAACACCTATTGCAACAACTGATTTAATAACTTCAAATTCTATAGCACCTGCATAGTCTTCTACATATTTAAAATCTGAATCAACCCATCCTTCTTTAAACCAATTGTTTTTAAAGCGGGGATCAGTTTTATCATAAACTGCAGTAATTCGAGTTAGTACTTTTTCACTTGGATTCTTTTTATTTATTTGCCAAAAATAATCACCTACTTTGGGATTATTTTCTTTCATCCAATTAGCTAAGCGAGTTGATCTTGTTCTAATACCTTCTTGAACAAGTTTAAGTGTTTTTACACCTTTACCATATATAGATGTGATTTCAGGTCGTATGGTATGGATTTTTGTTTTATCTGAATTAGGTCTATAACCATCAAAGAAGTTTTGTTCAATTGGTTTTTTACTATCTGCTTCTTTTACTGCACGATTATATTCATTCGTATCTAATGTAACTGGAGTTTGTTTTTTTATTTCAACTTTTGTTTCAACTGGTTTTGGCTTACTAATTCTATTACCAAGCTCATAACCAATATATCCATTCATTGGAAATATTTCTCCATCAACAGTTTGAATTTTAGCAAATGTTATTTGCTTTAAATATTCTTGATAAGAGACTGGATTATCTGTATAAATATATTTACCGTCTTCAACACTTAAACTAAATAATGATATTGTTTCATTATTTTCAAGTAAGCGGCTTTGCCATGTAAATTTATTTTGATATTCTGTTTTATCTGTTTTAATCTTTCTAGTTAAGAAGTTAACAATCTTTTCTTTTGAATCTTCTTTATCCTCTAGATTAAGTGATTGACCATTAAGGGTTACATAAAACTTTTTATTCTTTTGGCCAAATTTCATTTCTCTTTGAAAGAGCCAATTACTTAGAATATTATATTTATCATTATTACTTAACAGTTTACCATCTTTATAAACTGGATTAAGAATTAAATCAGCAATGAGATTAGCTCTTACTGTTGTAAAATCTTTAAAAGAAACATCTACTGTAAAATGATATTCTCCTTTAGAGCTTACATATAATTGATTGCTACCTGGTACGGTAACAAAAGTTAGTATATTATTATTTTTAATACTAGCTATATCTACTTTAGGTAGACTATTACTTGTACTAAGATATCCGTCACTCTTAAATGTTATTTTATTTACTACTCTATTATTAACCTTATCTTGATTAATAAATTTAGCGGCTTCTCTTAATGATTCTAGTTGTGATTGCCCAATATTTAATTTGTCAACAATAGAATCAAGATTAGTTCTTAACGGAAAGTATATAGGTTTACCAGCACTCCTTTCAACTACATTATAGTTAGTGTCGAAATACATTATTTTACCAAGGTTATCGGTAAGTGCTAGAAAGAAATTTTTATTATACTCATTACGATTTCCAGCATCTCTAGTATACATTTCATTATCAGCAATATTTACTCCTGAAATTATACTTAGAAATAAACCGCTCTTAACATTTGGATATACTACTCCGCCCTCTTCATTAATATAATTAGTATTTAATTTTTTTATGATATCATAATAAAATTGCATTGAAGGATCTGGTATATTGATATCTTCACGCAAACCTTGTTGACCAGTTGTTGTATAAAGAGATTCGGGCTTAGCTAAATAAGATGATGGTACTAATATTTTAGAGTTTTTATTTTTAGCTTGTTCACTTTGAAGATTTTGTAAATCCTTTTGTGCATCTTCAAATGAATTTTTATTAGACATCTTTCCTAAGAAAGTAGATATATCATTTAATATAGTTTCTTCTGAAGACTTATTTAATGATGATACTAATTTAGCTAACTCATCAAATTCGAACTTGTTATCTACGGCGTAGTCTTTGAAATTATCATTGAATGATAATATTTGATCTATTGCTTTTGGAACTAATAAAACATATGACAAGGCTTTTGCATTATCCTGAGATTTTTTATAAACTATATCATATATTTGATTACCAATTTTTTTAGTATCAATTGGTTGTTTATTTTGTATTGCGTCGTTAATTATAGCTGCAATAGCTCTATATAGTAATTCTCTTTGACTCTTATCAATATTACAAAGTTGCATAGTTTTTTAATTAACAAAGATTATCTTTAAAATTATTTAGGGCATCTGTTATATCCTCTGGGTTATTAGCAATTTCACTAAGCTCATCAGTAGATAAAGGATTACCTTTTATTGATTCTAAGTTTTCTTTTGCTTGTATATTTTCATCAGTGGTAGTTTCTCCTTCACCTAATTCCATAGATTGCATTATTGCAATTACTTTATTAGAACTAGATGGGGCTTTACCATATGTTTTAAAATCAGTATCTCCTGAAGATTGTTCAGGATATAAAGGCATAACATTGCCTGATTTTGTAACATACCCAAATCCTCTAGGATAAAGCTGACTATTTTCCATTATAACTACTGAACCTGCAGGTGCTAAACTCTTTAATGTCTTTTTATCTACAATACCCTTTTTCATTCTACTAATGATTTCATTTCGAACTAATAGATAAAGATAATTTTTTTCCGATAAATTACCTAAATCTGTTTTTTCAAATTGAAAATCAAGATCTTCCATTGAATCTATTTCATTAATTAATAAAAACAAAGAAGGTAGTTCAGCAGTTTTTATCCATGATTCATAATTCTCACCAGATATTTTAACTGTTTCCTTTCTTTGACTTGGAAGTGTATCTAAGTCCTTATCAAGAATATCGACAATATTCTTTGAATCTGCAACTCGTAAACGATTTTGTTTCTTAAAAGTTTGTTCTAGTACGGCTAATTTCTTTTGTGGATACTCTTCAATATTATCATATACAATAGCAATTGATACATCTTTTGCTCTAGCATCTAAAAATGTTATATTACTTGTAATAATAACTTTTTCAGGAGATTCATTTAATGCATTAATTATTGAATTATATGCTGTCTCATTTATAGCATTTCTAAATGCTAATACTTGTTCTGATGTATATCCGCCACTATAAAAGACATCATTAATAACTTGATAATAATTATCACGAGTTACAGCTTCCTTTAAAAATCCTAAATTATTAATTGCTGCAATTGCATAATCATCATAAAACAATACTGCACTATCATCTTTAATTTCATTAGGAATAGTTAATACTGGTGATATGTAAATGATTTTATTATCTCTTAATGTTTTACTATTAATAATACTTGGTATGGGTTCTTCTTTTTTACCTTCTGAAGTAGCTAGTTCTGCATTTTTACTTATAAGATTAAACCACTCAGAGTTTTCTTTTGGTGTTTTAGAACTATCTAATTCTGTAGTATTCAGTCCTGTAATAAGAGCAACTAGTCCTGATTCACTTCTTGTATTTTCTTTTAACCCTTTTATTTCATAATTAGTTCCTGTACCTGTTTGAGATCCAAACTCTTTTTGCCAAAGTCTATTTACTTTGAAAGCTTGGTTCATATCAATAATTATCTCACCTTTTGTATTTTTTATACTATTTGTAGCTCTGTCTATATACTTATCAGGAAATACTAAATTTTCATTTAAAAGATCTGTAACTTTATCAATCTCAGGAGAATAAGACATTTTACCAGTAGCTTTATCAATACCTCCTTTTACTAACCAAGCTCCTGTATAACCAAAGAAAGGATACCAAGCACCTTGTGTTTTACCAGATGTACCTGCAGATGATTTATAAAATGGAACGAGTTGTCCATTAATATTAGCTACAACAAAGAGTCTTCCTTGCATAGCTTCAAATATTACAGCTCCCTCTGGATTAAGCTCTTTATTAATTATTTCTTTACCTGTTTTTTTGTCTATAATAGTCAGAGTATTATTTGGAACAACTAAAATATCTTTTAAGGGTTCCATATTTATATGGATTCTACCTTCTGGATTATTGTCTGGAAGAATAAATAAATCTTCTGCTGTATCTGTTATTTCATCTGTAACAGGTTTTGTTTGTACACTAATAATTTTATCACCATTTGATATAGTATTTTTAACTTCTACATTAGAAACAGAAGCTTCTAAAGCAGCTAGTTCTTTGTATCTAGAATTAATTTTATCTTTTAATCTTTGAAAAGGATCTCCGGTTGTAACAACATCTTTTAAATCAGATATTGATTCTGTAGTACCATCTGCTTTAGTAATTATTGCATTTCCTATAATTAAATCATTTCCCTTATTATAAGTTTCTACAATAGAGTTTATAGACTCTTGTCTTCTTCTTTCTATATCAGAAACAGGAGTTGTAGATTTAGCTCCTTCTAAAGCAGCTAGTTCTGCTTTATACTTAGCGTTAATTTTATTCTCCATGAACTCACTAATCTTAGGAGAATCTACATTTTTTAAGAGTTTTAAGAAAGCATCTTTGTTTATTGTTTCACCATCATAATCATATCCACCATCAGTTATTTTACCTATAATCTCATTATTAGACTCTTTTCTTACATTACTATAAGCATACTTAGAATCTTTTTCAATAATATATTTTTCACCATTAACAATAAACTGTGTGTTTATAAACGCAGCTCTGATTATTTTTTTTGGTATTCTTGCATTATTATCTAAAGCTTCTAATTGTGCAGCTCTTTGCTTATTCCAAAGAGGATTATTAATCTTTACAGTTATTTCAGGAACTGGTACTTCAGAATTTAGAAGGTCTGTTATTTGTTGTTTTAAATCATTTCCAGTATAAAACTTAAGCTCTGATTGTTTTCTTCTTTCTATATCAGTTTCAATAAGTTGTCTGTGTGTTTTATTTTGAGGATTATTAAGTTTTTTACCTTGATAATAAACTCCATCAGATTTAACTTCATATTCTGTGTTTGCTATTTTGCCTATTTCTATATCAGCTTTCTTAGCTTGATCAGAAACAGGAGCTTTTTTAGATAATGAACCTGGTCCATAAAATGACTTAGCATCATATATGACGTAAAAAGGATCAACTTTTTGATTACCAATAATATGATTTACAACTTTAACTCCTTTTACTTCAGGATTAGATTTTTGAAAATCATTAAATAAAGATATTATGGCAGGTTGTTCATTTGCTTTTTCAGTTCCATCATATTCTTTAGCTGGATCATTTCCAATATAAGAACCTGTAGCTGGATTATTAAAATTATATCCTTTAGCTCTAAGTTCGTTATACAGTTCTTTCTCTGTTTTATTAGCATCAATTACAATAAAATCAGAATCTTTAATTTCTCCTTGTATTGGCTGACCGTATCTCTGGACTAAAAAAGGAGTAGTTGTAGAAGATGCGTTTAAACCATCACCAAATTGGCTAACTTGTTCTTTACCTCTTTGAAAAGTTCCAAAATTAAAATCTTCAGGTTTTACATTTGTATGATGATAAACAGTTACAACATCAACAACAGGAGCTGCTGGTGGTGGTGTAGTTCCTTCTAATGGTTGTGTATTTCCAGAGTCAACTCTTTCTTTTATTTTATCAGAAAGAATTTGACTATAAGACATATTTTTACCGTTTATAACTTCATCTTTACCATAAGATGATTCTAATATTTTATCTCCATAAAACTCTTTAGCTACTTGTAAAGCTAGTTTAGCATCATTTTCTGAATAACCATGCATTACTACCTGATCACTTAAAGCAGGACCTTGAACTTCTAAATCTTGAAATATTTTAACTCCTCCATTATAACCTCTTTTTTGAAGCTCTATCATAAAGTCTCTAAAAAGTTCTGGAGAAAAATCATTTAAATTTTTTAATGAGAAATAACTTTTATGAGTAAAAGATTCATTGGTATTAGTTCCATTATTTATACCAAAGTATAACCATGAGTTAGAATTTTTAGTATCTGAATATAGTCTTACATTTTGAGCTAAGTACCTCTCTGCTTGAGGTTTATTCACAATAGCCATTATTGCATTGTAAAAAGAATTAAATGCTTTCTTTGTTACATCAGATAATGATGCTCTATCAGCTTTCAGCATCTCTCCTACCTCTTGTGAACTAGTTGCATTTCTATGTTTAGGATTTGTTCTAAGCTGTGAGTCATCTATTTTTAATCCGTTTTTAATAGCGTAGTTAGCATATTCTTCTCTAGATAATTTAGATAAATCTATACCTTCTCTTTTTGCAATTGTAGCTAGTTCATATGATGCGGTCCATCCAACTAATTTTTTTCTTCGAGCTAATTCAGTTGCATCAATACCTGTAGCAGGTGGAGCTTGTGGATAAAGTTCTGGGAATAATTCAACTGTTGTCTTTTCTATTATAGGAATATATAAACCAATAGGTTTATTTTTATTGTTGACATTACTTACGCTAGGAGATATTTCAATTGAACTGATAGTTCTAGTACCATTACCCGCAATAGACATATTAACAAGTAAAGGCAGAATACCCATTCCTTGAATTCTCATATTGTTCTTATTGAGTTCAGTACCAACTAAAGATTGTATTAACTCTCTATAGATGTTTAATTGTGCTGTATCTTTTTCTACATAACCTACTCTATCTTCAACTAATGTTTCTTCAAATGATTCTGCGTACCCTTTAAATTTAGCTCTATCATTTTTAGGCATCATTGTTTTAATATCTAAAATCAATAAATCACCTTTATCATTATAGAGCACTAAGTCTACTTGACCACTAACAGGAATTATACCTATAGATCCAAAGAGCTCATTAGTATCTGTTAATGCACGATAATTATTAATACGCATGTAATCAACAACATGCTTTAATGTTTTAGTTAAATCCTTTTTAAATTTATCTGAAAAGATAATAGGCGTTTGAACATTAAGTTTAGATTGAACATTTTGATATGCGAGATCTAATAATCGATTAACATATGTGTCATTAATTTCTTGGTCTAACATACCACGTAAACCCATTCTAAAAAACTCATCTATAACTGTTCCTCTATCTGTATAATTTTTTGAAGTTTCGCTTAAGTCTGGTTCTTTTAAAACTTTTTCAATAGCTTCACTAAGTTTAGCTTGAATATTATCTTTTGTTGATTTTCTTATTTCTTCAACAATATTATTTAGACTTGTTACTCGAAAGAAATATTTACTAGGATCACTTAAAAGTGTTCTTATTTTAGAACTAATATTCTCATCATATTGTAATTGATTAATATTATAGATCTGTTTAATTTGATTTATAATATTATCACCAACCGCTTTTGCTTGATTTTTTAGAAGTGCAACTTTTGAAGCATCTCCTCTACCTAATACATTAGAAAAGATTGCTTCTAGCTTTGAACCAATTTGTACGAGTTGTTGTTGAACTGCAGGATTTACAACATTTTGCGTTCCAATAGGAACATTAGTCATTGTAATTCCATTGAAGGTTTTGATTATTCTTCCTTCTTGTAATTGGGCACTAGTTAAATTTTGATTTTCATTTGGAGCAAGAACTCTAAATTTACCATTAACAATTTCAATTAACTCGGGAAGTTCCATAGAAAATATGTCACTCTCTTCTAATCCCGACTTATTTCTAAGATAACTTAACTGTGCAACTGTTAATGTATTTTGTATCAATCCTTTTTTATCATCTCCAACTTCTTTCTTTTCTTTCTTCTTTTTATAATTATTAATTATGGTTGCTGCTGCAGATGAACCTTGAATCCATGAATCAATGCTACCGTAACTTTGTTTATCTTCAGGTGATAATTCATTCCATGCAACATTAAGTGCATCTGTTAAATCTTCTGGTAGTTGTTGTAAAGGTGTAGCGACATTTATTTCTTCAGCAGTTGTTTGAGTTTCAGTTATTTGTTCACCAAGTATTGCAGTAGAAGTAATTCTTAATGTTTCTTCTAATGCATTACCACCTTTATATAATCCAGTTATTTGTTCAAGCAAGTTTCTGAGTGACTCCAAAAATTCTTGCCATACACTTTTATTTGTTTCTTCAGTAATTGTATTAGCTAGTATAGATTGAAATGAGAGATCAGTCATTGCCATTGCAACAAACTGTTCAATGCTTTTTAATCCAACTACATCATCAATAATAATATCTCCTTTTTCATTTTTTGGAAATACAACATTCCATTGTTGTTCAAGCTGTTCAATAATAGCATTTAATTTACCACTAACAATAGCTTCTTGAACCTTGGTTTTAATATTTTCAATATCTGCTTTAAATTTTGCATTAGTTAAATTATCATTAACTAACTTTTGCATCAATCCATTAAGAATAACTTTTTCAATATTTAATATTCCAGTTCTGTAATTAGCAGCACTGAAATTAGGATTGATTACTATACCGTTAGTAGTATCATATGATACTGCGACAGGATGGTTTCTATTAAAGCTAATATTAATATCATCTTTTATAACAGATAATAATCTACGTGCTAATTGTTTATCAGGTAAATAACCAAATTGACTGTCTATTATTTTTTGTAATAACTCCTTTGCACTTATATCTGTAGGATTATCTTTATTAAATCCATATTCAGTAGCTAAATCAAGAATAGTTCTTTCATCACCTTTTTGTTTTTGAAACTGTTGTCCTAAAGGAATTGTTTGACTAATTGCTGTAGGATCAACTTTACCTACAAACTCAATTCCTTTTAAAGCCTCATATGATTCTAGAACTTCTAAGATTTTATTATATATATCTTTGTGCTGAGGATTACTAGGATCAATTTGTGTTAGTTCAGGAATGTTTGGTAGATTTGTTGCTGCATAAAAACTTGATGGTATTTTATTTTTATTAACAAGAGCATCAACGTTATTTGGATCTAAAAATATTCCAATCTCATAAAGTTCTTGTAGTAAGTGATGATTATCCATCATTCTTTCATAATCATCCAGCATAGCTTTTACTTTTATTTTAGCTAAGCGATTTGCTGTACTAATTAATTGGCCAATTTTTTCAACATTTGAATTAAAGTAATCAGGATCAGTTAATATATTTAATGCATTAATGTGTCGTGCTGAATCTTTTCTTAAACGCACAATGTCTAAAACATTAGCAAATATCTCACCCATTTCATCTTTGGTCATATTAAGACCATTGGGTCCAGCAAGAGTATTAAGATATCCTTTTAATGGTTCAATACCTTTAATTTGAAAACTGCTATCTACTTGCCCAAATAAAGCTTCAAGCATATAAACCATTGAATCTACTAAAGTAGTTTGATCACCAAACTGTATTTCTTGAGCTGATAAATCAATATCTTGCTCACCCATAAATGCAGTTTTTGATCTATCTACTGCAACTCTTTGTTTTTTACCTTTCTTATTTACTATTTCAATTAATATATTTTTACCTAATACACCTACAAATTTACCTTCAACCTTTTCACCTTTAGTATTTGTATATTCAATAGGAGATCCCTTTGGAAATTGTAATACAAATTTTTCTGCTTTGCTTGGATCAAAGTTTTCTAACTTAACACTTTCATCATATGTTCTTTCAAATGCAGTTATAGCTGAATACCAAGTATTTAACCCTTCGTATTCTTCTTGTTTTTGTTTTAAAATTTCTTTGTCTTCGGCTGTAGTTGCTTGTTCGTATATTTTAATTTCAGATTCTAAGTTTTTTATTTTGCTTTGTAATGCTCCTCCTGCAGTTGTATCAAATAATATTGCAATATCACCACCTAATACTTGTGATAGTTTTGGATTACTAGCTAATGAACCAGTCATTGATTGTATTCTAGAGCCAACTCGTTCAAACATAAACTCATTAAATAAATAGGCTTTCTTTCCTTCTTCAAATGCCTCATATAAATCACGTTCAGTATCTGGATTATAATCATTAACAAACTTTTCATTTGATTCTTCATATCTTTCTTTAAGACGATCTGCACGTGATATAGCTTTATTTATACGATCACGTAATCCAGCATTAAATGAATCCCCTTCTATGCTTTCACGACCATTACCAAATGCTTCTTTTAATGAAGTATCATCTAACTTTAATAAATCACGCATTTGAGTTTGAAACTCATCAAGCATGTTATGTTTAAGTAAAGTGTGAACATGCTCAAAGAAAGATTGCTCTTTAATATTCTTTGCTCCGGCGATATCTCCTGCTTCTTCTGATTCTAATTGTCTTGTAATTAAATTATTTTGTTCAGTTGCATTTGCATAAAAATCATTTGCAAATTTTGCTGGATCATTAATAATTGCATTTAATGAATTTTCTAATTTTGTAATTGCATTTTTTCTATCATCAATATATTGCTTATACTTTTCTGGATTTCTATATTTTTGATATAATCTAGGAGCTTTCTTAAATGCAATTGTTTGAAGTCCTCCAATAGGAGCTGCCATAAAGAAACCTGATAAAAATGTTTCTAAAGCCATATTTTGCTTATCAAGTTCTGCTGCACCTAATCTTAAACTATTTAATAATCCAGCTTGACCAAGACGTTCTTGACCAAAGTTTTTATTTGTATAGTGATCTATAAGTCCAGCAGATAATGATTCTTGATAAACTTCTTGTAAACCTTCTGCAAAATTTGCACTAGTATATCTGATACCAGTACCAACTAAATTTTTAGGACGTAAAGCTTTACCTAACATTCTTATTGAATCAAGATTTAAATAACTCTTGATATTATTCATATCATAAACCTTTGCTGTTTTTTTACCATCCACGGTTTTAATAACAGGTCTAAGATTATTAGGTACTTTATTCATTATTGATCTAAAAGGTTTAATACCTTTTAGAGCACCTTCTAAAACTAATTTATTACTAAAGTATATAGCAGGCATATTATATAAATATGCTTCTGATCCAGCTTGAAGTGCTTGACTATGAATAACTTGTGATTCATTAAAGTTAGGCATTCTACCATTATCTCTGTAGAATTCATCAATTAGTTTAGCAGAAACTTCATTACTAACCATTCCTGCTTCTAATTTAGATTCTGATGAGGCAGCATTTATTTCGCGTACATCACGATAGAATTGACCAAATAATGCTTTTGATTTTGCAAAATTATCTAGAGAGTTATAGTCTTTATAAATTCCTCTTAATGTTGCACGTTCTCCTTTTATTAATCCACGTGCTAAATCAGCAGTATCACCAAAGGGTGTTATCTTTTTTGCAACATTCCAAACTTTACGAGCGGTAGAAATATTATTTGCACCTTTAAATAATTGACCAATTGCTTTTGTAAATCGACCAATATTTAATCCTGTTCTTGTTAGTGCTGCTGGTGCAGCACCACCACCAGATGCACCCGTTGCTAATCCAAGTGCAATTTCTTCTGCAGCTATTTCTGCAATTACACCAACAGTGTATGCTGAATTTAAAAAGAAATTTGTAAAGCTTGCTCCAAATCCTGATTTACTAGAACTACCAATTGCCATGGCTTTTTCCATAGTATTTGCAGAATCAAAGTCTGGAGTGGTATTACTTAATGAACCCCAGTTTTTAAAAAGGGATGTTGCACCTGCAGAAAACAATGTTCCATATTGACTCGCTGCTCTTCCAAAATCATCAAACCATGAACTATTATTATTATAAATAGTTTCATTATCCCTAAAGGGACTGAATCCTAAATTTCTAAATTGACTATGATTTGAATATCTATCAAAGTTTAATCCTGTATGAGTTGAATTAAAAGCTGATGGTTTAGCATATGCATATGGATCGGTAGTATCTTTTATTTTTAATACCGCATTATTAAGACGATCAGTAGATGATACACCTGTAGGTGAAGGATTAGGTCCACTTACACTATTACCAACTGTTGCTTGTTCATCATATAATTTAGAGGATGAAGTACTTGGTGTTTTTGGAATAACATTAATTGTATTTCCTGAATCACTTTTTACTTCAAAAGTATTTGGAGTACTATTTACTTCAGCCATTATCTTCTATCTCTTTTTATGTTAATACTATTGTCTTGTAAGATTTCTTTATGGGTTTGATTTAACGTTTCCACAGTTTGATTAATATCAAAATCTTTTAAATAAACAGGTGCTAACGGAGTATTTATTATTCTTCCTGTTTGTGGATCATATTCTGCAGATGTTTGATATAAGAAAACATTACCATTTGAATCTCTTCTTATAGAAGAACTACCACCTAAATTACCATAATCAATGTTATATTGATTTGTTAAGTTAAATACTCTTTCAACACGCGTATTAGTATGTCTAGAAATAATAGCTGTTTCACGAGGTCTACCATCAGAACCAGTATGTTGGGCTAATTTTTCACGTGGTATAATTAATGTGAATGTAGCTTGATCCATATTTTTACCAAAGGCAGATCTATATACCCCAGGTAAATTTTCTGAACCTATTAATCCTTTTAAATATGCTTGAGACGGTGTAAAGGTTATTGCAACATTATTACGATTTTGAGCTCCGGTACCATAACTAGTTATTTTAAATCTTGGTCTACCGTCTGTGGTATTTTTTGGATTACTACTTAAAAAATCCATGCTCATTTGTTGCATCATTGCTCTAATAGCATTTTCTTTATCTTCACTATATTGATCATCAATTACATCTGGAGTAATCATAGAACCATCTCCCATTATCCATGTTGCTTCAGCTGCTTTAGGATTAGCTAATGCACCACTTTGATTTATTGCTGATAATAATTCACCAGCTGCTCTATTTGATGGAGCCATACCACCAAGCATTGAATCAACTTGATAACTTACACCTTGTGAAAATGCTCCAGTGTGTCCACCTAACGGACTAAACTCTGTTGTAATACCTGGAATATCTTTGTTTGCATATGCATCACTAAAGTCTTCTTTAAATTCATCATATATAGATTCGATTTCATCCATCATATCTTCTTGATCTAATTCACCCATTGGAACTTTTCCAGATCTATATCCACTTACTACTCCTGCTACTGGTCCAACAATTGGTATTAGATTAGCAGTCATAGCACCTTTTGCTGCACTAGACCAATCCCATACTTCTCTATCTGGATGATTAGCAACAACAGGCATTACTGCTTGTGCAAATTCTTCTAATGATCTTATGTTTCCTTTATCATCTAAAAACTGTTCGCGTGCTTCCATTATAAATGGATCATATTCATCTGTTGGTGTTGATTGAATATAACTTAAAACAGCTTTATTATTATTTAAATGTGCTTGTTGCACTGCAAGTAATTCTGCTTCCGTTCCTTGTATATCATTATAAGCTTGATAAAGATCGGGTAAAATAACATCTTCACGACCTTTAATTACTTGTTTAAAATCTTCACTTGTTATTAAATTCTTAATTCTTCCCTGAAGTTCTAAAACATTATTAGCACTTTTCATATCATTTATGAAAGGTGTTTTAGCTTTATTTTGCCAATCTTTTACAAGTGATAAATTACCACTTGCATCTTTTCTTAAGTATCCTTCTTTTTCAACTTTTACTGATTCCTTTTTTTCATCATCAAACATATAATCCCAACTGGCATCAGCAGCTTGTTTAGCAATATCAAATAAATCTAGTGGATTATACCATGTAAACTCATCATCAGATTCCCAATCTTGTTTCATTTCCTCAACAAACTCATCTAAATAAGTTTTTTCTTTATATGTAGTTGAGGTTTCTAATACACCATATGTATCTTCTAATAATCTTCTTGCTTCTTGTCTTCTTTCTGGACTTGCATTTGGATCATTAGCAACTGATTGTAATTGACTTACTACTACTTGGCTTAAATGTTCAGTTTTAGCAGTTCCATCTCCACGCAATGATTCTTCTCTTTTAATCATTTCTTCCTGAACATTATAATTGGGATCTGTTTGACCCACATCTCCAGGAACAATAACACCATCAGTAATGCCTAAAGCATCTGCCATTGTTTCACTTTCCTTTTTTTCTTTTTCTGCATCAAGCTGTGCTTTATATGCAATTTCAGCCATATTATATTGATGCTGTACTTGCATTTTACCATACTCATCGGCTTTTATTTCAACCTTTTGAGTGAGGTTAGCATAGTTAGATGCTGCAGTAATCAAAGTTTCTTGTAATGAATTACTTGCAGTAATAGCATCAACTCTACTTCTTAGTACATCTATTGGAAGATTTGGAACAATACTTGGATTTGATAAATCAGCTATATCATCTGCTTGTTTTTTATTTATACTAACAACTTCTTTTTGAGTATCAAGACCTAATAATAAAGCTTCTGGATCTGTATCATATGCAGGATTAATTCCTGTCTTTTTATTTTCTTCAACAAGTTTTTTCTTATTATCAATTTGTTGATTTTGTTTTTCTAATTCTGCTTGGCGTCGTGCATTTGATTCTTCAACTGCAGTAAATACTTCTGTAAAGTATTGACGCTCAGCAGCTTCTTCACTACCGTATTGTTGTGCATTTGCTTTTATATAATTTTTTCTATCTACATATGCTTGTGTTTTATATGTATCAGCTACTTTAGGATCATTACCTACAGTTGCCATCATATATTGAGATAGATCGGGAACCATTTGTTGACCATTTGTCCTCGTTATTTGATATCTACCATCAGGTGTTATTTCTACTGATTGTGATTCAAAATTCATTTCTTTTGCAAAATCCATCCCCATTTTGTAAGCATTCTGAAATGGAGTGTAATTTAAATTTTGCATACCTAAGGTTTGGTCAAGTGATGCATTTGCAAACTCTTCCCTTTTATATGCTAATTCTAAATCTCCAGTTTCCCACCATTGACCACCACAATTTTCTCCAACACATCTTTTATAATTTTCAGAAGCTAATAAACTATCTTCAAATGATTTAGTAAAGGACATATCCTTATGAATGTACTTATCATTTATTAATGGTTTAAAAACTTGTTGAGCACTTATAACATTATCTTGTCTACTAAGATCTAGACCTGCAATCTTTTGAATTTCATTTTCTATTTGAGTAAAGTATTTATTACGCCTCTCAATATTCTCTGAGTGCGTCATATTTGAATTCAAAAGTGTACCGTATATTCCACTTATTTTATCATAGCCTGCTTGATATTGCGCTTCTTTTGTACTAAGCGCCTGTGCTAAAATATTATAGTCAGGTTGAAACGGTTGAATTTCAGGAATATAATCTGTTACTCCTTGTATATAAGTTGCCATAATTTAATCTAGATTTATCTAGGTGCTTTTTTTATTCTAACTTTTCTAAGTTTTCTACTACCTCCGTATGCTGCTTGTGGTATTGAACTCATTGCTGCCAGAGCATCAACTTCTTTATTTGTAGAAGCTGTACCAGTTTGTCCCTTAAGAAACAATTCTAATAAAGTTTTATCTTCAATATCAAGTCCCTCAAACTGTTTTGCAAATTGAGCAAATTGTTCACCCATGCTTTGTGTTTGAGCAGCAGGAGAAATAGATTCAGGTGGATTATAAAATCTTAATCCACCGCCTATTGTCGGATCAATCATAAACCTATCACCATATATTTGGTTTATTACATCCGTAGTAGCCATATTGGTTATACTATTTTTAATAGTACTCAAAAGTTTATTTCTTGTATCTCTTTTAGCATTTTCATATTGTTGATTTAACATTGTTGTGTCATCATACAATTGTTTTGCTTGTGCTGCATTTGTTAAGTTAGCATTATTTAATATACTAGCTTTTTGAGTTTCAAATGAATTTGCTATTTGTACATTATTATTTTGTACTTGACTAATGATATCTGCAGCAGAGTTCATTGCATTTGCTGCAACGGAACCTGCACGTGAACTTAAAAACTGTGGTGTTGCATATGCACCTAATTCATTAAGTGCAGTATTATATGCTGCCATTGTATTAGCTTCTGCTCTACGTGGATCAAAGAATGTTGCTTGAGGTAATACAGGTTCAATTTTAGGAGCCCATGGAAAAGTTCTTCGCAATCCCATACGATTAGCAAATGCTTCACCCATGCTAAGAACATCTTGTGGATATGGTCCTACTGATGGTGGTGCAGCTGCTGCTTCACCTAAAGTTTGAGGCATTAATTCTGGAGCAGGAGTTTTTGGTGTTGTTGCTTCAGGTGTCTCTTCTACATCCTCATCTTGTTTAATCCCTGCTAACTGTCCTACAGTAGTATTAGTACCAATTGCATCAATTTTACTTATATCTTGTTCTGGATCAAATCCATATTTTTCATCTTGTTTACCTACTTGTCTTACAATAAAAGGAGCAAGATCAGCATTAACATCTTCTTCAAGTTTTCCTGCATCACGATCTTCTAACAAGTCACGATATCCTAAATAAGAAGCTTGACCAAGTGCTACATTTAATGGATCAGCAGAACCAAGTTCTAATTCACCATATGCATCATCAAATGCTTTACTATTTGATTGTGATTGTGAACGTATCCATTCAGCTCCTTTATTTTCTACTACCCCATAGTTTCTTTTCTGCATTGCTAAAAATGCTTCAAGTGCTTTTTCGGGAGTAAGTTCTTTAATTGCTTTATCTATATCTACTCCTTTTCTTTTAAGGGCATTTTTATTTATATATGATTCATTTTTTAAAGCAGCTAAAGTTTTTTCATACAATAGTTGTTTTAGTTTTTCATTCCCTTTAAAAGTTTCTTCTACTCGATTATACATTCCTTTTTTTTCTGCACCATTTTGTGCTATTTGCATTCCATATCGAGCTTGAGGCATTTCATATTCATCTTCAAGAATTCTATTATAATCATCAGGACTCCAACCCGCAGGTGCAGGTACATCATTAGCATCCATATAAACTTCTCTACCGTTTTGGTATGTCATATAAACTCCTAGTTCTGGGTCAAATTCTCCTCCATCTTGATAAACAAACTTTCTTAAACCTCCACCATATTTACCGTATGTTGCATCACCTGTAAATTGTACAGGTGTTTGTTCTTCTGTAGTAGGTATAAATTCTCCTGTATTAACATCATATGATCCTTGACTTCCTTCAGCATCCGCATATAATTCATCTGCTCCTGTTTTTTTTCTAAATGCTTCCTCTCTTCTTTTTTCTTCTGGTAGTCGTGCTAAATTATTTGCTAGATCTAAACCAGCTAACATCATATCTGCATCATACTTACCTATTTCTTTTAATTTAACATTAAAATTAGCATCGGGTATAGTAATATCAGGTTCTTGTTGTGTTACAGTTGGATCAAAGTTAGCTAAAAAATCTAAAAGATTACCTGCATTAGCCATTCCATCTTCTGCCATTGGCATTCCTTCACCCTCCTCATATTCTTCATTATATTCTTCTTCCATTCCCTCCTCTTCATATTCTTCTTCTTCACCTTCTTCATAGTTTTCCATTTCCTCATTCTCCTCTTCTTCCATCATTGGTTGATTAGGTTGAGCTTGATTTATGGATTCTGGTGTAACAGGTAAAAAGCTTGAAGGATCTATTCCGAATTTAGCAATAAATGGTAAAGCAACAATAGGAATACCATCAGGGAAACCTTTCATTGATTCTTGATAAAGAGCAAGAATAGCTAATTTAATATTAGCATTTTTAATATTTAACTCTGCAGTTTTTCTTTCTCTTTTATTACTATTAGGATCTTGTAATACTTCGCGAAATTTATTTATTTGATATTTCTTAGAAATTTCTGCTGGTGTAATTCCTTTTGATTTTCTAATCTTTTTAATTTCACCATCAGAGTATCCAAACATTTTTAATATCTCCTCGTTTTTAATTTTCATTTTAGCAGTGTCGCTATATATAAATGAATTTTCAGGTACATTTAAAGCTACACCACCTTCGCTGTGTCGAGGTCCACGAATATTATATAATGCACTAGTTCCACCAACATCAGGCAACAATGCAGTTTCACCACCTTCAGCTTCTATATTTGCTTCAGGTATTGGTACCTTAGTTAATGTATTATTAAATTTAGTTTCGGGTACGCTATATTGATCTGGCATATATGGAGGGGCAATAGTATTGCCCCCATATGCTAGTTTTTTTATTCTTACTTTTCTCATTAGTTTAATCTATAAATTCAATATTACCACCCATTGCAAGTATCATATTAATAGTATTTTCATCCATATAATATTCACCGCCTTCTTTATACATATAAAGATATGGATTAGACATACCACCATATTCTGCTTTTCTATTTCTTCTTTCTTCTTTTCTTTGCATTCTATCCTGGAATCGTTCAAGTTGATCTTGATTTCTTTCTATTCTTCTATCAAATCTTTCATTAATTCTATTTGCTCTTCTATCCATTCTATCATTAAAACGCTCATCACGCATATCCATTCTGGCATCAAACATCTCTCCTCTTTTTTGCATATTACTACCTTTGATAATATCATTTGCAGCATTACGCATCTCTCTTAAATTTCCACGTTGATCTCTACGCATTTCTCTTGATTCTTGACGACGCATTTTACGAACATCTCTTGGACGTAATAATTTTTGCTCTTGTAATTGAGATATTATATCTTCATCTCCTTCCATTATATTTGGTGGTACTTGAGGTCCTGCTTGATTAGGGCTAAATACATTAGCTATTCTATCAAATAGATTACCTGAACCACCTGCTGTTGGATATGGTCTAAATTTAGCAACAGTACCAAAAGGTCCTTGACGAAATTTCTTAAGATAAACAGGAAACTGTTGACCATACATTTGACCAGCACCTTGATTAAGCATTTCTTGTGGAACATTCATTACCATTCCAGTTTCTGGATCTGAATACATTACTGGTTCATTTCCAAAATTTGTCCAGGAGCTAATATTAGCAAATTCGGGTGCTTGTTGTAATCCAATTTGATCTGTTGTACCACTTGTACCTGGTGTAGTTTCTGCTTCTCCTTCTGCTTTTGTTTCTACTTCTCCTTCTACTGTTTCATCAGTTGTTTCTGGAACAGTTGTTTCTTCTATTTCATCTACATCTGCGAAAACATCTTCATTATTTTGTGCGCGTTCAAGAAGAGCTAAATTAGCTTCTGCACTTCCATCTGTTAATCCTGCATCTTTTGCTCTTTGCCAAGAACCAGGACCATTGATTTCTTCAAATTGTTGTTTAACAGTTGCACGTGCACCACTTGCTCCTGTACTTGTTGCTGCACCACTTCCAGTATTACTACCTGTACCGCTACCAGTTCTACTATTATTTTGATTATTTGCAGCTTTATTATCTGCATATGCACGTTTTATATCTGGATCTGTTAATATGTTATCATCAGCAATGTTATTATAATTTATTGTAGATGCTTCAGCAAAAGGATTAGTTGCCGCTGTAACTCCTCTTCCCATTGTCTGATCTATAAAACGTGAAACAGGTGTGTACTCGTCTATTAATCCTTCAGCCATTGCGTTAGCTAACGCTTCTTGTCCATATAAGTTTGCAAACTCTTCTAATTTTTCTTGAGTAAGATTTGGATCAGCAGCTTTAAATTCAAACTTTGGTTTACCACCTTTTACAGTTTGACCATAATCTCTTATAGTTCCAATTTCATCACCATATTCATTATATATTTTAGTTCCTTTCGGAAAGCGGTTAAACTGTGGTAACATTCTATCAGCTTCATCATAGGGCATTAGTTTACCTTTGTAATAAACGTAGGGTACTTTTTGTTCTTTACCGTTTTGTGCTAATGGAAGATATGACATTCCGTAACGTGCTTGTGGCATCATACCTTCTTGTTCCATTTCAGAGAAAAGACTATCACTAGCGGTGCCATTAACCAAATCAATAAAGTTGCGTAGACGCTCATTATAATAATCTGGATTTGCATTAAAAGGAGTCATTCCTCCTGTTTGCATATTTGATTTAATCTTTTGTTGAACGTAAGGCGGTAGTGCTTTAAAACCTGGATTATTTGTTCCACCTTTAGCATAAGAACCACCACATTCATAGCATGGAGTTCCACCTTGTTTGAGATATCCTTTTCTCATAGCTTCATTTTGCATTTTAGATAATATTGAATTTCCCATTTCAAATTGGGGTATTGGATTATTTATATCATAATTATATTGACCACCTTCTTGCCAAGTACCAAAGCGTTTGTGCCAGTACAATGGTGAAAATGGATCCTTTGCTTTTGCGGAATCACGACCACCCATTCTATCCCAAAAACGTTCACGTCTTTTAGGATTACCATGTTGAGTAAAATCTTTCATTCCTTTATAGCCACCATGAACAACTTTATATTTATCACCTTTCTTTGCGAGTACCATCCATTTTTTACCTGGACGATTGGATTGTTTTTTAGCACCAACTTTATTAAAGCCCATATTACGATACCTTTCAGGTATACCGCCACCTTGTGCCATTTCTGGAAATTCAGGTAAATCATTTATAGGTTCAATAAGATTTTCATTATTATATTCATCGAAAGGAACATAATAAGGATTACCTTTTTGATCTAAACCTTTTTGAACATTTACATCTGTATAGTATGTATCCTTAGAAAAAAGACCAGGTCTCTTATAATAGTTTTTACCAAACAATCCTGTTCCAAAAAGACCAGGACCTTTTACACTTTTTAAATAACTGGTTTTAGTACCTTCATTTTTTAAACCTAAATCATACAGATTATTTGTAGTCTTTTTAAATGCATCAGCATCAAATTTATTTGATTGAAAATCTTCATAGAAAGATTGCATTGATTTAAGTGCGTCTTGTGACATACCACCACCATCTTGCTTATACTTGCCACCGCGTCTTTTATATTCTTTTACTAGCCACGCAGAGCCATAAGCACTTGGCCATCTATCGAATTTTCGTTTGGCTTCACTTTTAACTCTATTATAAAGAGCTTTATTTATTGGTTCATTTGCCATAATTATTCATTCCAAAAACCATACTCTACGATACATGGAGCTGTATCAGATTCAATGTTTAATCCTATGCCACCTTTTACTACAAAGAATGCAAACTCCCCAGCTTTTAATTCCATAAAGTCACCAATTGCTATAGGGTCATCATCTTTAACAGTAATAAAATTAACAGGGTCAAGATTTTTTAAATAAACATATTTATTGTCTGTTACAGTATTAGGAATCAAAGTTGTATTCGTAACTGTTGGACAAGAAATGCGTCCAGTATTTACAAGATCAACATCTACAGTAAGTACTTTTGATACATTTAAATTTAAACTAGCGGATGAAGTTGTGGTGCTAGTTAATACCAAGGTTGCGTTTAAAGTTGCCATAGTTATATTTATAGTTAGAATTATATTACAAGATAATAAATATTATTTATTTTTCCTTTGATGATTGTATTTTATTCTTTCTTTTCCTCTTTTTGCTTTTTTAAATTTAGCTTTTTCAGCAGAAGATAATTCACTTACTGTTTTAGGAGTTTCAGAAGTTATTCTATTTTTTGGTCTACAAGCAGGATATGGACGTGAACCTTTTTCTTTTCCAGATCTACCACATTCTTTACCTGTTTTAATATCTGTCCATTCTTCTGCAAACCATCTCTTCAATCCACCACCATCTTCCATCTTTGGTGTCATTGTATATTTACCTATATATATTTTATCAATTTGTCCACCCTCTTCAAAAGAAGATACTTTTCTTTTAACTTTTCTTGCTTGATTTAAAATTGTTGATTTGGCTATTGCAGCTTCTTTTTCAATTTTATTTACGGCTTGTCTTAATTTTCTTTTACTTCCCTTATATAATTTTTCTGCATTTTTTATTGCTTTTAATTTAGCTGCTTCAATTTCAGCATTTATTTTATCTCTATCTTTTTGATAATCTCTACCTGAAGCTTTATCATATGCACCAGCAAGAAGAGCTTCACCAAGACCATATTCTTCAGGAAGTTCTTGTTGAGTATATTCAACTAAGTTTTCATTATTGCTTGGACCCATTAATTTATCCATATCAATATTTAAAGAGGCTGCAAAATCTCCACCTTCATTAGTATATGATTTTCGATTCATATGCGCATTGGAGTACGTTTCGAGTCCTCTTATAATTGATGCATCTGATATTGTTGGTTCCTTACCCTCTTTATATTTATTACCTTTTCTATTTAAGAAACTAAAAGTTTTTAATTCACCTTCATTTGTAAAATCTTTATTTATTACATTTTGCATTCCTTTATTATGACCAAGTAACATTATATTTTGTAATGTTATTGGATCAACATCTTCTGCTTTTAATCCTGTTGCTAATTCAAATTGTTTATAATTCATTGCTCCTAATATCATAGTTGCAATAGATGCATACATTGGATCATATAATTGATCTTCTGATTTAATTCCATATTTATTTAGAAGAGATTTTGTTTTTGGATCTTTAAAAATCTCATCATATTTTATTTGGGAAAGACCCTCACTTAATGGATCACCTTCAAGAAACCAATCTGGAGCAGTCTTTTTATATTCTCTTAAAGGTTTTCTTGCTCGAGCTTTTTTAAGATATCCTTCTCCTACACCGAATGAACTTTCTTTACCTAATGCACCAAATGATGTTCTCATTACTAATTCAAGTTGATCATTTGATAATCCAAAGTCTTTAGCAATAGTTGGTGCTACAGCTTCTATTCCTTTAACAAATTGTTGAGATGTCGGATTAATAGCTTTGTTTTGCCATCTAGATACTACATCTTCTTTACCATCATTATCTGTATCAGCAGGTCCAAATTGATAATAGTTTCTATCACCACTAGCAGATATTGCTTGTACAGGATTTGGAGATATAGATACAGCTCTATTTTCATCTTGCTTATCTCTCCAACCATAATCTGGTCTTACAATACCTGAAATTACTGTTCCTTTTGTACCTTTATTATTTCCTGATCTAGATAATAATGTTTCTAATTTATCTGTATGCCATGTACCATGGACATTATGTGTAACATATTTAACGCCATCTTTCTCAGTAATATGTCCTATATGTGTTGTAACAGTATTATCTTTACCATCACGTATTGCTTCGGTTTGATAGTCACTACCGGGATAATACATTTCAACAATATCACCTACCTGTGAGGTTTCGTATATTTTATCTAAGTCATATGATTTTCTTGCCTCATATAATTTTTTCCTTATATCTTTAGTATCATAATTTTTACTTCTATTTATATTCATTTCAGAACCAAGACCATATATTCTTTGTCCACCATGTTTTATAATATTTTCACCCATTGTCCAAGCATTACCTTGAAGTCCTAATTTATTATGAGCTTCGTTAAAACCACCTTTTAATTGTGATGCTAGGTTATATTGTAATCCTGCAGAACATTGCTCTTGATCACAATTAGATAAATCTGGTTTATATGCATTTGGTCCTGGAGTTGTTAATTGCGTTGATTGTACCATAGGAATATATTCTCCTATCGCTTCTTGACTTAATGGATTAAACATTTCTTGAGCAAATTCTCCAGTTGGAGAAGGTAATGCAACAGCCGCAAGTTTATTCCACTCAGATTCACCAAATGCTCTATCTTCATATGAATAGTCTGGTTGAACTCCCGTTTCATATACAAAAGGAACACTTAATAAATCAGGATTTGTTATAGTATATTTTGGAGCATCTATTAAAGGTACCCTCATTACATCTTGTGGTGCTTGTTTTTCTTCTCCGTATAACTCTCTATATGTTTGATCAAATGGTTGTGTTACACTTTTAGCTGTAGTAACAGGTTTTACATCTTCTGTTATTATAGCTTCTGGTTGAACTTCTATCCTTTCTATTGGTTGCAAATTAGAATTACCTCTTGCAAGTGTTCTATATTTTTCAGGATCTTTTTTAATTTCATTTAAAAGTTTAAGATTTTCTTTTTCACTTCCTTTAGTTAGTCCAAGTTTTTTGGCTTGTGCCCAAGGTGTTCCTGTAATTTCAGTCCACTCTTGTGAAACTGTTTTTCCGGTTTGATATTTTTTTAGAGTTGTACCACCTTTCTTTTTTATATTTTGTTTTTTTGGTATATACTGATAAAATTTACCACTTTTATCTAAATCATATTGATTTCTAAAATCAACAGCAGTTGGGTCATTAGAATAATACCACTCTAATTCCTTTATTAAAGATGGATGATCTTTTGATTTTAAAAACTTTAATGTTGTTGGTTCAATACTTGAACCATGATAATTATAACTAATACTACCGTCTTGTTCTACATCCTCTACTAAAGGAAAAAGACCTTTTGTATAATCATATGTTCCAGCTTTTAAGTTTGCTATATCTTGATTATAATTTTCTTCAAATGATTTATTTCTATCCCATTGTTGTGCTTCAAATATATCACTAGGTCTACCAGCTTTTTTCCATAAATACTTTAAATTATAATCTTTTTCATTTGTATTTCTTAAGTTTTCTGGTAAGCTTTCTTTGAATTTTTTATATTGTCTACCAAATTGATACTTATCTAATGATCCACCATTTTTTCTAAATATAGAGTTGCCACCAGAACGTATATAGTTTTCATAATCTTGAGCTTCACCCTCTACAGTATACGGTCTATTATATTGTTCGTAGTCAATATACGTGTTATATATAACATCATCTGGTACAAAACCAAATTCAGGATTATAATATCTAAATTCATCAGTAAGATCTCCTACTTCTAATCCTTTTCTGTTATAATAGTCTGCCGCAAATTCATCGGTTGATGGAATAGTAGCTCTTTTTACAGGTGTACCATAATGTAAGTTACCCGTCATGTTTTGCAGATGGTGAAACATTTCATGCTCCTTAACATATTTTGGATCTACACCAAATGGTAAAGCACTCATAGTTATTGTTTCTGAAATTGGATCATAGTATGATCTATCTGATTCAGGGTCATTAACTATTCTTGGTCCTCTAATTCCACCATCTTGAAAATTATAAGTTAAACCAACATTTACATTAGTATTATCTTTAATATTTTGTAATGGAGAATTAGCAGAAACATTTACACCTAATCGATCTTTAAATCTGTTATTATAATTAAAACCAACATTATAATCTGGTTTACTACCTTTATTATAATAACCACTACCTGTTAGTTCTAAATTTCCTAGTCTTCCTAAATTTTTTCTATAGGCTGCATTAACACTTAAATTTTTATAATAATCTTTTAAACTTTCTATAGGTAAACTTGATGAAGCATTAAGACTTAGACCGTTAGTATCAAAGTTTAATGAGGGAACAAGACTTCCATTCATATCTTCTGTCCCTTCTAATCCATATGATAAACCAAATTGTGCAAGAGGTATTTCATATACCATGTTTGCACCAGGAAAATAATATTCTCCACCATCACGTTCCATGAATTGCATAATACCATTATCACTAATACCTAATAGATTATGCAGTACATTTTCCATTGTCATAGTATCTCCAGGTACTACTGTTTTCATTCCTGGAAAATCATATTGACCATCTTCAGTAAATATAAATCCATGCATAGTTGTTTGCACTTCATTAGGTCCACCGGGTAATCCTTCCTTTTTAAATTTGCCTATATACTTTTTCATCGCGGAGAATATAAAAGTTTTGTATTTTGAATTTTATAAATCAATTGAACATTTCCAGAGATCTGTTTATATAATAAAATGCGATTTGTATAATGTCGAAACTTCTTTCTTTCAAATGGCGATTTATTATAATTCAAATTATTTGGATTTAATATTCTTACATAACCATTATAAGCAGTTGTCCAAATTGGTCTTTGAACGTTTGGAAATGTAAACTCACCACGATCTGCAGTAATATCCCAGAACTGATTAAATCTATATTTTTGTTCTTCTTTTGAATATAATATATCTATGTTACTTGGATTAATAACTGGATAGTTAATAATATCAACACTATTATTTTTAGGTGTGAGATTTAAACGTAATACACCAGATACTTGTTCTGAATTATGAACGACTGCTCTATCAAAATTTGCATCAAGCACATGATACTTATCTTCTGTTTCTTGATTATAGATATAACCTTCTAGAACATATTCAATGCTTCTTATTGTATTAACTGTTTGTCCTGTTGAAAACGTTTGTTCTATTTCAAACGGATAATCTTTTCCATAATAGTTACAGAATAAATCATTTCTATCATTATGTCTCCAAATTTGTCCACCGGTTGGTGCAGTAATTGTAGTTAATAAATTATTACGTGCAATTAATGTTAACTCGGGATGCCAATCGTGGAATGATAACCACATCTTTTCTTTTGGATCAAAACTTATTGTCCAAGAAGCATCGTCAAAATAATTAGAATCACCTAATTTAATTTTATTTAGGTTATCTAATAAAAAGTCATTACCAGTTATATATGTAATTCTATTCTTAAATTCTGGTTTTAACTTATAATCCTTCTTACAGAAATAAAGTATAATTGCTTTATTGTCATATATTGATTGACATCCAACACCTACAACAGGATTATCTATTAATTCAAAATTTGGAAAATCTTCTAGTATCTTAAACGGTAAGTATGTTGAAAACCACCACCGCATATATCTAGCTGATATCTCATCTATTCCTGAAGATAGTACATGGAATATTTTACCTTGAGCTTGATTCATGTAATATAATCCAAGAGGAGTATTAATTACACTTAATCTACTTTGACATGCTCCATGTTGATAAGCAGGATCCGCATTACTTAAATTCTGTAATGGTTGACTAAATAATCCTCCATCTCCAATAGTTAATTTTACTCCACCTGTGGTTTCTAATTCATCAACACCCATAAACATTATTGGTGCTTGAGACTGGAATAATATTATTGATCCCGATTTACTTATTGGTTTAACAGAAGTAACTACATCTCCAAAGTCTTTATAGTTGTTAACTAAGAAGATTTTCCAATAATCTTTTTTACCTTCTTGATCTTGTGGTAATGAATAAATAATTCTATCTGGAAAATTTGTAAAGCATGTTTCCGCAGTTAATGGATCATATGATCTAGGTTGAATAACTCCCCATGGTGATTTATTTGATGGTAAGTAAGCAACACTTAATGACCTATCATATTTATAGAAGTTTCCAAACTTAATTATTGGAGTATCAAATAATGTATTAAGATCTCTAAATCTATAAGGATCGTAATGACGTTCTTGATCTAACTCACCCCAATCACGACTATCTAAGTTATATTCTGATTCAACAAAAAATTCTCTAACTCCTGAATTAAATAAATAGAATAATGCATTTTGCTTTAGAAACTTTAGTTTACTGACTAATGAATTAACAAAGTTACCAATATTAAGATTAGCTAAATCACTAAAATCTATTGCATCAAAATCATCAAGTTTATATAATGAACTTGGTGCAGCATTTAATATTTGACCAAAATTAAGTGATAAAATACTTCCAATCATTCCTCGAACAAAATCTTCTGTAGCAAATGCATTAAAGTTTGCCCAGAATCTTGGCTCATTAATCATATATCTTAATGTATAATCAAACTCATATCCATCAGGTTGATCATATAACCAATCATAGAAATAAAAGAATGTATTCTTTTCAGTATATCTTGTAACATATACATCACCGCCAAATATATCTGGAGACTGAACTATAGGATTATTAACTCCAAAGTTATTTGGAACATTAATAGAACAGTTTGTAAATATTTGTTTTATATTTTGTAACTGTCCATATTGATTTCTATTTCTTATTTTAATTCCTGCATAATAACAACTAGCTGTTTTACAAAAGGGTTTACTTCTATCTTTCCAATTATTATATTGATTTGATATTAAAACTCGAGTATTATCAACTAAGCTAGGATCTTGTATAGCACTATTTAAATGTAAAGAAACTGTCCTTGGTCTTAATAAATTATTATATCTAAGACCTTCAACATTCTGATATGAACTATCTAAATACTCTGATCCAGTTATATATCTACGTGAATTAGAATTTAAGAATTTTGCATTACCTAAGTTATGATTATGTAAATGTGCAACTGATAAGTATCTATAAGCATATTGACGATAAGGACTTAAACTTTTTATAAGTTCTAACATTGAATCTGCACCTTCAGTTAAATAGTAACCAAATGTAATTGCAGAACTTATTGCTCTATATGTTCCACCTAAATAATCTATATCAGAATATTCATTAGTCCATGAACGAACTTTTTGCATAATACCTGATCCACCCTGACTTAAATTTGTCTCATCTGCTTTCTCACCTTGGTTAGTACCTAATGGACTAAATAATGATGCAAAAAATACGGGAACTTTATTTTCAAGTCTACCTCCAAGTGCACTATTTGTAATATTATTTGCAGTATTATATATTGTATTTCTTGTAGTAATATTAATACTTTGAGCTGGTTCTGTTGTACTACTAGTAGGAGGTGTTCCAAGAATACCTATATTAAATGGTTGATATCCTTGGAATTGATAAACTTTTTTACCTCTTAAGTTTCTTGCAGCAATTGCATATCCAAGAAAGGTAGCAACTAAGAAAGCAAGATTAGTAATTAATTTATGTTTTGGGTGACCTGGTACTTCAGTTAATTGCATGAATGTATTATCTGATTGACCAAGTTCACCATATAACTTTAATTCACTTTGATTTAAAAATGGATCGGTAAAGTTTGTATCTGGAGAGTGAAATGTAACTTTGTCTTTATGCGTATTATTAGTTCCTTGTATAAATGGATCTGGAGTAAGATCATTATAAGGATAGTTTTGAAAATAAATATTTTGTCCGTCTGCACTTACATATTGTCGAACATTATTAATTATTCCTTTTGCAATAACAGTTTTGTTACCTTCTCTCGAACTACGTAATATTTCATAACCAACAATACCTGGAATTGGAACACCATTATTATCAACAGGAGCTTTAATATTTTTAAAACTTACACCAAGTATTCTTATAGCTTTTGGATTTTCTTTATTGTTACAACTAGTTGTTCCAATACGAACTCTTGAATATCCATTAGCACCATTACTATTAGGACTAGTATCTAAAATATCTGCTGGAAATTTATGATGTCTAATAGGTTTTCCACATAGATCATGATTGCTACTACTTGTTTGAGACCAAGGCCAGTAACTTGCATTCCACACTTCAGGTTTATTATCTGGATAAATTTCTGTTGATTCCCAATAACCCATTTTACCACGAGCAATAACGTTACCAGGTATTACAGGATCATTTGCTGCAGGTAAATTACTTGATAATACATATGCTGTATTTATAACATCATATATTGCTGGTGTTTGATATGAACCTTGAACTGCTTGTGAAGCTGCTAATTCAAAATTATCAGGAGAGGATTCATTAAATCCATTAGCAGCATTATAAAGAATATCATTTCCATTACTATCAATTTCTCTATTTAATTCTTTACCTCTACCTGGAATATGATATGATGATGACTTATCACCTGTATTATAAACCCATCTTATGAAAAAAGCATATTGTTCGTCACGCATGTATCCTGTCATATTACCACCTTTACGATAGTAATCTACAGGTTGTTCAATCATTACCCACTCTGTATCAATCTGATTTGCAAGCGGTTGGTAATTAAAATCGAATCTACTTGTTGGTCCTACACGTAATAAATAATTATTGACTTGATATATACCGTTTGACTTTTCATAATAAATTGGTAAGATTAAAATCTCACCCGCATTGATTGTAGGTAATTCAGGATCTAAATAATCTATATTAACTACAGATGTATCTGTACTATAAATACCAATTTGTTTTGCCTCAAGTTGGTTGTTTACTACTCGAACAACTGCTAATATAAATTCATCATAATTAGATGTTTCTAGATTAGAAAATTGAATTTGAATAGAACCGCCATTATCACTATGATTAAAAATCGATTGGATATTACCAGGTGCAAACCAGTTTGTTGCTTTTAATCCATTTTCTGCATAAGCAATTACAGCAAAGTAAGAACCATTTCTTAAGTTACCACCTGCTAAACCTAACTCTACTTTAACACAAGGTGTTTTAGTTAGTTTAGCTAATCTAATTTTTTCACAATCTAATTGTAATGGATATATTGGTTCACATACTTGACATTCTTCATTTAATCCAGCTTGTTGATCAACACATACGTATGGTACACCAGGCCATGGTTGAGCAAATGGTGCATTACGTATATCACCAATATTTAACGTTCTATCTGGATTTAAACCATCTGCCCAATATACTTGATATGAACAATCAAAATTTTCTCTTGATCGACCAATAATAAGATTATTACGATTAAAACCTAAACAAGGATCATTAACAATTTTATAATATTGACAAGCTGACTCATCAAATAAACCTATTTCAGAATTAACATCATCAGTAGAATAGATTACCCAATAATCTTGATATATATTAATAGCACCTATAATTGTATAAGGTGCTTGATTACAAAATTCATTGGCGGGCTCACTACTTACTGTACCAATATCACCATTAACTTCATTAACATTATTTAAATTTCTTGCATGACTCCATACTCCATCTGGAGTATAGAGATCGCTTATATCTTTAACAAGTCCCTTACTAAAGGTTCTTGCTTCTAATGATGATGTATTTGAATTTATTTCTGACATTTTTATACAGCGTTATTAATTCTATAATCAATAGGTCTGAAATACGACTTAAACATATCATAATATTTACTGTACATTGCTTTACGATTTGCTGCCCAAAGTTTTTGCATTTCAGAAAAATTGGGAGTATTAACTACAGATAATGCATTATTTCTAGCACCTCTATATTCTTGCATTACTAATTGTAATTGGGGAACTACATTTGCACCATCCATGACTGCATTTTCTAGAATACGTTTTTTAAGTGCGTATTCATAATACTCATTAAGAAAAGGATGATCTGGTACTAATAGATTACCATTATCATCTTCAAGTGATCCTTGATAGTTTATATATAAGTTAGCATCTTTAAAAGATGTCCAAATAAATCCGTCTTTTATATATGCCTCATCTAATCCATGTGTTCTAAGATTAGGACAATCGCAATCTATATACTCAGAATTTTTAAAGCGAACAGGCATTAAGGTTTTAAAAAATCTATGCTCTGTATTAATTACTTGAATTATACCATAGTTATTTCCACACTTTTGTAAGCATGTTAATTCACCCATGTTAATTTCATCAGTGCAATTTAATTGATCAATCCAAGGTCTATATTCAGGAACTACTTCTTGTATATTAGTACCTTGTGGTAATTGTACAGAATATTCATATTCACCACAGACTAATGCATAATTCATTACATAAAAGTCATCTGGTAATCGTACTCTGCCATCTTCAACACAAAGCATTTTTTCTTTAGTCTTATAAATACGAAGTCCTAAATCATAGTTAACCCGCATTGCAACTTTAATTAGTTGTGCAGGTTCTATATTACCTTCAGTTGATATTGATCTTAAATCTGTTTTGACATCTTCTAATAAAGAATCAAAAGATCTATACTTAAGTGTATAATTATAATTCATGGTCTTACAGGGCTTTGATTGTCAGCAGGTGCCATATCAATATTTATCTGTTGAGATAAAGCTATTTCACGTACAACTTGTTGCTCAACTTGAGAAAATAATTCTGGCGGAATATTAAATGTTTGATCTTGTGCAAATGCACATTCATTATCACATAAAAAGTTATTTAGATTACCATCAAATATTCCTTCAATAGAGATTCCATCCCAGGGCACATTACCTAAATAGATATAGTTATTGATAATCCAATAGTATTTGTTTTTATTATACTTAAATCCACTTGTTTGAGACATTGAATTATAAAGCTGAGGAGTTGTTCTATATATAATAGAACTCCCATCTAATGATGTTACAGCACGTAATAGTGGACCCTCAGGTCCTTCCATTACTCCTGGTAATTTTTCTTTAGTTCTTTTTAATTTACAACCAGATTGAACATCACAACATGCTTCTATCTTATCTACTTCAATTAGATTCATACAAGGAATACGAGTAAACAAACTATTAAACTTGGTATTAAATCCTTGTCCACTATTTTGTTTTATATAGAGTTTTGCATATTTAGTTATTAGACTATATATGTATCTATCCGTAATAAAAGAGTCCATATCAATGGCTCTTATACTACCTCTTACTCTTGAAATAATTTCACCAATACTATTCATAACTTTAATTTTTGTATACCGAGGGTTTTATTCCTGGTATTAAGGTTCTATATGTATTCCATTTTTCTTTAAAGGCTTTAGACATTTTTCTACTAAATGTTCTAGAAGCTGTAAATCCCCATATAGGTGCATTTCTAAATCTATATTTAGCTTTATAGTTTGTATAAACTATTTTACCTACATATCCATCTGTCTCCCAATTTTTATGAGTAACTAATACACCATAAGCATGTGAGTTTTTATAGTCAACAACTTTCTTTTTTTTAACTTTTGTTGTTGCAATAAATATATATCCTAGTCCTTCAGGTAATTCAAAACCATTTGGATCTTCAATAATAGTATTAACTATTTCATTATTAAATGCTTCTATTATTGTTCTTATATCTTCTTTTGTTAGATCTTTACATTTAGAATATTTTAATTTTAATTCTTTGTAAAAATCATCTTTTAAAATACTTTCTCTTTTCTTTTTAAATCTAGGTGCATTTAAATCTGGTTTTTTGAACTTGATCATAATTGTATTTATATTATAAGATACGGAATTTTTTATTGTAATAAAACTAATACAAATGTTTCTAATTACAAAGAAAGCTCTGGTTTATCCAGAGCTTTCTCTTGTTGTAGTCAAGGTAAAAAACCAACAAACATCTCGACTAACTAGTTTTTGTTAATATAGATATAATTGCACTTTCTGAATTAATTGGTCCTTCACAATTAGTTCTAACTTTAAAATAGTAAGTAGTATTTGGACTTAATCCACTAATTGTTTGACTTGGATTTATTAATGTACTAGAAGGAGCAGTTACAGCTGTTGTTGTCCATGTAGAGCCATCATTACTTATATATAAAGTATATGAATCAGCACCTGTATTGCTCCATGTTATTATAATTGATGATGTCCCTATATAAGAAGGGTGAACATCATACGGTGGTAGACAATTCTCATTATATAATGGAATTTCACTACATATATCTATTGATAATCCTGACATTGTATTTTATTTTAATAAACTTTATTTAAAACGAATATATCACTATATATACTATTACTTGGATTAGCGGCTCCCCATTGAACAGTAATATTTAATGTATTGCTAATTGTTGTATCAAATGTGGTATTATTAACATTATTAAAAGCAAATCCTTCAACTGTAGCATTATTTGTTTTTGTATAATGAAAAGTTGCTAATGTTACTAGTGAAGCAACACCCGCTGCTCCTAATTGTCTTATGGTAAAGTCTATATTTAAACTCCAAATATCACTTATTATTGAGTTTGTTAAAGATTGAATACCGCTATCCAATAGTATAATAGAACCAGCTTTAACTTTTATTCTTATAGTTTGATTATTTGCTGCGTTCATAACACCTCCCATTACTGCTCTAAAACTATGTCCTACATCAAATCCATTAGCTGGAATAGTTAATGTTCCTACACCGCCATTTATTAATGTAGTTTCTACAGCAGTATTTGTAACTGGTGTGCTATTTGCTGTTTGAGCAAATAAACCATATGTAGTAATAGTTGGAATAGTATTGTTTATTGAATTTAATTCAATGTTAAGTAATTGAATTATTTCTTCAAGTGTCATTCCTGGTTCTACACCTAAACATGGTAATCCATAATTTAAGCTATGAACAACACAAGTATCTTGAATAGTTTCAAAACACGGTGTTGGATCAGGACATGAATCACTTGGTGGACAAGTATATGATGGTGGAGTTGTTAGCGGTGTATCTTTACATCCACATTTTATTGTTGTATTTCCGCAGTTAGAGCAAGTTGCCATTATTTATATTTATATTCTTGTTATTAATCCATTAGTACTACATGATAAAGCATAACCATTTTGATCCAACTGTAAAACTACAGTTACGGATGTATTTCCAGGAGCACCTAAGAAAGCACCTGTATTCCAAATAATAGGAACACCTTGTGTAGAACCACTGGTTGTAAATACAACACCATTACCTGCTGTTGCCGTTAAATTATAATTAATATTATTTGCTGCAATAGGCATAGTAAATGAAATTGTAGCTGTTCCATCTGTGTTATCACCTATAGCAAGAGCTAATGATGCACAAGTTATATTTCCATTAACTACTTGAAAATGATTCTGATAGCATGTCTCAGTACCATTTGTTATACAAGCATTAAATGATAAGTTATATTTAATACTATTTGAAAGAGTTAATGGTAATGGTATAGATACTGGATTTCCAGTTATATCATATGTCCAAGTTGCATTTGCAGTTGTTCCGTATGCATCAATTATTGTAACTTGTGAACCAGTACCACATTGGTTAAATCCACTTGGTATATTACCAATTGTTGATACTAATATGTTTGGATCATTGAATGTAACTGATTGATATGTAAAATCAATATCATTACAACCAACACTACAGCAATTATTTTTAATATCTTGAACTGCTAAATATAAATCACATATCATTGCCCAAGCATTTCCAAGTGATCCTGCCATAGTAGCAAAATTTGCAAAAGCAAATCCATCTACTGGATTACCAGCATTTGCTGGATCTAGTGCAGGTGGTAATTGTCCTTGTGAAGGTGGAAAACAATCGGGAGTTATATTTGACTGTATTACAGAAGGAGTTCCTGTTGCATTCTGTAATTGACAAAATGCAAATTCTAAATCTTCAACAAAATCATCTATTGGAATATTTGAAAGCGTAGGATCTAAACAACTGTCTGGAATAGTAAGAGATACTCCTCCACCTCCATTATCACAACAGTTATTTTCAATATATGTAATACGCGCTTCATGATTTGCAACAGTTGCTTGTAATGCAGTTAAAGCTGCTTCTAATGTACATACTTTATTACCAATAGCAGTAACATAATCATCAAGTTGCATTGTGGTGATTTTATCACCCAATTCATTTATATATTGAAAACATGTTGCAATATTTAAAATGCAATCAGGACATCCTGGAGGAGTTGCTGGTTGTTGATTACAGCATGCTTCTAATTCACATAATTTATTTATTATGAATTGAACTAGATCGCTAAAATCTGTAAATGCTGGACAAACAGGACTAAAACATGAAATATCATATTGTGTTAAATCAAGAAGATTTAATACTTCACATAACTCTGTCGCTAGTTTTGCCGTAACATCACTTATAGAATCTCCATGACATAATTGAATACAAGGAATATCTGGTCCTTGCCATATTACGCAGTTGGATGATACAGGATTACATCCTGATTGATCATTTGTATTTTTAATTGGTAACATATCTTCTATTATAATTTAATAAATTTTATTGAAATGTCGGTTGCCATCCAGTTGGTTCATCACATTCTTCTGGTGGAATTATTGATGTTGTTGTACAAGCTGTCTCATCATTTAATAAACTAAGCTCTTGTAATTTCATTTTTAACCAGATTTTATCAACGTCAACATCAACACAAGTATTTATACCTTGAGCAATTTTCATGTATTCTGAATACCATGCTACTCCGTATTTTACATATGTTTCAATATGACATTTACTTTGTGCGATTCTATAAAACTCACGTACTGGTTCTGGAATTACACGGGTATATTTTTTAAATTCTGGTTCAGGAGGCGTATATGTACAACATGCGCAATCTTCATATGGATTTTCAGTAAACGGATTATTAATAAATTCCTCATCAATATATCCATTTACAAACTCTACTTGATAACAAGCGTCATTATATTTACCTACCTTATCTAAATATGTATTTAGCGTAGTATCTAGACTATATAATATATCATTTTGATCAAGACAGTTAATAAGTCTATAGTATCCACAAAGTTCACATGAATCAAAACTTTGAGTTACTGATGGTAATGTACCAACTGTTGCATCATAAGGTCCAATACCTACAAAATAACATGTTCTAAATGCTGGAGTACTACTACTATCAATCCAAACGACTTGACCTAAGTAATCAGCAAATTCAACTTGTGTTGTATATAATGGTGAAATAATTGGTGGTTCAACATCGTTACATGCAGTTAACATATAAACGGGATTACAACCATAACAATCTTCATATACAGATTCAACAACTACTGCAATACCTTCATCACAAATAGAATCAGTAACTGTTACCTGATAACAACTATTTGAACTTTCTATTTTAACAACTTGACCAACGTATTGACCAATTCCTGGTGTTAATACTTCATTAGTTTGTATTGGTCCTCCATTAAGAATACATGGAATTAATGAATAACAACAAGGTATAGGAGCTTCTGAATAACATTCAGTTCCCTCTAAATATGGAGGAGTTGTTGTATAACACGATGGTTCTCCCCAAATACATTCATTATCTATTGTAATACTATCAGGTGGACAACCACATTCATATGACGTAGCTGTAGCAGCATATAATCTCGAAAGTCCTGCAAGTTGTTGAGTATATGTTACACCACCATTTATTGTTCTATACGTAGAAAAATCTGCAAGACCAGTACCTGTTGAAGCACAATCATTATTAAAAAAATTAACTGTAGTTGAGGCACTTCCAACTATTTGTACCCAATTTATTCCAAAGTTAACAGATTTATATATTGAAGTTTGTGGTGTTCTTTTTTCTATATAGAGTGTATTTGGATCATCAAGACACGGTAAAAATCTTCTTGCACTTCCTACAGCTGTAAAAGATGTCCAAGTAACACCACCATCTATACTATTATATACAGTAAAGTTTAATCCTGATTCTTCTAATAAATTAATATTAAGACCAGTTGAATCAATAATTGCACTACGAATAATAACTGAAGGTATTACTGGTAAAATATTCCATGTTGTTCCACCGTCAATTGTTGTATAAACTTCATCGTATACTGAAATTATACCTACATTTTGGTTTGCAAAGAAGACATCTCTATATGTACCTAGAGTTATAGTAGTATTTAAAATATTATTTAAAAGACCAACATAATTAAATGTAAATCCCTTATTAGATGATTTATATAAATATTGATCTCCTATTAAGTATATATCATCTATACTAGCAGATGAAAATCTTCCATTTAAAAATGACCCATTTGTAAAATCATTTGTAGCTACGATACTCCAGTTTCCACCTGCAATAAAAGCAGATATTCCTTGGTTAAAGGATCTAACAATTCGTGTAGTTCCAAGAGAACTACAACCAGCAAAAAATACTTTATTATGATTATACTTATGAGTGTGAAGAGATCCACGAATAAATGATCCATCCACAAAAATGTGTGGATTAAAACTATTTATAGGATTCCAAGTAACACCATTATCAGGACTACTGTATATTGAACTTGTATCTCCTGCTACACTAGCAAACTGAGCATATGTTTGTATTAAACTCATTCCTTTTCTTTGGGTTTTTCTTGCTGTAATTTATTAATGCATTTAACACATCCCGTTCTACCATCAGCAGTTGTTCTTTTTTGACATCCGCATCCTAAACGATTTCCACAGTTTCCGCATTTTGAAGCCATTGTTGTTGGTTTTTAAAAGTTTAACATGTTAAGCATCCACATCCTGCTTCTCCGTATAATTTCTTTAATCTATTATGTACGTAGTTAAGAATGTTAGTGCCATTATTTGGTTTTTGACAATATTCTACTTGGGCTTTTGCAGCCTTTAACATTGCATCTAATATATGTATTTCTTTTAAAACTTCTTTTATTTTACCTTGAGGCGCACAATTTGGCACATCAATACAGCATAATAAGTCATTTAATAAATTTAATGTTGAAGTAATTCGTAAATGATTATATTCAACATATACAGTTTCATTTGGTGCAACGCTATATTTTATAACATATACACCATCAGAAAAGTCATTATTATAATTACTACAATTAGTAGTTTGTACACCTAATTGACAAAGTGTAATATTTTCAATAAACCCAGGATCTAACTCAAGAGAATATGACTCAGTAAATCCTGGAGGAGTAATTTGTAATAGACCACATTCCAAAGGTACAAGATCAGAATAGATACTTGTATCAATTATTCTGAATATACATTTATTTAATGTATCTGGTACTTCTAATGATAATTTATGTTGAGCCATAATTTTAAAGATTAAAAGGGAGAGGAGATACAGATCTCACTCTCCCTTTTTTTATTAGTTAGTAAATGAAAATTAACCTATACCTTCTACTATCACTTCAGGATCAGCAGGAGTACAAATTCCATTACAGTTAATAATTTCTAACTGTACACACTCTTGACCACCATTAGCACATGCTAACCATCCATTTACGTCAACTTCAAATTCATGAAGGTTGGCTTCAAGGAAGGTTAATACATCACCTGCTGCAACAACTATGTTACCACTTAATGTAAGAGGTCCAACACTAGCAACAGTTAAGGTCGTATCAACACCATTCAAGTAAACAACATCACCGATACCAATACCAGTTTCATCTGCTACAGGAGGAGTAGTATCAATAGATACGCCGGTTGCAAAAGTTGTAACGCTTGGGTTAGCAACAATTTCGAGTAAGTAACGATCGTTATCAAATACTCCAGAAGGATTGTTGAAACGTGGAACTACGTGCTCGATAAAATAACGGGTATAGAATGCATTACGTGGAATAGCAGTGAAAATATCAGTACCACCAGTAATTTCGCGAATGCGAAGATCTTTACCAGTATGAGTAGGTTGTTGACGATAAGCTTCGGTAAGCATTACTTCACGAATTACTTTTTCACCACTTCCTTTTAATTGAATAGGATCACACTGATCAACAACGCAGATACCAGTAAATGCACAAGGATCTCCGTTAAAATCAACTTCAGATGCAAGAACAACAACAGGCTCTAAGAAAGCTTTAGTTCCATCGGTAGGATAGAAAGTACAATCTGCGAAGCGGGTGTCTACATAAGCACCATCTATAATAAGACCTGCACCATGCGTAGGATCTGTAACACAGTCACTTACCGCAGGATAAGGAGTAACTCCAGTGATAAAATCTAAAAGAGTTTGTAAGTTAGCTGCAGAGCTAGTTCCATCACCAATTGCAGTCCAGTTAACACCATTGTCAGTTGTATACGTAGGAGTAACACTGATAAATGGATTAATGGTTTGGTTCCTTAATAAGTTATATGCCCATTGAACATAAACGATTAATGGATTTACTGCAGTAGGTGCTGCTGCTGGGTCAGCACAACAACCCGTGTATGCATCTGCTGTGAGATAAGCATTACGAGTTAAAAATTCAAGTGCGGGTGAACCTTTAATATCTACACGTAGATAGTAAGTTTCATCACACAAAAATTCTTTACAACAAGCAGGGTTTTCAAAAGATAAGTTGGTTTGACCAACCAATACTTGAGCTTGCTGAACATCACAGTTATCAACACGATAGAATTTAGTAACATACTTCGGGTTAATAACCTTTGATTTGTTAGATTCTTGGTATCCACCATGATAGGGTCCTATCATATCCGAAGTACGGAAAGAAGCGGAAGCAAGAATAAGAGGACAACAGTTAGATTCACCAGCAACAATGTTTCCAAGGTTAACACCATTATAGTTTTGGTCGTAAAACGCAAACTGTGGGGTGCTGCTTGGAGTTAATCCTGCTGTAGTAGAACCAACCGTATTACCATTGTAGCCACCTGTGCCTACAAAAGCTTTTTGGAAAGCATGATTAAAATAAGACATAATTTAATTTTTAAAAGTTAAACAAACAATTTATATATATAATATAAGAAGTCTTTAAAGAATATGCAATATTATTTAAGAAAACTTCTTATTAGGTTACGTATTTGTAGTTACTGATCCTGATTGAATTGAATATTGGTTAAATGATTCAATATCACCAGATAGTATTTTTGCAGTTTCATCTGCAAGTATTTCTGCTATATCATCTTTAAATTCACAAATTACATTTGTATTGGATTGTTGTAATGAATATGGATCCACACATCCTGCAATTTGAATTTTAGTTGGAGATCTATAATACATAAGTTTAGCATTTACTATATTAAACTCATTATTATTATAGATTCTAAATCTATTTCCTGCATATGTTCCAAATGTTTCACCCCATTGAAAACTAGGTTTAGTAAAATCATTTTCAAGTAGAGCAGGTATATTAGCTTCTTGAGCTAAATACACATATATCATTTGCTCATCAGGACAACAATCTTTTTTAACAAATGCTTCAATTCTATTATGATGTAAAAAGTCACTTGGTAATTCTTGAGACTCTGCATAAATTTGATTCTGAGTTAAGTTTAAATTAACTTCAGTTAAAAGTATTTGTAAGTCTCCAATCTTTAAAGTTGATTGTTCTGCAGCTTCACGTAATTGGTTAGCTCCCATAATTTGTCTACGAACCCATTGTATTTGTGCTTTATTAAAAGCTTCAATAATCTGCCAGCATTCAAGATTATCATAATCATTGCTAGCAAGCTTATTAAGCCTTTGTTTTATTTTGAGTTGTAGGGTTGTATTATTCATTATCCTTTACGTTTGATACTTTTCCACATAGCTGCAGCAGCAATTCTTTTTCCTTTTTCACCACCACCTGCAGCAGCAGCAACTTTGTCAAAAGATTTACCTTTTTTACCAATATCTTTACCTGCTCTTGCTTTTTTAGCAACTGCAGATTTTTGTTTTTCTGTTAAACCTGATGAGGGTTTTTTATCTTTTGCCATAGTCTAAAATATTAATTAGTGAAGGAGAAGGGACAATTCCCTTCTCCTATTTTTTATAAAGCTTTGGAGTCTTCATTTTTCTAGGACCCTTTAATTTATTAGGATTCATAGATTCTTTTTTAGGACCCTCTTCATTTTTATTAGGTTTCATTAGCGATTCCAATAATGTTCAACACTCTCTAATAATTGATTAGTAAGATCATCATTCATTGGATTCTTTAAAAACTCAGCTACATCTGCGGAATTACGACCAAGCATTGTATTAGTTGTCTTTTCATAAATGTATCCATCAGCTTTTGACACAATAAACTTATAGTAAATTGCATCACGTACTAATGCACGAATTTTTAAATCTTCCATTGATGCTTCTTCGGCTTCAATAAAAAGTTCAGAAGCTTTAATGATACTTGATTCAACACCATTACCATTTATATATACATCCATATTATCATACAACAAATCATTTGGAGTTGACTTCTTATAATTGGCACCTGTTGAGTCAAGAATTTTAGCAACGTAAAATAACTTACTAGGATTACTATCATAAAGTTTCTGCAGTTTAGCAAGAGCTTTATTTTTAATTTTCTTAGTTGAAGTTTTAGTGCTAATAGTTTCTTCGTAACGATCTAAATAAAATTTACAACCACCTGGTTTCGTTTTTGCATCTTCATAGCTTTTAGCTATAATTGAAAAACCACCTTCTTCAATTGCTAATATTTTAATTAAATCATGTGGATCCTGCGGATTTAAATAAACAGGATGATTTCCACAACGAATACTTATCTTGCCCCAAAAGGCATCATTATCAGGACGTAGCAATTTTACTTTGTTCCAGAATTCTGGATCATCGTGTCTAATAGAATTAGAAGCAAGTTCCATTTCTAATTGAGCTACGATTTTACGAATTTCATTAATCTTTGCTTCACGTTTTTCTGGATCTTTAATTTGTTTTACTGAAGGAGCAAACTCATTAAGTCCAGTAATATAACGGCGAACACCGTTATTTTCAACACAAGCTAATTGTTCTTCATGAAATACGCCATCAAATAATGACAAGCCATACTTCTCTAAACCCATATTATCAATCTTTTGACTGAAATAAGGTTTAATCTGAATGGGTGCTGTTGTAGTTTCTAAAAATGTAAATGACATGATGTTGGTTTTAATTATTAATTATTTATTATAGTTTACTAAGTACTAAAGCAAGTATTTCTGCTGCTTTTGCACCGTTATCGTCAAGTGGCGTGCATACATGATCAAGCCACTGTTCAAATGATTGTTGAGTAAATCGGTTCATATTTTTATATTTAATTAGTTATAAACTTTAATTTCTAAAACAACTGAACAGAAATTTCCAATTAAATCATCGTCATTTACTGCGGTTGTTAAATTTACTGATTGAATTCCTACTGTATTAAAAAATACAGGATATGCTGTAAATGCAATAGTATCTGCAACAAGAATAGATGAACTAGGAGTAATTGTTACTTCTAATTTTTTACCTTGAACCGTTTCAGTAGGAGTTGCAAATAAAGCATTGCTTGTAGTTAATACGTAAGTTCCAGGACCTACATATGAATATGTAACATCCAAACCTAAAGAATTATCTATAACCGTAGCAACGGGGGCATCGGTTAGACTTTGCGTAAGCATTACTTTATATGTACGATAACCTAAAAGGTTATGACGTAAATCAGTTAGTTTAGAGTTTAAATACTGGTATGCCCAAGATTTATTTTTAAGAGCGTAAATAGCCATCGTTATATATATTAAGATTTAAATTTATTTAATTTAAATAGGGGGAGTTTAAAGCTCCCCCTATTTTGAAATCCTATTATTAGAGTGAACCTCCGGTTACAGGGTTTCTCATAACGATCTTCAACACTTTAGTTGGGTCTTTTACCCAAATAGCTGGCATCGTTTGAGTCATATATACACGATATCCGTTAAATTGTCCGCTTGAAGCAAAACCTTGTGAACGTCCCATATAGTCCATGGTACCATTTTGATAGAACCACTTCAATTGATTGTCCCAAGAAAGTTTGAGCAAGAAGATATTATCGTTGGTATTATCGGTAATATCGAAAATAATAAAGCTATATGAAGACAATGGGAAACCATCAATGATTGGGTTTTCAACATCGTTGGTATGTAAGTTGTCAAATGCAGGGTTCAGAACAAACTTAACATTAGCAAGGAAAGGAATGATATAGCTAGTATATGCAAATCCAAATCCAAGATCCATACCTTTGCTGGTAATAGCACCAATGTCAGCAGCTTGAATAACGAGTCCTGAGTTAACAGCTTCACGCCTAATAGCTTCATTAACCATACGCATTCCACCCATTCCAGTTTGTACAATCAATTGACGCTTAGGATCTGGACCTTGGAAGTCTACTTTACCTGCGTAGAAATTGTAAATTTCAGAACGGAATAAATCTAAGTTAAAGTTAGCTTTGTTATAAATACGCTTGAAAGAGTTATCGAGCTGCTTCCAAAGACCCACAGATAAACGAATATCATCGGGACCATCTTGGCGAACGCGACCACCCTGTCCCCACATAAGATATTGCTCAATGTCATTGGCAATTTTAGTAAGGTGAGCAGCTTCCATTGCGGTCATAAACGTGCGAGAAAGTGAGCCATTTTTCATAGCTGATTTAACATAATCAGGACCCATTTTCTTAACCATATCCTCTAAGTTAGAAACTGAAGGATCAACAGTTTTATCAAATGATCTCCAAATTTCAGTAACGGGTACAGTACCATCAGCGTTAAGACCACCTTTAATCATCAAGTCTGCACGAGATGAAATAGAATAGTGAACGTGAGCTTCAGCACCACCTACGAAATTGTAGAATTCACGGAATCCTGCTGAAGTGGTGATATCAGAGAAACGCTCTCCATATTCTCCACGTGCAGAACCTTTGCGGAAGATTTTAGTTCCAGGCCTTAAGAAAACGGTAGGATCAAGAGTCTGAGTATTGTCATTATTTACTAATTGTACAGTGTACAAAAATCCTTCACCAAGGGGAAGAATATCATCAGCAGTAATGTACATTTCAAGACCATTGAATTTATCATAAGTGATGATATCACCATGACCGAATTCTCTGCGAGAAATTTTAATTTTGAAAGGAATACCATCCGCACCTACGGGTAAGTTTCCGGTTTCAACTGTATCAACAATGTAAGGTAAATCAAGTACGTGTGGGGTTTGCCACTTGTACTCACCGCGTGCATTGTCAACTAAAATAACGTTCTGACCACCGAAGCTAGACATTTGATAGAGAGGCATCTCCACTTTTTGAGTCATTGCCCATAAATCAACGGGACCTAAATCAAGAGGATCTGCATCACGCAGCATGTTAGTTAAGTGGTAAGAATCTACGTGCGAGCTAACGTCGTAGCTGGTATCCCGTAGAAATATACCATTGTTTAGAACTGGTGTTGCCATTTTTATTTATTATAATTAAGGGTTAAAAATTATTTTTTCTTTGTAGATCCGCCTTTCTTTTTCATACCAAGAGCGGTTTTTACAACTTTCTTTGCACCCTGATAGTAAGGGTTTTTGCCAATTGCATTTGGATATCTTTTTTCAAGATAGTCATCAGCTTTTTTTAAATCTTGTTTAAGACCACGTGCTGTACTACCAACTTTTTTTTCTACTTGCTCAACCTTTTTGCCGACTTTTTGTATTCCTTTACCGACTTGAGCTTTAGGCATAGATTTTTTTTTCATTGTTTTAAAGTTTTAATTGTTTAATAATTTATAGTTAACGTTTAAAAAAGTTTGAACTCCGAGGAATTCTCCTTGTTTTAGTTTCTTCTTTTTCAACTACAGGAGCAGAAGTTGTCATTCTTGCTTGTGCAGTTTTTAATTGTCTCACAGTTTTTTCAACAGCTTGTTTTGAACCTTGAGACATAATTTTACTTTTATAACCATCTGGATCTGCTAGTAACCATAGAGCTTCAGCAATTAAATCATGCCTTGGTTCTACGTATTGATACTTCTCTAGCAAATGACCCAAAAGATTAGTAGGTCTTCCTGACATAGATGGATATTGTGGTTGAACTAAACCAGAATAAAGTAAACCTTGAGTTTTTTTATCAAGCTTAACTCCACCAAGTTGTCCAGTTGCAAGAGTATCATATACATTCTTCATGTAGTTTTGAGCAGCAGCTTGTTGCTGTTGTTTAATACGTTCTTGTTCTGCAAGTTTTACTTGTAAAATTTCTTCTTGCATTTTATCCAACTTTGGTTTGAACTTCATAGCTTTAGCTTCGAGTTCACCCCTATCTAACCAACTTTCAATTTCTTCTTCAATTTCATCGGGTTCACCAAAATTAGTAGCACTTAAGTATTCTCTTACTATTTGTTTTTGACCATGTTCTGTTTCAGGATCTAAATCAAAAACTTCTTCGGTTTGTGCTAACACGCGGAACAAACCTTTTAAATCATTACCTCCATCTGCTACATATTTAGCAGCATATTGAAGTTCTTCTGGTAATGCTTCAAAAAATTCTTTTGGTGTATTACGACGAATATTTTTTTCACGCTCCGCAATATTGGCTTGAATTAAATCTTCAAAGTCTTGCATTGTGTAATCATCAAAATTCTTGTCATCATCAAAAGGAAATATCTCACCTTTCTCAACAAGTTTTGTTAATACTTCTGCAATGCCACTCTTCTCAATTTTAGGTCTACCGCCTTTATTTATATCTTCATCGCTTTCTTGAATTAAGCTATTTAGATTTTCTAAAGCTTTTATAGTAGACTTTGAGACAGTTTTTTCTTCATCACTCTCATCTTCGTCATCAGGCTTGTCAATGAACGACATATCCAATTCATCTTTAGAAAAGATGCTAGGTTTCTTTGGTTCTTCAGGAAGCATTACATTTTCTGCTCCTGGTGTTCCTAACAGTTCATCCAAGTTAACATCAACTTGTTCTACTGTTGTGGTTTCTTTATTGGTCGACATATTTTGTTGGTTTAATGTTCAATAATAATTTATGTAAAAATCTAAATTTAAACTTTATAAATTAAGTACTTAAAAAAATAAAACTTAATTATATGGCAATAGATATTTATTTCTTCTTTTTATTTGTTTTTTCTTGCTTACTTTTTGTCATTAAGTCATATTGATTTTTATTAGTTTTTGCAATTTCTAATTCAGTCATTAACTTTTGTTGAGCAATAGCTAATTTCTGTTGTTCAATATTCATTTTATCTCTATGTTGCTGACTACTAAGTGATTGAGCATTAGATTGCAAATTCATTTGTTCCTGATATTGCTCAGATTTTTGAATTGATTCTATTGCATCCATATAATCAGATTGTAAGTTTTGATTAATATCTTGCATAGCTCCATATCCTGCAGCTCTTATTTGAGCAATTAATAAATCCTTTTGACGATTTTTATCTGATTCCATAGCTTCATATTCACGCTTAAGTCTTTCTTCTTCTTGCTTAGCTTGAATCATTTGCTCCTGCATTTGTTGCTGCTGTTGCATTTCTTGTTGTCTACGCATTTCAGATTTTTGCTCTGTGTCTTTTAATATTTCATTTATTTCAGAAATAGATTCTGCTTTAACAATATTACCTAAATCAAAAATTGAAGCACCAGTTGTATTATTACTTAAAGCTAATTGCTTTAGTTGCTCTAGTATTGCTCTATGATTTGATTTAGTTGTACAATGAATATTTAAATCACGCATTAAAAGATCTGTTCCTTCAATTTCAAAAAATGCTCTTTCTTCAGTTGAAGTAATATACTGTAATCTAACTGATGGATTTTCTGATTGATAGTATTGTGCTAAATCTGTACGCATTCTATGTACACGTGGCATTAAATAATCTGCGTGTTGAATAAAATAACTTTCAGTTTGAGCATATGAGGCATTAATAGATTGCTGTATTCCTGTTGCTGTTTCAGCACCTATTTGTTGTCCAAGTCTTTGAGGAGTAATTCCTATTGTTTCAAAGGCTTGCATTTTAAAATAGTTAGCTAATTGAATTCTACCAAGTAGTCTATTTGTTTGAGAAAGATCCAGCGGTTGGTAGTGTTGAAAGGCTAAAGCATTTTCAGTATTTGTAATAGTTGTATCTAATGGCAACATTTGGAAGTTCTTCATTGCCACATATGCTTTAGCTAAATTATTCTTGCCCCAGTCTTCACCAAGAGAATGACGTGGTAAGGCGTTTTGATCCAATAAAATAACGGTACCTAACTCGTCAACAAGAATATCAGCAATCTGATTATTAACAATATTATAAGCTATTTGGAATGGTTTCATTAAATCAACTAATGAAACTGAATTAGTATTCCTATCAGAGAATATAGAACCTTCTACTGGTAATTTACAACCATATAGATTATTCTCACCTTTAAATTGGAACTTCAAAGGCTTAATTAAGTTTTGAGAAATACCTAAATAGATAGGCGTTATACCACCGGGATCACCTGTACCCCAATAAGATGGACGATGAGGTCCTATTTTAATTCCACCCCAAACTTCATTAATCCAAATCCAATCAATATGCTCACCAAAAATAAGATTATCTTTTGTCTTATTTAATTTAAGGTTTGTATTATAAAGTGGTTTATCTACTATTTTATAATCTTCACTTACTATTTCTGTAGTTACTTCGCCTGATTCATCAATCTTGGTTAAGTGTCCAACCTTAACTTGAGATTTCCAATATGCAGTTGTAACTCGTAAAAGATTACTATTACCTAAATCAAAGTAGTCTTCACTCTCAGACATAATGTGATCTATCACATCGCCTCCAGGAAATCTATTGTCAAAATAAGAAGTAAACTGACGATAACCTAATGATGGTCTATTTGTATTCCATGCATGAGATTTAGTTGCATCATAATATGAACCATCATTTTGATATCCTTGAATTGGATAACCTGCAGATCTAACTGGATATATAGCTTCTAATGATTCAAGTTGTTCTTCAGTCATCATCCAACCATAGCGATCAATAACATCTGCTACAGTGAACATATCAAATTTACCAACCCAATTACCCTCAGATATATATCTAGCTTCTGGTGATTTATTATAAAAGGTTAGTACAGGGTTCCATAGCTCTATACTATAATCATCATCCATCATTCTAAAGTGCCAAAACTCACGATCTGTAATTAACATATCGCGGAATCCACGCTCTTCTAATTCATCTAAACCATATCTTTCACTATCTTCTTTATGTTGATGTTCTGCCCATTGCTCAACATTAGATCTATAAGTCTTATCAAAATAAGATTGTATTTCTGGTAATGATTTAATATTATCCGGTGCAAGTTGTTGTTGAGCTTGTTCAGTAGCTAAATCCATTCCTGCATCAGAAAGTTTGAGCATTAACTCTTGCGTTGCATTGTATATAAGATAATCTTCAATTTGCTGTCTTTTTATTTCAATCATGTCGTTATATGAATTCTCATCAACAGCACGATATGTAACACGTGTAGATCTTTTAGCAAATTCGTTAGCTAAAACATTTATAACGTTAGGTATTATTGGATAAAATTTTAATTCTAATGCTGATTGATCTTCTTTAGTAAGCACTTCAATTAAATCAGCATACTCATTATCTTCTTCAACTATATAATCAGTTTTATCAATTATACCTTTTGCAAGCTTATAGTTCTTTAAAAGTCTTCGTGCATTACGCCTTACTTGACGTGTACCTTCAAACTCTAACCAGTCCATATTCCATGCTGCCCACTCTTGATCTTTTTTCTTTTTAGGAATAAATTGAATAGGTTGATTAAGAGTACCCATGCGGTTGTATTCCGCTTTTGCACCATTTTTTAATTGTAAGGCATTATATATTTGCATATTATTTTAAATTTCTAAATGCTTTTTTTGGCATTTTCATGTTTGTAAATTGCTGGTTTCCGCCTAAATGACGGAATGGGCTCATATTTAATTTACTAAATTTATTACCTTTTTGCAATGATTTGGGTCTTTCAATTATATCAATGCGTTTTTTAAAACCTCTATTAGCTTGTTGCACTTTTGCAAATGCGACTAATGCACAATAAGTTACTAGTCGGTCAACGTTTAAACCATCATAATAACTTACCATTTCTTTTAAGAGCATTAGATCAGGAATGCGTTCAACACCATAAATAGTTTTGACAATTTCTCCATTATCTTTTGTAATAACATCCAACTCTTCTTGTAAAAACTGGATACCATAACTGAGCATATGACTCTTAAAAATTGTTCCTGTATTTTTCCAACCATATTCTTGATATACATTAGCATTAGCGCCTAATTCTTTTAGAAATAATATTTGACTTCTCGGTACTAAATATTTTTGTTTTTTTCTACTTATCATATATTGAATAAATAGACTTACGTTGTTTTCAACAATAGTCCAAGCATTATACCATTCAATAATAAGTTCAAGTTGTTCATGTGTTTTCTTTAAATCATCATATCGTCCACACCATGTAGCAACAATCATATCATGTTCAATATATGTTTCTGTCTCTTCACCATTAATTTTTGTAACCTCTGTTGGATTACGATAAACTATAATTGAACAAAGAGATTCAGATGTAGTTGTTTTACCTTCTGAAACAGGGTCAATAGATGCATAATAAGTTCCAAAATCTGTATTGCTTCTTGGTCTTTCATATACAACTAAGCAACCTGTTTTATCTTCTGTTTTTTTAGATATTGGAAATTCTAGTATTGGTAATTTATTTGTCTCTTTTACAGCAGGATAACCTTCTGCATTTCTATATATCTCAAGATGTTCATATGGATATACTTTATCTTCTATTCTTCGAAGTTGAGCTCCAACTAATTCTAGTGGAAAAACTGATTCTTTTCTAAATGCAAATGCTTCCTCAATATTTCTTGGATGCTGTGAAATTTCAAGTTGATAAGCTTGAGGAGACATCTTTCTTTTACATTCTATAAAGTATTCATCTAATGCAACTAAAGCTTCTTCTACTAATGAATTTCCATATTCATCAATGTATGGGGGCATAGACCATTGTTCCGGAATAAATAATCCACTAAAACCAATAGTATTATGTTTATCAATTAAGTTTGATTTAACTGGATAAATATCATGAGCATCAGGATCAAGTATCATATCCTTTAATGGTTCACATTGATCCAAATCACCCACAGAACCAGCGGCAATAAACATACCTGTAGTTATCATACCTGATTTAAGTGCAGGTTTTATATAACCAAATGTTTCATCCATCTTAGGAGCAATACCTGCTTCTTCATGAAAGAAGTATTTACAAGGTCCACCTACGCCACTTGTAGGATCTTTTTCAAAAGACATACCTTGTATTACACCCTTAAGACCAATTTCTGATTTACGCTTTTTATTTCCTACATGAGTTTCTGTTTCAATTTTTTGTTGCCAGAATAAAGCCTTATGTGGATTCATTGGTCTATACCATGCAGTATGTTTATTTAAAAAGGTTTCATATTCATTTAAAAACTTCCATGTTCCCTTTTCATTTATATAATCTTTTAGGCTAGCTCCCATTTTAAGAGTAACCCCTTCTTCAAACCATAACTGATTAATTAATTTACCAGCATGTAAATATGATGATGCAATCTGTCGTTTTTTAAGAATCGCTGCATGTTTATAACTAAGTTCTGCAATAACCTCATATAATGCCATATGGTATTGAGCATCACGTACATCCGCAAAACCAAACTTCTGTATCTCTTTATTAAAGATTGGTAGAAAGTTAAGCCACATATAGTAATCTCTAGTGATATACCAATGCTTGTCATCAGATATAAAGATTACTCCCTTACGACATTTTTCTTTTTCATTATCCCAATACTTTCTAAAGTCTTTAGTTCCTTCTGGGAATGAACAGTAGAATCCACTTTTATTAAAGTTTTGTGCTTGCTCATTAAATAGTTTCGACATTTCATCAAAACCATATTCACCGGGTTCTTTAAAAATAGATACTAAATAGTCTCTAAAAGATTCTCGTGTTTCAAATTCAGTATATGACCACTCACCATTATATGTAGGAACTGATATAAATGACATATTAATATTCATTTAATAGTTTAAATATTTCCTCAAGAGCTTCATGTCTGTGATTCTCTTTAAGAATAATCTTGCTTACATACTGTGAATTCTCAATCTTAAATATGTCATGAACAGCAGAAAAGTCTCTTGGTCTAAGGTCTATTTGTTGACTATCTCCAGTAAAGATAATTTTAGAGTCTTTACCTAGACGACCTAGACACATCTGTAATTGTGATTTAGTAAGATTCTGAAATTCATCTACTATACACACAGCATTATCAAAAGTCCTACCACGAAAATGACTTAATGAAACTAATTCAATATCATGACTTTGTTCCATCTTTTCTAATATTTCAGGTTTAGCATATACCTTTTGCATATTAGATCTAATAGGAACTAACCAAGGTTCCATCTTCTCTGATAGAGAGCCTGGTAAAAAACCATTTTCTTCAGTAGAAATAGTAGGTCTTGTTATAATAATTTTGTTAATCAGTCTTTTAAAAAACATGTCTAAAGCAATTTGAACAGCAACCAAAGTCTTTCCTGTTCCTGCTTGACCAATTAAAAAGTTAATTGGAGTTTCTAAAATTTTAGATTTTGCAGCTTTCTGTTCCTCTGTAAGAGATAAAGAAAACTTAACATCTCCTTTAGGAGCATTTTTTTCAATGTTTGTTTTAGACATAATATTACATTTGATCGTATGCAAGACCTTGTCCACCGCGGACATGGCTCTTTTGTTCATCTTGTAAATCTTTATATGCACCTTTAAATGATTGTCTTATTGCATCAAAATCTTTAGCCATAGCTCGTATTTGATTAATGTTACCATCCTTACCATCTGTAATAGCAGTGTTTGACATATATCGTCCAATACGATCTAATGCTTTTTTAATACCCTCGTATGCTCTACTTGTAGGAGTTTCATACATTTTCTTACAGAAGTTTAATGCTTCAATAATTAAATCATCTTCTACATTAAAGTTTGCATCTAATTCATAGAGAATTATTTCTTCTTTTTCATCTTCTAGAGTATGAAAGAATGGATTTAAATCTGGATTAGGACACGTCATATAAAAGATATACTGAAAGATTTTTAAATAATCTTCAGGATAGTTATCCATAATATTTTTAAGTGTCTGTAAAGTATAACAATGTTCCATTGGAATCACTTTACCATTCTGAATATCAAATAACTTTATTATCATACATTATCTTTTTTTTCTCCAGCACCATAAAAATAATATGGACTGTTACCATATGTCCTATCAATTCTTTCCGATGAAAGAGGATCTTTAAAAATTTGAATTTTTGGAGGACTATCCTTATTATAAGGTACGATAAAATCTGGATTATGCCATCTTAATAAATTATTTGGTTGGGCACAGAAGTTACCATCACTTAACATTATAAAGTGATAACACTTACTATCTTGATCATTGGAGTATCCAACATTTAATTCATTTAGATCTCCTTCGTAATCATCTATAGTAGTTATATAGTAACCGGATCTCCATACACGATCTCTACAAAAAACATCTACCATCTTATTTTGTAAGAAAGCAAATGTTGTAACTGCAATATTATTACTTTGACAATCCCACGATTGTAATAAAGACAATCTAACTTCTTCATCATTATCTAACTTATCATAATTTTCATGATGAACAAATGCAGATATTGGCATATTCCAAAATATAGCTCCAAAATTAGATTGAAAATGAAAGTGTAATGGTCTATTAATCATAGACTTAACTCCAAAAATATATCCTGGTGTTACACCCCAAGTATCTAATATAAATTCATTTCTTATATAACATTCTATATAAGGAAAGTTTGCATTAAGTTGTGCCATAATCTTTAAGGTATTGAATAATATCTATTACTTCTTTTTTAAGATATGGTAAATCATATCTTTTAATCTCCTCTACAATTGGATCATTATTAGCGTCATATTTTAAAATTCTGCTACCGTATTCATCAACTTCACCAGCAAATTTGATATGATCAACAATAAGCTTACCTGGTTTAAGTCTAGGATTATGTTTTATAATGATATACATATATATACTCAACTGAAGATTATAATGATTTAAATTACAATCGTCAAGATGTGCTACAGGCCCAATCATTTTTTGACTTATACCTTCCCAATTTACGTACGATGATTCTTTTATTTCTTTATTGGTTTTATAGTCATATACGTTTACAACGCCGTTAACTACTTCAACTCTATCTGCTTGACCACATATACCTGCTGATTTTAAATAAACTAAATGTTCAGGATAAATACCATCAGCAAGCTTTTGATCTGGAGCATATTTAATACCATCAACTTCATTTACTTGAAATACTGGTAATGGTAAACCTTCTCTTGTAATACTATTTAGATTTAAGATATCACGTTCTCTTTGATCATGATACCATCTACCAAGCTTTACAGATTTTTCATTTTCTTGTGTCCATCTTAGTTTTATTTCTTCTGGTGCCATGTTATACCACTTGGACTTTTTATTTTTAGATGCTTTCTCAGCTGCATTATCTGCATCAAATTTTTCTTTAAGCATTGATATACAACCAGTTACACTTACCCAATTAATTTTTTCATCAGGATTACTGCTTATATATTTATGTTCTTTTGGTTCAAATATTACTGACATCACCATTTGTTTTTAGGACATGAATATTCGGGAGATCTTGTTGCCGCTGCGAGACTACATCCACAATCTGAACAACATGGTTCAGTTTTAGGAACTGCACAATGCTTTCCAGTAAAATCAATGAATGGACAATTTGCACATATACGCATTCTTTCAGCAGCAATCTTTTCTATTTCAGGATTTGGAAACCATCGATACCACCATCCTTGTAATATTTGTTTTACTTTATTTAACACGTTCATTTTTTATTTGGTTTTTTCTAAGTGTTTCTAGATCAATGACTTGTTGAATATTTTTTAGCTTTAAAAGTTTTTCTTGAGCTTCTTGATATCTTGGAAAACTTTGAAAATTTGTTCTATCAAGTTTAGCTATATAGTAAATCTGCTTTTCAATAAAGATATTTAATGGCTTTTGTCTTATATAAAAGTCTCCAAGAGATTCAATATAAACTCTATGAAAATCTAAAGAGCTTAATTTTTTTCTTACTGTTGACCAATAAAAGTCAATTACTGCATCAATTATATCTTTATCATATGATAACCTTTCAGCTATTATATTCTTAATATCACGCGACTTTTTCATTGGCTACGTAAACAAGTTTGTGAACTAAAAGGATGTTGCCATCTGTTTGAACATTTATCTCATTTGATATTTTAATTTTCTTTTTGTTTTTACCGTCTTTTGAAATAAGCTTCTTTTTCTCTGCTTTAGCTAATGCATTACGAACAGTTTGAACGCTTTTAAATATCTTTTGTTCTGCAGCTAATTCACAGAATTCTGGTAATTCTTTTTCACCAGATAAAGCTAACAGTGTCAAACAATTAAGATCTGTTTGTGATAATGAAATATCTTTTAAATAACAGTGCGTAGCAATCTGATACTTAACAATATTCCATAAGTCCATTTTAACTATTTTGTTCACTTGATTCACTAGTGCCATTGTCTTCGTTATTTGAGTTATACATCATTTGAGCCATCTTTACTTGAGCGTATACTTTACGCGTTTGTAATTCCTGGATTTCAGTTTGTAATTCCTCATATTCTTTTCGCATTTTTAATATGGGAATTTGATTTGAGTAAAAATCAATGAGTTCTTGACGCTTTGCTTCCAGTTCTTCTGGAGATAATTGTTGGTTTTCAGACATGTTTGAATTTTTTAAGTTTAAACAAATATATTATATATGATTTAAACTTCCAAAGTTTTCTTATAAATAATAAAGCCTGCATATAGCAGGCCTCATTATTGTTACAAGTTATATTTGGTTAAAGCGCTATTAAAGCGATTACTAAAGTAATAAATATTCCTTCACCAATTGCAATACCTCTCCAAGTTCTTTTCTTTTCTTGTTCAGATATAAGCTGATTTTCTTTTTCTATGATTAATTTTTGTTGATCTGATAGCTTATTTATACAATCCTTTTCTAGCATTATACATTCTTGTTCAAGACCATCAAATTTATTACTAAGGCTAAAGTAGTTATTTTGTAATTCTTCTACATATAATGCGCAATCATATGCTTGAAGAAACATACTATCTAAGTTTTCTTGATATACTAACTTCCATTTAAAGGTTTCAAGTACCTTTTCTTCTTGTTGTTTGTTCAAGAAGATCCCAGTATCTCTGCGGAAGACTATCCTTTGAGGTGAGAAGTATTGACCAAATACTGTCACGCTCAACATTACGGAGGTTAGGAATATTATTAATTTCATTTTGTTTATTATTATTAGAGTTAGTTATATTGTTTATCCTATCATTAGTCTCATATTCATAGTCTAATTGCAATTTATCCATCGCATTAACTAGACTATCTTTTTCCTTAATTAATTTTTCAATTTCTGATGTATCTAATGTAGTATTTAATACATCAGTTTGTGGTTTAAGTTCTTTTAATACACTTATTAGGTATATAAAAGCAATCATTACTACAACATACAGGGCAATTTTATCCCAATTTATTTTGTGTTCCATCGTGTAATATGTAAGTTTGAATTTAAGGGTCTTATTTTTTCGTATACACCATCTCCTTCTCTACCAGAATCAGAATCAGTATTTCCTTCTATTGTTACAACTGCATTTCCTCTATGTTGTTTAACAATAAATGCATGACCTATACCTTTATATCTACTTTTATTTCCTTTAAATTTATTATAAGATAAGGTTCCTGCATCTCCTGGTTCAATAGGTTTATAAAGTTTACCGTTTGTATAAACAATATTCTTTTTATTGTACGCACTTGGGCTCCAACCGGTTATAGTATTTTCTATTTCTGCTATACTATAAATAAGTTTTAATATATATGCACACCAGGGAGCACCTTTATACCATCCTACATTCTTCATCATCATCTCAAAAGTGGGATGATTAAAACCTGAATTGCTACCTTTCTCTTTAATACCTACAAAACTATCTGCTATTTCAACTGCAAATTCAGCTTTTAGTTCATATGTTATATTATCGGAACTATATATCTGAATACGAGGATAAGTGCAAATAGGTATAAGAAAAATACAAATGGAAAGTATAATAGTTTTAACCATACTGGTGCGTTATTAAAATCATTTCTTATTGAAGAATCCTTAGAATAGAAGTATTTAAATATTCCTTTAAAGTTGAAATATGTTCCTGTAAGTATTACACCATTAAATAAAATCATAATTAATGATGCTAGAATAGCTCGATGAAACCATTCTGTTGAATACATTGGATCTCCAAAAATATTTTCTTGAATCCAACCATATCCATAAAATGCAATAAAGGCTAGTGGAACACTCCATATAAAGTCCCACATTTTAAAGAAACGGAGTATGGGTTTCATGATACCTTTTTCTTACGACCTTTTCTTTTGGCTCCTTTTGCAGCCTCACCAAGATCGTCTATTCCATCAATTGCTTTACAAAATGCTTTTACAACGTCATCAGCTTCTTGCTTAACTCTCTTGGTTCTGTGTTTAATAACCTCAACAGTCTCTTCAATTTTTTCACTAACCTCTTCTATTTTTTCTTCAACAGTATCAGGTATAAAGTTTTTGTTTTTATCCTTTATAACTTCTTTATGAAGAAATACTAGTATAATTATTAGGGTTAGTAGTATACCGATTAAAAATATTAATGATACCATATTATTTATCTATTTGTTTTCTAGCTAGTAGAAGTTTAATTTCATTTAAATCATCGTGTAATTTCTTAAGCATTGTAGTTACTTCACTACTACTTTGTTCTAACACAAAGATTCTTGATTTCATTTTAGTTATTTCCATTATCATCTTAACATATGTTCCAATCAAAGCTGCGGAAATAGTTATAATCTGATATATAAAAGTAGTATCCTGCATTATTACCTATATTTAAATAATAAAACAATGGAAACTATGTTAGCAGTTGCTGAACCTCCAGCACTATTTATTAATTGCCAGTTAACAAGTGAATCGGCATCAACATTGACACTACCTGTTGCACTATAAACTCCTGCAACTGAACTTGGGTTAATTGTTAAGAGTAATGCTGTATTAGCAGCATCATCTCTTAATCTAACAGTAAGTGTTTGTGTTGCGGGCATAGAGTTAGCAATATAAACTTTGATGCCCGTTGCAGTAATGTTATACGGCAAAACATTATATACGTTTACTTCACTGGCAGCAAATCCAGTTGCTGATGCAATATCTCCAACTAATGGAGCGAACACTGTAGTATTATTTGCAACGTTAAGACCTCTTGTACCAAGCATTAAAAAGTCTTGGTTAAATATTCCTGGAATATCATCACTTACCAATGCTCTAAAAGAAGGAGTAGCAGCAGCACCAGTAGTTGGACCTGCAAATACTCTATTAGCACTTTGAGTTTTATAAGTTCCAGTTAATGTTCCACTACCAGTAACAGGACTATTTGTAATTGTCCAATCAGCACTTGGTAAAGATAAACCAACAGATGTAGCATAAGGTAAAGCAGGAATATCTGCTGCAACCAATTGTCTAAATGTTGGAACACCAGCTATACCATCAGGTGAAGCATAAACTAAATTCTGATTTTGACTTGCTTTTGTTACTGTAAGTGTTCCATTTGTTATTATAGGACTATTAGCTACAGAAAATTCAGAAGGCATAGATAAGCCAACAGATGTGACACCACCTAAACCTCCGCTCGTTGCATTAGCAATTGCCTCTAATAATTTTAGACTTCTACGTTCAAAATCATAATTTGAACCTTTATTCCCTTCATTGGGATTACCGTTACCTAAACTCATATACTAAAAATTAAGGAGTTAAATTATCTAATATCCTTTGTAAAAGTCTAAGGAAAGTTAGCTGATACCTAAAGTTGGATCGCTTACTACCATTTTTATAGTTATTATTACCTAACCCCATATTACATACAATTTATATATATAATATACAAATTATACATAGACTTTAAAAGAAATATAAAAAAATCCTAGGCCTATTTCAAATTCTTGAAATTCGTCACCTTCAAGATCTTCGCCAGGAACATATGCTAAACCAATCGTCCAATTAGTTAAAGTATTAAATCCTATTTCAATTACCATAATAGTAAAGTTAAAGGGGGCATCAGCCCCCTTGTCAGTTTCGATACGATATCAACACGGATTGTTCATTTATAAGAAAATAAAAATCATCTTCATGTTGAATGACTTCGGCGTTTTGTAAAGCAGCGCTACCAATATAAACGCGGTCGCCCACCCTAACTTTAGTCACCTCATCCCCAATATGAGTAACCTCTAACTTACTCCATCTTTTCATCATCTCTTTTTCCATTTCTGCTTTAGATTCATCAGTAAGCTGAATAGTAGATTCTGGTGCTTTTGGTTTTAAAACCATGATTCGATTTCCAAGTACTTGCATATGTTTTTTTTTCAAATATATGAAAGATCCTTAAATAAAAAAATAGTGTGGTAGAGAATGTGAGGGGTCGCTATAGAAAGAACCCCAGGCCTCGCGCCGCGCGGGGGCTACCCCCCACACTTGCCCACGCAAAGCCCACCACGCTCGCTTGCGCACACCCCCCCCACTCACCATGGCGCAGACAAGCTTGCACTCTCCGGTGTGCACTCTCGTGCCTCGAGTGACACCTCCAAGTGCATCTTCGATGACAAGCTTTGCCACTGCGTGGCTCCTGTCTTTATATAAATATAAAGACCATGGAAAAAAAATGCAAGTGCTGCGGCACTGAACTCACGATTGGTAATCGTGAGTTCATGGTCCCCTGTTATGATGACGGGGGATCCGTTGACTCGTTCGATGTAATCATCGAACAAGTCACTCTATGTACCAATCGTTCTTGCGAGGGTTGGGGTATAGAGGTAATGGAGGTAATGGAGGAACCAAAGCAACCTCCATACACTCAACAAGATGATGATCTCCCATTTTAGGGAGATCATCACCCCTTTGGGGTTTCTTTTTTTCTTTATGGACAACGTACAACGCGTTGTTCGAGTTGTTTCTGAATCCACGTGGGAAGCGATTGTTATCGCCTCCAAGAACGTGGAAATTCAGAAAGCTCTAAATCAATGGAGACATAAGTATCACTTGCGTGATATCGTTGTCACTCCAATCGATTTAGAGAATTCTCACCTCCATTGTTGGAGAAGAGAGAAATGACTCGAACAAGTTCATGAGTAAGACTCGGAGGCATTGCCTTGGCAACAGAAACAATAGGGCTTCGCCCTTTTCTTTTTTTCTTTATGAGACAAACAAAAAACATTATGCTCGGCATTGTAGCAATGGCGAGCATAGCAACACTTATATACGTGTTGCCCGCATTGTGTTACGGTATAATAACCGTAAGTATTTCAAATTACTTTGGTGCCGTAAGCCATCCAGCTTACGCGATACCAATGATAATAATTGCACTAATCGGAATGATTGGTGCTGTGTGTTACCTACAAGAGAAAGCGGAGTAATCCGCTTTCTTTTTAAAAAGGTGGATGGGTTATTACCTAGTCCCCACCCACCCACCCGTACTCCAATGCGCTCCTCTTTTTTGACGAGCTTGTCACTTCGTGACTACTATCTTTCCTTATGATACGACATAAATTACCCTTTGGCTTCTCAACTCATGAGTTGGGAACCACCAACATTTACTGCGCAAAGTTGTGCATGAATGTAGCGACATTTTCATGGATGAACTTTGCAAATTTTAATTGCAAAATTTGGCAAGGGAAATCCGGGAAAATGACGATTGAATTTAGCACTACGAATCGGGAAGAAATTGACCAATTTCACAGTGCATTCAATCAGGGTTTAATTAACCAACAGGTTGAGGCAATTAACATTTGGGAGCAAACGAAAATGCGTCCCAAGACAAGTTGGTTGTTTAAGCCTGCTATGCAAAACAACGATGCTTGCATAGAGGACATTGACTGCTTGTAGAAAGGAGGGGCTTCGCCCCCTTCTTTTTTTATCTATGGACAACTTGAACTTTAAATTGGAAATGCTTGACAGGTGCTTTCCAATTAACATGTTAAACAACCTGTATTGTGAAATGTCCGACGCGTTTGGCGAACATGTTGGACACGAGTGCGTCATGCGCGTGCTCTCGAAACTAAACTAAAGGGGGCTTCGCCCCTTCTTTTTTTTCTTGAGTTAGGGGATAAAATGCAGGTGCAATGTTTCAATATGAACTTAAGTACATCCAAGGGGGAGTCCTTGCAATGTACATGCCCTGTTAATGTATCTTATAGATATGCCCTTCCACCGTAACCCCTGAACTTCATAGGGGGTTATTTTTCTTTGCACACTCACAAAGAAGGGGCTTCGCCTCTTTCTCTTTTTTTTTATGGACACACAAACTTATAAAGTCGCCGTTGCCAAGTTAGGCATTATAACGGTGCTTGCATGCTCCAAGTGGCATGCAATGGACAAAGTGTATTCCCAATTCCAAAGATTGGGACAGGATGTTAGCCGTACTCAAATCAAAATAGTACGGTAGTTGTTTCATCTATAAACACGGGGGAGAAATCCCCCGTGTTTTAGTTACACCAAACACCGGAGGAATTACCCAGTCCCTTTAAATACAAGTCTTCCTCTTTCTTGACTCGTGCTCGCTACGCTTCGCACTCCCTTGACGCTTCGCGTCTACTCTCTTTACTTATTGTTTAACCATTTAAAATCTTTATCATTATGGAATTAAAAGCAGAATTCCGCAACCCGTTCAAAAAGGACGGTGAAATTAGGTTCGCCTACATTCTTAAAGGCAACCAAATTGCAATCGAGCAATATTTGCGCGATAAGCGTGACGAGGGTTATCCCGCTACTGATGATAGTGGAAACGAGATTCCATTGTATATCAGTAAAACCGTCATTCCTATTGGCGTTAGTGTTGTGCGTAACAAAGATGGCAAGTGGTGGCCTGACTTGTTCATATTGGAGGCGCTCAATAGCATGAAAGCGCAATTTCCAAACTTGAGCGACGAGACATTGCTTGCAATGATTGCGCCACCAAAGGCACATGCACCTGAACCACAGCATAATCCAAGTGATGACCTGTTTGGTTCATGAAAGTAAGCCCCCTTCGGGGGGTTTCTTTTTTATTTAAATATTAAACCTATGTACATAGTAATCAACAAGACCTTGAATACCACAAAAAGGTATAAAGGTAACTGGCCAGACCACCATTTGCTTCCGCTTTTGAATGATGGCAATGATGTCATTGTCATTAGTCTGTATTCCAACACCATTAAGGTTCCATTTTCTACGGAACAATATGGTGAAAAAGAATGGGAATGGACTGATTATCCTCTCCCTATAGATTTAATTCCTAAATCTTAAAAGACAGGGCCTAAAGGCCTTGTCTTTTTTTTTCTAATTGCAACATGGCATTGGCACTGCAAACCATGGCTCACAAAGAAAAGGGTTTGTTATTATATAATATAGAATAATACTCGATCCTCTATTTCGACGAACGTGGAATAATCCTCGATGAATCGAATAGTTTTATGATAAACCCCCGTGTTTTACGATACTTTTTTTCGACGAATGATTTTTACCTAGTTCTCTTTACTCTATCCTTTCCTCTCTCTTGACTCGCTTCGCACTTCGCGATTGCACGCCTACCGGCGTGCCCTCGCTCCAGTGCTTCGCTCCCTCTCCTCTCTCTCTACGCGTCGCTTCGCTCCGCCTACGCGCTTCGCGCGTTCTCTATTTACTTGTGCACTGTAGCACAAAGTAAATAATAAATCATATAAATCTAAAGTAAAATGCTAAAAGGACAATTTAAGAACAGCTACAAAAAGGCAGGAGTTAACGGTGTTAAGACCGTATTTGTATACCGTGTAAGCGGTACAAAAGAAGAAGTGGAACAGTACCGTACACTTCGTGAAGATGAAGGTTATCTTGTAGAAGATACCGATGGTACACCACTATTCTTTCAGAGTGTATATTACGGAGATAATATACAACTCACTATTACTACTAACGATAACGTCATTGTCGATACTTCAGAGTTCGATAAAGTACAAAGTATCGTAGATACCAACCCATTTCTTAAAGATGAGATGGCGAGAAGGTTTAGTGATAAGATAATAAATAATATGAGAGGTAGTTCGCAAGGTTCTCAAGTAAAAAATGAGACACCAACTGATTTAAATAATGGTTAAACAGTTGATTATCAGAGAGAAAGAGAGTGGGTATAAACCATACCCACTTTCTTTTCTTTTTATTTTTTACACCAACAAATCCTCTTCATATTAAATATTATAGCAATGGACATTAGGGATGCAATCTACCGTGTGGTACTCGATAACTCCAAGTATAATTCTACTTGTAAAGAAATCATTACCACAGCAATGAATTCAATTATCAATAAACACTTTGATAATCTTCCTCGTTTATATGAGACAAAGTATATTTGTGTTTATGGTTATAGTGATTATAAGAAATATCATGGGACCGCGATAAGTGAAGAGCAGTTTAATTTAATATCCGGGAATTCTATAGTATATATTCCCGTTCAAGTATCACAAGAACCTTATGACTTATGTTATTATATATCATGTGATAGGGAAATCTATTCTTATCCCTATAATATATATAATACCATAGACCCAAAACAATTACAAACCTATGAAAATCTTCAAACCTATGAAAAAGATATTTATGGTCATTCACCAGGACAATGATCGTGGTTATACGTATCACCGAGTTTTTCTGAATGAAGAACATGCTGAAAAGTATAAGTCTGAATTAGAGAACACAGGTGAGGCTAAATGGATTGATATTAAAAGTTTTATTGTTCATACCGAATATGATGTCATGACTCCGTATCAAGAAGATGAATATTGGAATCATGTATATCGCAATACAGAAAGTTATGTTAGAAACGAAGACGATTATCTATGAGTACACAAGGAACGGAGTTACTTATGTGACTCCTTCTTTGGAATTTGCACATTCAAGAACTGATAACGAAGTTTTTGTAATGAATTAATTATTCCTCTGCACTATTCTCACAATCGTGAGCAGTTGTAATAGTTTATGAGTATAAACAAGACTAAATCCATAAAGCTAGAATTGCCTAATAAGCATTGAATATTATGGTACTATTACAACTGAGTGCAGAGGGATTATTCTAACAATAACCTAGGTAATCCAAGGTAACTTAAAACACGATGTTTTGAGTTTTAACACATCCAATTTTATGTATCTTTATTGATGACTTACACTCATAAGATTTGACCGTCTTATGGGTAAAAATGTAAGAAATCACCACACATTTAACACCGAAAGGTGTTTAGGCTAAATAAATCTTGGTCAATAATGAGATAATTCATTATTAAATTTATGATGCCTAGTGTGGTCAGTTGAGTAGAACTGTAAAATCTACTGCTGTTTAAGTCTGTTCAGCAACCACAGATTAGTTGATTGATAGTGATTATCCACTTGATATTAGCGTATTTCTTTGCACTAACCTTCGGGTGAGCAGTTGTAATAGTAAGATTAGACTTATCTTACTAGTAAGCCTCCACATTAAGTACTATGTAAACCTGACTATGCCATATTGGGCTTGAGGTTGTATGTTAATCAACATAGTTGTGTTTTGAGAGCAAGGTATTAAGGACAAGAGCGTCACTAATATACTATTACAACTGTGTGCAGAGAAATAATTTATATTATTAAAATGATACTCTTATGGAAGATAATATTGTTTATTGGAAAATGCGTAATGGTAAGTTAATATCCGTTGATGATATGGATATTAATCATCTCCGCAATACTCTTAAAATGATTATTAGTAATCGCGAAAAAGTATTGCAACAATTACAAGCTAAACCTAAAGTTGAATTTCAACTTAATGGTGATATGGCTAATGAATTTAATGAGTCTTTCATGTCTGATGAAGACGATGACAGATTTGATGAACTGAACTTTGGATAAGTAGTTGTAATAATCCCGAAACGAATACAACGGTCTAATCAAAAAGGACAATGTGGTAATTATTACAACTAAATCCAAAGGAATTAATATAGTATTGTTACCTTTCCTTTAACCAGGTAAATATCCAGTAAGTTGCTGGCGTTAGCATAGCTCAGTAGTCAATGCAGGCTTTGGTCCATATGCCTTAAGGACCGGATTAATGCACCATTCTCACTTCCCAAGGGTGAGCAGTTGTAGGAACTAACCATGTAATACCCATGAGGTATCAAACTTACAGGTACAACTGAGTGCAGAGGGATAAAATCTATTTACATTTTTTCTATTTTGTTTTGTTCTCTAAATGGTAATCGTTATCTTAATAGAAAGATAATAACATGGGCCGTAAGAGAAAAGAGTTAGGACCGAAACCGAATCGAATTAATTGGTTGAAAAGAAACGCAATTAAGCAATCGAATGTAGAGGTACTTAAAAAACTTTATGATAAAAGTAATTGAAAACTTTGTTGATAAAAGTTTTGAAGATGCTGTTCTAAATTTAATACCTTTTGAGAGTATTAAAAATGGATCAACAAGAGGTATGATATTAAGATATGGTTCTCAAGATGGCTTATCTGATAACCATGTATCTTTTGAAATACCTGAATTATTTTTACCCTTTCAAGGAATTAAATTAGAGGATAATATAATTCTCGATTTTAATCAAGTATCTATTAATGTCTATAAGCCTGGGCAATATATTGGCTGGCATATAGATAGTCCCCGTTTAGGTCCGCAGATTACTATCATTAGTCTGATGTCTTCTGAAGTTTTACAAATGAAATTAGAGCAAGAGGTAATGAATGTTTTATTACCTCAATACTCTTTAATGTGTATGACTGAAGAACACCGTCTTAAATGGCAACACCGATTAGATTCTAAAAACTTTAGAATATCTATTGTCTTTCGTAACAAGTAATCAATTAATAAGTAATAATAAAGTCTATGAAATCTTACAGTAAACAGTTAGCACTAGAGTATCTAGTAAAAAAAGATCATAACCTTGACTTGTGGTCAACAGCCGAGATGTATAATGTATTGGCTCACATTATTTTAAGTGATTCAGTTATGTTTGATGAAGACTATTTGGATGACTTATTATATACTATCGATCCGGGTAATTATAATTCGTATTCGGATGATATTGAGTTCTTCGATTTTGAATCTGATAGTCTATAAAGACTATCAGATTTTATCTTTTAAATTAAAACCAATAAGAATGAATAAGTTTATTATTTTTTGTACCGTCCTCTTTTTAGTATCCTGTAAAAAAGAGGAAGAGAATTGTAATTGTGGTAGAATTACAAATGATGGAGTGGATATTGCCACTAATTGTTACTGGATTGAAATCGAAAACGATTGTTCTGGTAATAGGAAAACCTTTTGTATTGACCAAGACAAATGGTGGGATGCAAATGCAGGAGAAGATTTTTGCATAACCAATGTTAGTTCATGGTAATTTTTAGGAAGTACAAAGTCTTTTTATATAAAGTATAATACTCTAATTATGGAAACTTCTTATTATGTAAACCGAGGAATCGTTTATTGGACTGAACGAGAGAACGAAATCCTTCGAAAGAACATTAACAAAAAGATTTCTACTCTGCGTAACTTGTTACCGAGTAGAACTGATGGTGCTATCTACCAAAAGCAAAGACAATTTAAAAAACAAATGGAGAATGCTGTGTCTTTAACTGATGACTTTAAAGTTCAAAGAGTCTTTAATCAGGTAAATCAAGACGCAGATTCTATCTCATTTAAAGTTGGAAACGTGAATATTGTTATCAGTTTTCAAAAGTAATGAGTAAGTCTTACTGTTTGTCCGTGTAATGGATGATGTAGAAAAGCTTCGATTGCCTTTGGTGCATGTTGATATCCATTTCTATGGTGCCAACTATCTGCAGCAGAAGGTGATCGAAGTGATTCTACACATACAGAACCATAGTCCTTTGAAGTTTTATGATGTACGTGGTGTGTGTATATATACCTTTTGGGATTAGACCAGTAATGGGTTTCTTGAGCCATTAATAATGGTAAGTCCTGGGTTTTTGCACCGTCACCGTGAGTAAAACCAATACAATTATTTCCATAGCTATAATACTTACGATGTTGCATAGATATATCAAAGGTTACATTCTTTGATTTTCTAAACCATGCTCCAAGTGTATCTGCTAAAAAGAATCCACTCATAAAGTCATGATTAGATGGACAAAAAACTACATGAACATTAGCGATTTGCATTAGCATTTCTATAATATCTACATATAGTTTTTTACCAATCAGGAAATTATCATACCACATTCCATGTGTGTCTTGTATAGTTCCTGCTGTAGTACTTGACTTTGGAGTATCAACATGTAGTATATCATTACCAATTACAAAAACAATTTGGTTAATGTTAAAACCAGCAGATTGATTTATTAAACCTTGAACACCTTCGAGTACACGCTTAACTGCTATTTGTGAATCATATGATTCTCCTGTTTCAAATGAAGAGGATAGCTTTCCTATGTGTACATCCGCAGGATCAACAACTAATAAGTGGGAATTAGTTAATTGTTTACGTTTAATATTTGGATAGGCAGGGGAATAGTTCTTTAATTCTTCAATTAATTCTTTCTTTAATTGATTAAGATCAACCGAGGGATTTCTAAAAAATAAACTGGCGTCTTTAGTTTTTAACCAACCGTGGGATACATTTTTAATATCAACATCAGCGGTATCACAAGCGTCTTTAATTCCTCTATAATGATCAATAAGTTCTACTTCTTCTGGTTTTAATCTGTAACGATTTGTTTTTCTATTAAGCATTTTATTATCTTTAATTAAACGAAAGTAATAAATATGAAAGATCAAAACAAGGATGATCATAAAAATGTTATAATAGGTTTAGTAATTGTAGCAGGTGATATAGTATTAGGGTTTATAGCTTTAGGAATGTTGATTTGGTTTTATAAACAACTATTTATGTGATGGAAGATTCTAGAGATAAACGACCTGTGTATATGAGTACTTTTCAAAAACGAATTGATCGTATGAAAAGTGAAATAGATCATGAGATAATGGCAATTCAAAAAAAGAACAAAAAATATACTGAAATACTTATGACAGTATCTGTATTAGGTATAATTTCATTGATAGCTATAATCTTATATTTAATTACTTACTCGTCTTAATTTATTAAGGCATTCCTGTATATTTGATTAATGTTATATCAACTTCCAAATGGCAAAGTAATAGATATAGACCTTGATGATATATTAAATATGGATCAAGAGTCTATACAGTTATTATTGTCATATGATATTGGTATGTATGTTAATTCTCCTTTTTATTTATCTAATATAGAGTTACTGGATCAACTTGAAAATTCTGAATATGATCCAGAGGAATTTTTTAGGACTTATTTTCCTGAAGAATATGGGGATGATGATGATCCCATTGAATTAAATACAGATATAATTTAAATTTTATGAACACAAAAGTTAAAGTAGCCGCACGCAACGGGCAAGTTGTTGTGCCAAGTGAGAACAACCCAGAATTTGCATCTATTCGGGTAGAACAAACACGTGTAATGTTTGTAGATAATTGGATTAAAAAGAAGAATGTTTCTGCTTTGATCCAGGGTTCAACTGAAGAACTGCGTTCTTTAGGATTTGTTAATGGTATGGAATTACCAGGTAACATTTATGTTAAAGAATCCGTTGTACCATTTCGTAATGATAATGCCGAGCGTGACCTTAAGTATGCAGGTGACACAGGTGTTATATGTATGAAGGACAACCAACCTATTTATCGTATAACAGTATATAATACTGTTGAAGATCAAGACGTTTATGTTCAGCATACTAATACTGAACAAATTCGTAATGCTCAATCTCCACTACCGAAAGCGCGTATTGAAGAAGAGAGTTTTGATCTATGATCATTATGTATGTCTAACAAAAGGGGGATTTATTCCCCCTTTTTAATTTAATCTTATGTATCAAAATGTAAATTACCAAGGAAAGCTTGCCCAAAAACAACTTTATTTTGGACAAGATGTTATGGAGTATGAGCAGGATGTCTTTACTCCCTACCAAAACTTATTGTATAAGCAATTAGTGTTTGGATATAAAGCATATAGTTCCGAAGAGCTTCAGAAGATGACTCAAAAAGAACTAGTTGATATTAAAACAAAGTATGCTAAAGCTCAAAGGATTATTAATATTTATAAACAGGAAAAGCTAACGCAATATGTTGGTGGATTTTTATCACAACTATTTCCTAGAAGTCCGTTTATAAAAGAGCTTAATAATTTTGAGCCTGATAAAAAGTTTTTTTGTACATTGTCTTTCTCTGAATTAAATATAAGTAAACAAGATATTGTATCTTTGTTTATAGAGAAGAATATGTTACCAAAAAACTTTTATGCCTTATGAGTAAATCAAACTTTGCAAAACTAAAAAATACGGAATTGGTTTTTATTTCATTTATAATGAAAGATGTTTTAAAAACTTACCAACAAGTGATTGAAAATCAAGGTGTTTCAAATCGATTGGCGTTACCTGATAACAGTTATATTGAATCATTTAAATCTTTAACTGAAGAAGAAGTTAAAGAGATTGAAGATTCAATAAGGTTCAAGTACATAAAAGAGATCAATAAGAAATTGGATGAGGTAACTGGACTTATTAAAGACAGTTTTCCTAAACTCTATAATGATGTTGAAGAATTATTTCAAACATCTATAGATCCAAATGACAATGACTTTTCTGTATGAAACGAACGCCTTTGAAAAAACGGTCGAAGAAAAGAAGTAAACAAGAGGCGGAGTATAATAAACTCCGCCTTCTTTATCTTCAAGATCATCCTTATTGTAAGGCTAAAGTGTTTAAGTGTACAATAATTGCAACAGATATTCACCACATTAAAGGAAGAATGGGTGATGATTTAAATGATGTATCTGATTGGATTGGTGTATGTAGATCTTGTCATAATTGGATTGAGACATATCCAATTGCAGCAACAGAATTAGGACTTAGAAAATCTAAAATGTAATGGGAAAAATGAAACAATTTATTGGTCATCAAATTGGTTATTTAGTTGAGGCTGAATTAATTTATAAACAACCAGAAAATATTATTATTAAACATAAAATTAATGATATAATTTTACATGGTACTTTAGATTTTGAATACGTAGAAAATATAGTTACAAAAATTAAAGCACTAGGACATAACAGAGTTCCTGAAGAAGCTAATCTTTCCATTTATAAATATTATAAAGTTGATAATATGGAATATAAGCCTCTATATCATACTGTATCATTAAGTAAAGAAGACTGTAAAAATTTATGGATAGAAGTGCCATACAAGACGAAGCCTTAAAAGAAATTATCCAGCACTATAGATGTGGTGTTGGTATTTCTATGGGTGTTGGTAAGACATTACTTGCATTAAAGCATGCGGATTATTTTGATACAAGTAATTCTCAATATTTAGTTGTTGTTCCAAAGAAATCAATTATTAAATCTTGGGAAGAGGATGCTGCTAAACATGGGTATTCTCATATCTTAAACAAGATAACCTTTACTACGTATCTTTCTTTAAAGAAAAAAGATACTAATTATAACATAGTTTATTTGGATGAATGTCATAATCTCTTATATTCACATGATAATTGGTTAAGTAAATTCAGTGGTAGAATACTTGGATTGACTGGTACACCACCAATTAAAAAGAAAAGTGAAAAATATGAGATGGTTTCTAAATATTGTCCAATTCACTATCAGTATATTACTGATACTGCTATTAGTGATAATATCCTCAATGACTATCGCATCTTTGTTCATATGTTACCTTTGGATAATCAGACCCTATTTGTGGTTAATTCAAAAAATAAAAACTTTAAGACAACAGAGATGAAGTCTTATGAGTATTGGACAAATCGAATTGATGGAGCATATTCTCGTAAAGAGTCAATGACTACTAGAGTTATGAGAATGAAAGCAATGCAAGTTTTTCCAAGTAAAGAAAGGTATGCAATGAGATTACTAAATAAGATTCAAGATAAATGTATTTTATTTTGTAATACTCAAGAACAAGCTGACAAGTTATGTGAATATAGTTATCATAGTGGTAATGAACATTCAGAAAGTAACTTAGATATGTTTAAATCTGGAAGGATAGATAAACTTTCATGTGTGTTACAACTAAATGAAGGTGTAAACATTCCAAATTTAAAACATGGAATCATTATGCATGCTTATGGTAATGAACGTAAGTTTGCACAAAGATTGGGTAGATTATTAAGATTAAATCCAAATGACCAAGCTACTGCACATATTCTTTGTTATGAGAATACTATTGATGAAGAATGGGTTAAGAACTCTTTAGAGCCTTTTGATCCTTCTAAAATTAAGTATGTTCAGATCAATGAATTTATTAATGTAGTAAGCTAAATAGGCGCCACTGTGGTGGAATGGTAGACACGAAGGACTTAAAATCCTTTGAACAGAATGTTCGTGCTGGTTCGACTCCAGTCAGTGGTACAATTTTTTTTAGTTTTGTTTTGTGTGTTTTGTAACTACATAAGCTTTGTATGGATGAAGCCTTTGGAATATAGTTCGAGTCTATAATGTAGTTCTTATGACCTTTACTATTTACACCGGTCCTATGTTTGGTGGCAAGACATCTAGAATGTTAGCCGCATTAGAAAGAGCAAGATATCAGAAGAAAAAGATAGTCTTGTTTAAACCTTTATTAGATACTAGATATGCTGATGCTGAAGTTAAAACACACTGTGGTGCAGCATGGGATGCTATAAATGTATCTACTGGTCAAGAAATGATTGAGGCATCAAAAGGTGCTGAAATCATAGCTGTAGATGAAGCATTTATGATACCTGGTTGTGCTAAAGTTTTAATTAACTTGTTTAGTCAGGGGTATGATATATATGTAAGTACCATACAGTTATCTTCTGAAGGTAAAGCATTTGAAGAACCAATGATAATGTTTCCTTATGCTACTAAGATAGAAGTGTGTCCTGCAGTGTGTCCTATAACAGGGAAAGATGCTTACTACACTATGGCAACTACCGATAAATCATCGGAGATTCAAGTTGGTGGTACTGAAGCATATGAACCTAGATGTTATGAAGAATATGTTAATGTATTAAGAAATGTAATCTAATAGAATATGAAACTATACACTAAAGAAATGTTTTTAACAGCAGCAGAAAAATGTGAGGTATCAATGATAGATGCTAAACATATTATGAAATACATAGATGAATATGTAACACCAATAGAACTACCAAGTGATGAAGAGATAGAGATGGCAGCACCTTATGTCCCAAGAGATGCACATGATTATTATGTTGGTGATAGAGATGGTTTTATTGAAGGTGCTAAATG